TTTTTTTTTGTTAATTGCTGAATAGATTCTTTAGTCAATGTGTTTTGGAACTGTCCAGATTTTATACCCTGTCTTTTTCAGACTGTCCAGATAATAACCCTATCCCATAATATCTTATCTCAAGATGGTTTTTTGCGTTTTTCATCCCAGCGGATTAACCCTTTTTACGTCTTCGGCTTCGCTTTGGCGAGAGTCTACTATACTTCGACTACATCCTACTTGCACCTATTGGGGTGGTAATGACGGTAGATATTTTTTTTAGTGGTAACCTTTCCACCTCTTCTTACTCTGTTGGTTACTCAACGTCCAAGTCCTTTTCATCAAAGGTTATAGTTGTTAACACAAACTGGTTAGAATCATAGTTGTGTCTGTTTTGGTTGCAGAATCCATCTTTTTTAGATAATGTTTTTTAATAAAATTAAGAACGTTTTAAAATAAATATACACAAAGGTACGAATTATTTACTTCTATGTCAAGTTTTTTTTCAATTATTTTTATTTTTTTTTAACTTGGTCTATATAATCAACCAAAAACCCTATAAAAACAACGATATTCACACCCATTGATTTCTTTTAGGTCTTCATAAATATTTTAATTAAATCGTAACCCATTATTTTCTTGTTCCTCAACAACGATAAAAACCTCTTGCTTATTGGTTATTGAATGTACAATATTAAGAACAATAAAATATTTTTCATCAATCCAAATATATTCGTCTCTTCTTGGGATAATACTTAATTTTATATTTCTTTTTAACGGAATCCATTTACTATCTAACATGGATATACTATATTTCTTTTTAAACATACTCAAATATACGATTTAATTTAATTTAATCAAGTATTTATTATAAAAAATAACACTTAAATAAAAACTTAGAAAACATGGGATGCGGATGCGGAAAACCAAAACCAGGAGTAGGCGGGGTACCAACAACACCCCCAAGTAAATAATACCCCTTAAAAATTTAAAGGACCTTTCGGGGTCCTTTTTTTATTCCTAAATAAAACGAAAATGCCTAATATAAGCGATTATATTAGGCATATTATTACTGTTATCCATGGTAAGGGGCAGTAGTTATAAACAATAATTGTTAACTTCTTCCTTTGACCCAACCTTCATTTAGATAGGTTTCAAAGTCTTCTTTCTTAATTTTTTTATTCACATTGTCTTTGGTTATCCAACAAGTACCGTATTGGCTATTTGTTTCACCGACACCAGTACATTTAGATGATTCAGACATTTTTTGTTTAGTTTCATCTAAATGTTTTTCACCTTTAAAGTTATCATATTTTAATTCATTATTTGCATGTTTTTTTCTCATAATAAAAGACATTCTTTCTGATGTTTCAATTCTTAATGATTTATCAGTTTTAAAACGTTTTAAAAATGCTTCATTACCAGCCTTTGAACATTTTAGTTGGTGCTCCGCATCACCGAAACCACCACCACCTTCTCTAAGGTTCATACATTTTCCATCACCAATTAATTCTTTGTTTACAATTTTTTGTTCTCTAAGAATCAATTCTTCCCTTGATGGAAGATATTCAAGTATTTCTTTGGTATGGTTTTCAACACCATATTTCCTAATACTATGTCTAAGAATTTTACCACTACCCATATAACCATCTTCCAGATTATTTGTTGAGTGCATTCCGATGTACCATCGTCCTGTTATATTACATGTTGTCTTATATATGTAATGTATTGTTTTTTCTTTTCTTGCCATTTCAGTTTCTTTAATAATAAATATCTCAGAAAACTGAAAAGTACAAAAAAGTTTAGGTGGAGATAAGGGGAATCGAACCCCTGTGTTGAACATTCTTCAAAAGCTTTCTACATGTTTATCCAATTCATTAACTGGCAATCTTTGCTACCTCTTTTACCGTGAAATTTAAGCTTCTCACCACATGGATTACCATCATCAATGGACTACCATTATCTAGTGGTTTACCACTATTTGCAATAATTAGGCTACTGCTACCTCTCCAGCGAAGCTACATGTAGCTTCAGTAAGGAAATTTTCTGATACGATAAAATCGTTGTCAATTCATTGTTTTAATAGACAGATTAAAGTGCTTCCAATCTAGCACTACATGCTTACAGTTTACGACTATATTCAGTCAATACCGTGGTATCCCCATAAAATTAAAGAACTTGTTATTTATAAATATGTGAGTTCCGATTAAAAAACTCACATATTCTAAATGTTTTTACAAAGGTACGAACATTTTTAATAAAATGCAAGTATTTTGTATTATTTTTTTGCTTTTGTTGTAATAACACCATCAACTATACCGTAAGCTAATGCTTCTTCAGCATCTAACCATAAATCACGACTAGCATCTTCCATAACTTGTTTTGGGTCTTTATCAGTATATTGACCTAACAAGCCGAATAACTTATCGTTATATTTTTCACCTTCAGCTATTGATACTCTAATATCTTGAATGTTACCAGAAGCACCAGTCGATACTTGGTGTAACATAACTCTAGAGTTAGGCAACATATAACGTTTACCTTTGGTTCCAGCACCTAAAAGGATACTTCCCATACTTGCAGCCATACCTGTGTTGATGGTGACAATATCAGATGATATATAGTTCATAACATCAACAATTGATAAACCAGATTTTACTGAACCACCTGGACTGTCTACGTGAAGTGTGATGTCTCTTACTTCTAAGTTATCCATAAACATCAATTGTGCTTGTACCACAGTACTCATTCTATCGTTTACTGGACCAGCTAACCAAATGATTCTATCCATCATTAATCTAGAAAAAATATCCATTTGCGTTACACGCATTTCTCTTTCTTCCAAAATGTATGGTGTCAAAGAAGCGTTTGCTCCTTGGAATGTCGACATAACAGTTGGATTATATATTGAGTTTTGTAATCGTTCCCAATTAGCAAACTCATATTCAGTAACACCAATATGTTTGGTGGCGTAATCTTTAAATTCGTTTGTATAATTCATATTTTTGTTTTAGATTAATTTAATTCTTCTGGTGATTCAAACATTAAATGAATTGGTGTCATTGGCCCAACAAACCCACCAGCAATGTTGTAATCGAAATACTCTAACGCCATCATGTATTTTGCTGTATCGATTGTTTCACCTTCAAATAATTCAGTTTCATCAACTTCCATGTCTTTCATCAACAACCCAATTATCTTGTTCGTATCATAAACTACCACACCTTCAAATGTTGCTCTACCCCAATAATCATATTTATCCTCATCTTCCTCAAATGGTTCATAAAATTCTTGGTCTAATTTAACAGGTATTTCACCGTTAGTATCGTAAACAACTAGGGGACCGAAATCACTTCTTTCGGCTAACCCTACAATTGCTTCGTCTAAGTCATCCCATAAAATCGAGTTAGGACTTAAACTTGCTACTTCATCCCTAGTCATTATCTGGTGATAGCAGCTACTTCATCATCTTCTCTCTTTTCAGCGTTATAAAGAGTTGTAATCGATTCTCTTAACACATTCCATTTATCAAAAGAGTGTTTTGCCAATATTCCACTAAAAGTAACAACATCTGGTTTACTAATAATGATTCTATCTTTTTCTCCATCGAAATGAATACTTGATAATGATTCTTCAGCAACGATTGTTCTTTGTTCTTCAGTTAATTGGTCGAAAATTTTCTCATTCAAAACGATGATAATATCATCACCAGTTCTGTATTTTAATAATTCGTTAGCTTTGTTAACTTTAAAAATCTCTTTAGCTTTGTTGTTAGTTAAGATTGTAATGTTAACGAAATTAGATAACCCAGCTTGTTCAACTAACTGGTTATACAAATCTTGAGTTTCCTCAAACGGTTCTTCGTACTTTGCCATTTTTTTTTTTCTTTATTTATATTTGTTATGATTTATACAAAGGTACTATTTTATTTCTCTATTTGCAACCTTTAAATAAAAAAATCTATAAAATCTTTATTATTTTCAAGTGTTTCTTCTATTGTTGGTTTTAGTGATTTGACTATTAAACACTTAACCAACTCATTTACGTGTTTAGTTAGTAAGACATGTAAATCATGATTCAAGCTTATAGTCATTTATCTTATCTTTTAAGTTAATTACAGCCTCTTTAACATCATCACTTAATTCTTTTGGCATATCTACAACTAAAGTAATTATAACGTCTCCACGACCTTCTTTTCCATAAATAGTAACCCCTTTGTATGGGATTCTTAAATTATTACCAACATCACTGTATTCTGGTATGCTAATTCTAATCTTATCACCATCGATAGTTTCTATTTCAACTTTATCACCTAATACTAATTGTGGGTATTGTAGTTTTAAGTTAAGCTTTAAATCGGCACCACTTCTAACATATGTTTTATGTTTTTGCTCCATTATTTTGATATGTAAGTCACCTTCAATACCAGATTTAACACCATGACCTTTTTTATCCATGACAAAAGTCATACCTTCTTGAACACCAGCTGGTACTTCAACATCAACAGTTTCTTCAACATTTTTTAATCCTTTACCACCACATGATGTACAAATAGTCGTATATTTTTTACCAGTGGCACCACATGATGTACAAGCAGATTGTTGTTGAACGTAACCCATAGGTGTTTGGTATACTTGTGTTCTCATACCAGAACCATTACAATCTGAACAATCATGTATATCGGTACCACCATGACCTCCACAATCAGTACATCCAACATTTCTAGAATATTTGTATGTTTTTTTAACACCAGTAAAAATTTCCTCTAGTGTTAATTTTAAAAGTAAGCTCATATTATCACCTACCCTAACTCTTGGTTTGTTTGATTGTCCTCCGAACACATGACCGAATTGTTCAAACATATCTTCCATATTTCTATCACCAAAACCACCACCTTGATTGTGACCGAACCTATCGTATTTTGCTCTCTTGTCAGTATCTGATAGGTGTTCATAAGCTTCTAATATTTCTTTGAACTTGTTTTCAGCCTCTTTATCACCTTGGTTTTTATCTGGGTGAAACTCTTTAGCTAATTTTCGGTAAGCTTTCTTAATTTCATCTGGTTGTGCACCTTTTTTTAACACTAAAACTTCGTAATAATCTCTTTTGCTCATAGTAAGTCTTTATTTTTTATACAAAAGTACGTAAATTTATTTAATAAAACAAATTTTTAATGGAATATCGAGTGATTTTATTATCTAATGGTGTTTTTAAAAAGACTTTACATGTCTCTAAAACACCACAAACAGCTTTTCTTAACTACCACAAGCTTAAAGAAGAGAATAATGTCTTGTACCCTAAAAAATTTATAAATAGTTTAGGTATAAAACCAGTTAAGTACCAAATTTGTGTAACAAAAACAACAGAGGAAGGTGACACGTTTAGATTACTTAGAGATGATTATGGTAAATTATACACAGAAAAACCAATAGGTGATTGGACGATAATAGATTCGGACAGTTATCAATTAGAAGAAACATTTTATATTTACGGGTATGAACCAAATAACACTAAAAGACCAAACATCACTGAAATAGTTAAAAGGCTTATGGTAAATGCTCACGCAAAAAAAGCTGTAAAACAAATTATTGTGGTTTATAACAAATTAATAATTTATAATGAAGACCAATTTGATATGGTTTTATGTAAAAACTTAGTAGACGCACAAAGATTACACCATACCTTGGCTAAGATTGCTAAGAAACAAAAAATTAAAAGTCTTATGTTTATGGGTACAGCATCAGCGGCAACCATAAGCAGAATATATGATATGATACATGAAAAAACTGGTTGGCCTTACATTAAAATAAGGAGGACCAGTACACGTCCGTAGTACTGGTCCTTAATTTTATTTGAAAAGTCCTTCTAGTTTTCCAACCAAAACAGCAATTCTAGCATCGTTTCGATTAATCACCTCTTGAAGGTTCTGAGGAATATTAGTGACATATTCTGATTTGATTTTAGAATTTTCTCTTTGTAATCTATCGCTTTCTCTAACACATTCGTCATAGATAGCTGCTTTTTGGTTATTATCCATTATTTAAAAAGTTTTGTATTTTTATTGAACCATCAAACCCAGTTTTATTTTCACTGGATAAAATAATTTCATTATTGTTTAGGTTTTCATCGAATGCTATTTTGTAACGTGATAGATATTTATTTTCACCTTCTGTTCTATAAAATAACATATGTTTAAGTATTAAATCGTGAACAATCGGGTGAGTTGTTATAGTATCAAACTCAATAACTGTTTCTTTAAAAACCATCGCTATTTTGTTTCTTAACATATTGACCATAGTCAATAAATTAGAGTTCCAATCAAATTGTGCGGTATATGAATCTATTGTGGGCCAAGATTCTTTCCAACCTAAATAATCCCACGTTAACGCAATTTTTGTTTTCATTAATCGCATTTACATTTACCATCTGGGTTATTACCACAATCACATGGTTTTACTTCTTCACCTATCTCAATATCTTCATCTGCGACATCGATATCTAACCCTACAGCAAAACTTTCTTTTATTTCTTCAACCATCTTATTGATTTTTTCCATGTCAGCTTCCGCTACAACAAGTGGATTAATGCACTCAATTCTTTCCTCACCTTTGGTTGGTAAGAAGAATGCTAAAGCGTTAGCGTTTTTATGGGCTAACAAATTGTTTACCGATTCAGCGAATGGCTGAATAATTTCTGGCATTTTCATCATGTCTGCATCCAAGTAGAATACTATGATTAGCGGATAACCTTCTTTCATTTGTTTTATTTATTATATGTCGTTATTTCTTCAATCATTTCTTTTAAGACTGATTTATTCAATGGTTTAGCCATCTCTAAAAGAAGCATATTAACCCTTTCTTTTTTTGCTTCATAACCAATTTCGTTAAAGCATTGGATATTAATTCCGTCAACAGTTAGATATATTAAATACTCACTAATGTAATTTTTTCCCCTTTTTCGACTATAAAATCGGTCAATTTCTTTTATTATAATTTTTTCCATTGTTTTAATTTCAACAAAAGTAACCAAAAATTTTAAACATGTAAAGTCTATAAATATAAAAAACCCCATAAAGAGGTTTTTTATACTAATTCACAAGATGCGGGGGTGTTTACTTCAAACCCTGTTAGAAGGTTTACACATTAAAAAAAATGTTATAGGTCGTGTACACCTAGGTTGTCTATGTAGCTAATTGAATTTTGTTGTTTGCTTGCTGCATACATCTTTTAGCTGAGTTAGTATTAGATAAGTTGCGGGGCAGTTTCCTACCCCACCCTTATTAAACCGTTACTACAGAGTAACGTTCAGAGTCAATAACTGACATCATCATTGAGATTGGTGTCATGTCTTTACCACCTAACAAGTTAGTAAGTAAAGCTGGGCTAAAACCAGATACCAAAGCAGTGCCATTCGTATCGAAGTGAACTGGTTTGTTGTTATCACCTCTAGATTGGATATTCCAATATACGATGTTAGGCATTTTGTACCCAGCATCTTCATACATTGTACTAATCATCTTTTGAGCGGTTGGGTTCCAAGAACCTTGGCTACTGTAATTGGTCATGGTTGCCGAATTGAACTCCATATCTGACAAGATAAGAATCATAGTCGGCATCTCGTCCTCAGAAACATTCGAAGCTTTTGCTTTTGATAACACAAGCTTGAATACCGCTTCTAAGTTTGTAGACATTGCCCAATCAGCTCTCGCTAATTGATTGTATCTCTCGTTCAACGAACCCTTAAGAATTTGAAGAGTTGGATATTCAGAAAACGTTACGAAAGCATCTTGGAATGGACCAACGTTTCTTTCAGAAATATATAACCCCAAAGAGATTGCAACATCCATACAAGTTACATTAGCGTTTCCACCCGCAGCAGTTCCCATTGACCCAGAAACGTCAACAACTGGAAGTACTCTTTCTGCACTACCCTCCATAAAGTTAGGTAAAGCATCCCATTGTACATTAGCACCTTTGGCGTTACCTTGTTTAAGGTTTTTTACGATGTCGTATGGGTACACAGCACCAGCGTTAATTTTCGCTTCCCCTTTTTCAACCGAAGTTAAGTAAGTTTGGAAACGTTCCAAGTCATTTTTTGAGAACGCTTTCATCAAATCACTCATCGCTTTTGAAGGCAATTTAGAATACTCGATTTTAGACCACTCTTTAGCACACATCAATTGCTCAACGGTGTTAGAGTTTTCAGCTAACAATTTACGGTACTCTTTTGGTGTTAACCCTAAATATTTTCTCAAAGCGGTTGCCCATCTTTTCTTTTCACGGTTATCCACATTTGGACGTGGCATCCATTTAGCAGTAAGTTTCCCTGTCATTATCTTTTGATTACATAAATTTCTAAGTTTTTCTCTATTTGTCATGATATTTTTCATTTTTATTTAAAAATTTATTAATATTTCACCGCATTCTTCTTCACTTAATGAATCAAGATTATTTAATATTTCATGCGCTTTATTTTTAGCGTTTAAAGCCGTAGCAATTAACGCTAAAGCATCAGACTCCAAAGGTGTACCTACTAGTACTAATAAGTCATCCCAACGACCAAACTCATTAATCAAGTTCAAGTTTTTACGTAACGTTTCCGTTCTGTTTTCAGCTAAGTATTCGATGATGTCTCTGAAAACTTTACGTTCTCCAGCACCACCTCTTACGTCACGTGCCCAGAATAAAAGACGCATTGCAGTCAATGTATCTTCACTAAACGCTTTGGTAAACACATTTATTAAACGTTGTTTATCTTGACCTCTCATAGCTCCAATTTGGAAGAATAAATCAACACAGTGGTTCAGCGAAGAAGAATTAGTAGACATCCCGTTTTCAGTTAACGAATTTTTTGTTTGCATAGCATTTAATAATGTACTCATGATTAATAATTTTAGTTTGTTATTTAATTAAGTGGTACAAAGGTACGAACTTAATTCTCTTTTTGCAAGTTTTTTTTAACTTTTTTTTAAAATATCTTTAAATTCTTGTAAACCAAGCTATTACTGTGTTTGTTGAGTTTTGAATGTTATGAAACTCAGCTTGAGATATCATGTTATCTGATACAAAATAATAACCTACTTGTCCACTGTAATGACTACCACCGAAAGGTTGGAAATGATACAAAGAAAGGGTTTTGTTTGTTGAAGCAACACCAGCTGTTATTTGATAAGGTCTGACGGCACCGCTATTTAGTGTATAATTATTATTTGAAACGAAACGAATAGTATCGTTAGGGTATGATGTAGAAAAAGCAGTGACTACTTTTGTTAACACCCATGTAGTACCAACCAACTCATTATTACTTGGCACATTACCCCAATTAGGTAAAGTACCTCCATTACTATACTGGTTTTGCCAGTTTGGTGTAACGGTAGGTGGTGGTATACCAGCACTGTAACTCCCAGGTGTTATTTCTTCTTTACTACACGATGTAAATATAAAAGCTAATATGATAGATATAATCATAATAACCGTGAAATCTTTGTTTTTTTATTCTCCATTTTTATGAATTTAGATTACAAAGGTAAATAAAATTTTTGTAACCACCAAATTATTTCACAAAATTTCTAATATATTTTGTTCTGTGGTATCTATTCGGACCAAATTCTTTAAGTGCAGAGATATGGTCTGGAGTTAAATACCCTTTATTACCAACCCAATTATATTGTGGGTATTTTTCACTTAACTTACTCATGTATTCATCACGTCTTACTTTGGCCACTATGGCTGCGGCTGCAATACATGTGTAGGTGTCATCACCTTTGGGTACTAATATTACTTTAATATCTGAATCTTTAATCCATTCAGTACCGTCAACTAAAATAGCACCTATTTTAAAAGGTTCTCTATTTGGGTCTTTATACATTCTAAGTTGTTTTTCTTGGTCCCAAACAGTTTCATTGGTATAATAACTTTTTGCTAAACTTTCGGATATTTCATCTATATTTTTAACCATAGTTTTGAAGGTAGCTGGATTTATACCAAGTTCATTAATTTCATTCACTGAGCCAGCGTTACAAGAAATAGCAATTGCGTTATCTAGTATTAGTTGGTAAGCTTCGTTACGTTGTTTATCGGATAGTTTCTTTGAATCTCTAATCAACGGTGATGAAAAACCTTTGGGTAGTATTACTGCTGCGGTCACAACTGGACCAGCACCACAACCACGACCTACTTCGTCTATACCAACAACTAAGTCAAAATCACCATAATCTTCAAGTATCTTCTTTTCTTTAGCCATTTTTGTTTTTTTTTATAAAGAACTATTCAAATAAATTAAATTCAAAACACAAAGGTACTAATATTTTTTTAATTATACAATATTTTTGATTAATTTAACTATGATACCGCCAATAGCTATTTCAAATTCATCGTTAGGTATAAAATCTACGCTCATTGGGTTGAACATATGAAAAATTTCTTCGTTTAAGTTAATATGGTCATTTTCGGACAATTCATAGGTTAAAGTTAACCCATTTTTGTGTATAGTTTCATCGTTTACTATTGACATAACTGTTGTTATTAAATCGTTGTATTTCATTAGAATTTAGTAAATATTTTTCTTAAACTTAACATGAAACGCTCACCAAAAGTTTTTTTTATTATTTTTACTTTACTTGGATTTTTTTTAATTTCTTGACCCAAGCCAGTTTTTAATTCATTAATGAATTGATTTTTTTTAAGCGCTGTTTTGTATTTTTCAACAAGCATACCTTTTTCTGCTTGACTAGTTTCTCTACCTATCATTTTGTCATTCATAATATAACTTTTTTTTTAATATAGTTGTTTTTAACCAACATGTAAAGAGTTTTATTGGTATAGATTTATTTAATAATATTTTTCTCGTTAGAATTTTTAAAGAAATCTACTTCATTAGTGAACGACCAAAGTTTATCACCTTTTTTTCTTTTATAGTAAACATCAGAACCACCAATATCTCGTAATTGATATTGGTATTCTTTGGATTTACTTTCGGATAATAAATAAACCAACCTTTCCCTTATAAATCCTTTCATTAATTATATTTTATTATAAATATTGACTATTAGTATAAATAGTACTATCTTTGATATAAAAACATATGACAACACTTATTTTTATCTTAATTTGCTATGGTGCCTGTAATAATTTGATTTACGGGTCCATCTTTGAAGGTTGGAGAAAATTTCTAACCAAATTTGGAACTGGAGGTTACAGTTTCCATAAATTATTTACATGTTTTATGTGCTTAGGCACTTGGATAGGGTTTGCCATATCGGCAATTATGTCCTATTTCGGGTATTCAAACTTAACACCAATTGGTTCAATCGGAGTTGAAAATATTTACTTGATAGTTTTCTTAAATGGGTTATTAGCTTCTGGTGGTGTGTGGTTAATTCACACAGTACAAGAAGCGTTTGAACGAGCTTTTACTGAAAAGTAATACAAACACCCACAAAAATAAAAAAGCCCCCATATAGGGGCTTTTTTTTATTTAAAATCCTTTTGAATCCATGCATTTATTACATGCTTCATCTGGTCCGCATTCACAATCGGTGTCATTATCATAAGATTCATTTAACACCATCTCTGTTTTCCTTTTAGGTGGTAACTCAATTTTATTCTGTACTTTTGTTTGAACGGTTGATTTTTGTTTATTTCGAATCACCCTAATATTTCGTTCAGCTCTGGCTTCTTCTTCTAAAATTTCACGTTCGTCCTCAGTAAGTTCAATAGGGTTGCCTTCTTCATCTAAGTATTGAGCTGGGTTAGTTTTTGTTTCTATCGTTTCTTCTATTACCTCTTCCTCAAAAGTTTCTAGTGATTGTTGTGAGTCTATGTCTATATCTATATCTATATCGAAGTCATTTAAGTCGCCAATCAACTCTTCTTCAGAAAAAGTAAATTTAAGTCTAGTTAACTTTGCTAAAGTGTTCTTTTTAAAGACCTCTTTTAATTCATTTACTTTTACACGTAAAAGCTCATGTTTTTTTTCTCGTTCTAAATTTAATTTAATCACTTTATCAACATAAGCTAATAAATCATCTAAACCAATATTTGTTGAATCACTGAATAACATATAGTAGTTCATTGATTCATCGCCTTTGACTAGTTTTATGTTGTTATCGGGTGGGACCGACCAACCTTCTTTAAATACAACATCAACTACTGGTGTACCCTCTACATATCGTATACCAATTACATATGGTTGAAGTAAGTCTAATGTTTTTTGTATATTTGACATTCTTTATAATTTAATACCAGTGAAAGCTACTGTTAAAATATACGCAATAGACACACCCAATAAAACCAACGATGTTTTTGGTAACCTATATTTAGTTGGTTCTTCCTCTACCGATGGGAATAATGATTGAATAAAAAAATATAAATGTCTAATAGCATTAAGACACGCCATAAACAAAAACATTATTAAAATTTTATTAATTATAAGTGTTAGCATATTTTTAATAGTTAAGCTTCTTTATTTTTACTAGAAACCTCTAATCTCATAGTTTGAGCTAAAGTTCTAACCTCTTGTAACATTTTTCTAACTCTTACTCCAGCAGCTTTATTGCCTTTTTCGTAAAATTTTGTCACATCTTCTTCCATCGAAGAGATAAGTGTTTTTAATTCGTTAAAATTTTCCATTTAATCTTTTTTTTCTTGTCCGTTATTATTTGCCGAAACCATTGTATTGAATTTTTCAATATTAGTTTCTACTGCTGCTAATCTAGCAACTAATCCTCTAATTTTAGATGATTTGCTTTCAATGTTGTCATCAGAAGCTATTACTCTTTCTAAATCATCCTCGATTTTTAATTTCTCGGTTGACCATTCTAAAAGTACTACGTTAAAAAGTCTTTGTGTGTTCATAAGTCAATATTACACAATTATTTCCGAAAATAAATAGTTAAACCTAAAAATTTATATTATTTTCAAGGATTTTTCAAAAATTGTGTAAATTTCGATAAGGGTATCGATGTCTGAGTTCGTTTTTGTTTTAGTAAAATTGAATATGTCTGACCATATCCTAAGTATTACCTTATCAGCGTATTCGAATGGTTTTTTTTCTTTATATGAATAAAAAACCTCAATCGTAAACTCTAAAAAGTAGTTATACAACTTGGGGTTTTTTATATTGATACTTTCTTTAGCAAAATCATCAACGGTTTTTTCCCAACACCATTTAAAATGTTTGAGTTGTGAATCGTAATCCATAACTTCATCACCTAAATATGTGTCAAAGATACGCATCAGAAGTGATTGCACAAAATCACTATAAAGTTCACTTTTTTCAAACTTTATATTATTTGCCGCAAGCAATACCGACACACTCTCTTTACTCATAGGGTTGTGAATATACGCTAAGAAATTTGTTCTATCATATTTTTTGTTCATATTCTTTATTTTAATATAATAAACACATTAAAAAAATAAACATTAATTTAAGTCAGATGACTCAATTAATGTGTAACTAAATGATTTTCCATGAATCGCAGCCGCTTTACGACAAATAACCATAAATTCTTCAAAGTCAGCAGCTTTTTTAAATACTTGACATCCTTCTGACCAGTTTTCTACAAATGTAGAATTAAAACCAGCTTTATGTATGTTAATACCAAAAACACCTTCTTGTATTTTACTTTCATCATAAATCATATTTTTATTAGCGTCTCTATAAACTTTAACTTTTTTAACCTGTCTAAGAGCCTCATATTTACCTTGATGTAACCCTAATGTGTGTGAACCCCTATATTGGCCTTCAACTAATCTAGCAACACCAGCAGCGTTTTTGAATTCTCTAACACCTTTTGTGCCTGGGTCTGTGGTACAAGGCCAAGATTTGAATTTCCATTCACCACCTTCTTTATAAGAAACAGTGATAAAATCATCAAAAACATTTGTTACTTTATCACCAGTTTCTGACGTTCTAACACCAACTATATTTACATCAAAATCTTTGGCCCCTTCGAACCAAACATATCCTTTAGCCTTTACAGCTTTTTCTATTTTTTCTTTATTATACATTACTTTAGTTATTAAATAAATTTATTATGCACCAGCTGATGCCGTTTCAGCCCAATCTCTCCAATTTTTTGGTACTGTACCACTACATATTAAACGTGTTGCCATACTACCAACTATACCACAAATAACGGCAGCACCACTTTGAGGGATGACGTAAGCGCCAGCATATGCGTCTAATGATTTAGCAATTGTAAAAGATATCGCTGAAGTTAATATTTCTTTATTTTTATTCCCAACACCTTTTTTAACTTCTGGTATTTGCCAGATTAATTCAACAAAAGACGTTGCGGTTAAGTCGCACGCAACACCAATAATAGCACCCATTACTGCCTCTTGACCAATTTCTTTTGCTGCAATATAAGCTACCGCTGTACAGCTTAATGGTGCCATAGTAGCAGATGTTTGTGCTACCGATTCTGGTTCTGGTCTATATAACATAGCACCAAATAACGCACCAAAAGCAACACCCATACCAATTTCACATGCGTTTTCATCTATCCATTCAGCAGCCGCTTCTGCTGTGTTAACAACAAAATCACCAGCACACTCAAAACCTTCACCAACAATTGTCGCACCAGCCAAAAATGTCTCACCAGAATCACCTAATGATTTAGATGTTTGTTTTGCGGTATTGACTACGGACTCACCTACTTGGGTTAATACAGTCTCGTTAATTTTACCTAAAGCTTTATTTGATTCTTCATTGATTTTAACAGCATCTTTTTTTAGTTTATTTGTAGCTGCATCAACTGAATCGTTAACAAGGCAAACACCTTGTTTTAAATTGTTTGTAGTTGTATTAACCGCTGTATTAGCTACGTTTGTAGTTGTATTAACTACTGTGTTAACTACGTTTGTAGTTGTATTAACTACTGTGTTAGTTACATTACTAACACCTTTTTTCATTTTCTTCCAAAAACCCATTTTACACTTATTTAATATTATTCATTATTTTCTTTGTTATCATAATTGTTAGTTTCTTTACCACCAAACCAATAGTCAATTATTTTACCATATGAACCAATAAAAGCACCTAAAAGTAATAACAAAATTTCTTTCCATTCACCAGCAACTTCAGTGTTTGTATGTATTGAACCTAATACACCTAATATAATTAAACAAAAAGTAATTATAACCATAATAGTTACTATCCACATTCTATATGTTTTCATTTTTTTTATTTTTTTAACCAACTATAGTATAAGTTAGTTTTTTCGATTCTATCTTCTAAACCATTTGTACCACCATTTATTATTCTACTAACCCTAGTTATTGTTTCTAAAGAAACACCTTTATCACAAACATCCCAAATTTTATTTTTAGTAAAAAAGAACATAGCTGATTCAAAAGCGTAATCAGTACCAACTAATTCTGGGTTTGTCATTATTTCTGGTTTTTTAATTGAGTCGGAAAAAGATTTATAGTTTGATTTTCCAGTGGTTTGGATAGCCCCTCGCCCACGAAAAATCCAACCTTCCATTGACGATTCATTACCATTACCCATTCTATTGGCATATACTCTACTGGCAATTTTTTCTGGTTGTCTAGCGTATGATTCCTCTAGATTGCCTGGAAAATATTTTCCAAAGATACTTTGCAACCCTTTAGCTGAATAATTCAAATTTTCAACAAATAATTTAAAACCACCTGTTTCGTGAGATGTTTGGGCGAAGAAATGTGCTGCTCTTTCTGGAGTCATTTTATAATAAACCATAGCGGCTTTAAGTGTTGCTGGTCCAAAGGCCCCATCTGCTGTTACACCTATTTTTTCTTGTAGTTTTTTTAAGCTCATAATTTTATGTTTATCTATAAATATCTTTATGTAATTAAAAACGTTAAAAAATTTGTTTATTCACCATATAAATGTTACCTTTGTAAGAAATTAATTATATGGTTGCATTACTTAAAATCGAAAACTTAGCTTGCGCTAGCTTATATTTTGATGTTTTAGAAGAGTTTAAAGATTTACACGAAATAGATATGAGTGATTTCTTATTGGTGAAGGAAAGTCCTTGTACTAAATATGAATACCTATACGTTTTTCTACCCACCCAACAAATAAACGATTTTATAAAACTTATTAAAGAATATCGGATTAAATTGTTCGTAGAGTTTGATTTTACAGAAAATTTACTTGAAATCATAGTATCCAACAAATTAGATACTTTCAAAGAACAGTTTGTTTTAGATTATAACGTTGAGTTTGATGAACTTATTAATGAATTTTACGATAAAAACGTAACTATCGATACTATTTTAGATAAAGCGAACGAATGTGGGTTTGAGTCGTTGACTGAACGTGACTATAAAGTACTAAAATAAAAAAAACCCCATATTGCTATGAGGTTTTAGTGTTTTTATTTTTTTTTATTAAGATTGACTCATACCAGTTTTAACGTTGTAACCCATAGCTCTCTTAATTTCATTTTTAAGACTATTAGCTGAACCAACTTCAATTCCTTTTGTTTTGATAAATTCATTTGCTTTTCGAATCACTTCTTTAGCTTTAATGATTTTTTCTTCACTTTGCGGCATTGATTTAACTGCTTCAATCATATCTTTGTTATCTCGCATAAAGATTCTATCATAGCTTCTAAAAGCATCACCAAAACCCTCTTCTACTTCTGAATTATATTTTTTTTTTCAATCATGTCTTCTTCAAACAAGGAATCTTCATCACCCATAATGCTTTCTAAATATTTTGCTGGGTTTCTTTTTGCCATTTCTTTATCTTCCAATGGAACTGGAACTGGTTTTGGACCAGCACCTACAATGAAGTATTCACCAGTTGATTGACTAACCATAAGTCTAGGACCAGCTTTAGCTACTGGTACAGATGGAACTTTAACATCATCTTCTTCGTCTTCTCCATCAACACTAGGTATATCTGAAGCAATTTCGTCATCCGCTGGTTCAGCATCAACATCAATTTCTTCTTCTTCTTCTTCTTCTTCTTCTTCCATATAATTTTCATTAATGAAATTAAAGATAGTACCGTTTAATTCGATACCTTCACTGATTGATTCTTCTTTAGCTTCAGTTTCTACTTTAGCAGCTGATTCTTTACCCATGTGAACATGTTTTTTAGCTTCAGCAGCGTGAGGGACACTTATATCTTCCCAGTGACCGTTAGCCGCTTTGGTACCTTCAATATTGTTAGAACTAGAAACTTCTTTAACCATTCCTTCTTCTTCGCCTTCTTCAGATTCCTCTTCATCACTTTCATACATAGATTCTTTCATTGTAACATGTTTAGTAGCTTCTGGGGCTTTTTTCTTGATATCTTCTAAATCACCTTCTTTAACGGATGGCTCTTTTGTTCCTTTATCTGTAGATACCGAACCTTGTACGTGTTTAGTAGCTTCAGCTGCATGTGATACTGCATCGTCTAAATCACCTTCTTTAACGGATGGCGCTTTCGTTCCTTTATCTGTAGATACCGAACCTTGTACGTGTTTAGTAGCTTCTGGGGCTTTTTTCTTTACATCATCAAAATTACCAGTTTTAGCTTTAGCACTTTCTATATCTTCACCCTCTAAAAGGATTTTTGTTTTATTCCAAATATCACCAAACGCAACATTTTCATCAAGTCTAGCCATACCTTTTACAGTACCTAAAGTTTCTTGAGATTTGTAACCCATAAGGTGTTTCATTTTTTGCATATCTTCATTAACCATAGATTTATCTGAAGCTAAAAGAACTACGGCTTTACCTTCGTTCAACGTACCTTCCCAACGAACTTTACATGAAACTGAACCATCAGTCATTTCAAATTCTTTACTATCTACTTTATAACTTTCTGGGATTAACGTTAAAGCGTGACCCAATTTTTGTGTTATATTAACACCTTCAAATGGTTTGTCACCATTCTTATTAAACTTTAATCTTTTCATTGTTTCTTTTATTTGTGGTTTATTATTATCATTGTTTTCAAACATACCCATATCTTTCATAGCTTTTTTTTCTAGTTTAATCGCTAATGATTTAGCAGATTTAACTGCCATTTCAAAATCACCTTTTTCTAACATACTAGCTACTCTATTGATACCGCTACCATATTCCATACTATCTGGAGAATCAGAAACCATACCTGTTTGACTTAATTTATTAACTAACTTAATAGCTGTTTCATTCGCACCAAGTTTATTAACTAAATTGGTCAAGTTTTCTTTTAATTTGTCTGATATGTTCTCATTAAGTGCTGAGTGTTTCGACATTGGAGCATAATTTTTAGATACGGTTTCAATATCGTCACCAAAACTAATAACACCCTTCACAGCGTCTTGTCTTTTCTTTGTTGAGGCTACAGCATTTTTAATTCTTTCTTTACCGAAATCATCAGAAGAAACATTATCCATCGCTTCAGCGTTACCCATATCTTTACCGCCTTTGTTACCCATTCTAGAACTACCCTCAATAGCTTCTTTAGCTCTATCCTTAAAAGTTTTGTTTGGTTCTCTATCATATTCAATCATTTCTTGACCGTTCATGATTTCCATTTGGTTATGATATTCGAGTTCGCCATCTTCGTAGTTAAATTTGTTTTGAACTATTTTAGACATATCTTTGTCTTTTTTAACATTTTTACTATAAGTAGTTAAATCTTTTTCAATAGCTTTAAGACCAGCTTTGTTTTCTTCACCAGATTTTTTTTGAATAGCGTTAGTCACTGTAATACCAGGAGTATTAGTCTGACCATTTGCTTCAGATACAAATCTTTGAGTTAAGTGATTTTTAATTATATTTTTATCCATCTTTTATGATTTTATTATAAATATCTTAGTTTTATGTAAAGTTATTAACCTTTAGTGTTTTTTGCGGTAATGATAGCTTTTACCTCATCAATCGTTTTACCTGTTTTTTTGGCAATAGCCTCGTATATTTTGTTTTCACTCAAAGAAGGTGCGTTTACATTACCTTTTGTTTTTTTAAGTTTAACAACGTTATCAACAGCCCCAGCACTACAACCAGCACCAGCTGGTTTGTTATTCATTTTAACACAATCGTTAAAATCAACAAACGCACCACCAGCCCATTGTGTTTTCTTTTCAGCTTTTGTTTTTGGATTATTTTTACCCAAATCCATTGTCAACCCACCAGGTGTGTCATACTGGAAATTACCAGCAGAAGCAACATCCGTGGTTTCGTTCATAGTTGGTTTGTACCAATTATTCGTATCAGATGGGTCAATACCCATTCTATTTAAAACATTTATAGTTACAACTTTAAAATCAGATGGTCTATTTTCTGGGAAATTATTAATTAAATCTTCTTTGGTGTAATATTTTATACTTTCATTGTCAATATCTGTATAATCCCAACCATCAGCGATTTTACCGTCAGATTTAAAGATAGCGAAATGCGTATAACCTAAACCTAAATCTTCTTTTACAACTGGAACATCTGGCATTTCTCTTTTTACAATAGAAGAATCACCCGTACTTAGTGATGGGGTAAATTGACCACCCACAGACATAGTATTTGTACCACCCATAGCACCACCTTCCATTTCATCAACACCACCAAACACGTTGTATTGTCCAACTGGTTTTTTAGGTTCTGGTATTGAATCTGGTTCGGGTATATCTTTAAGTTTCATCGCTTTTTTAGCGTTTTTAGAATCTAATTTGTTTTGTGCGTCTCTCCTTTTAAAAAACTCATCTTCGTATCTTTGTGAATCGGCTCTTCTTTGTGCGGTTACAGCTTTAATTCTAGCCATTTTATCGTCTTCTGTTTCGTTTTCATTAATACCACCTAATGTTTTAGTAACCATAGGGTCTTTATCATACATTTCTAAAAAGTCTTGTTTTAATTCATCATCAATTTTAACCAAATTAAAATCACCACTTTCCCATGCAGCCAAACCTTCACCAACTTTAAACCCAGAAAGGTAATCGTTGATGTAATCCGTTAATACTTCACCATCAATATCCCAATCATCGCTATATTCATAATCGTAACCACCTTCACCATCTGGTTCTGAATCAATTATTTCTCTATCAACATAATCCAAAAAACTATCTCTATCAATATTGTCATAATAAAAAGCATATAACCCACCATCATCACTTTTAACAAAAGCAAATTCGCCATTATAACCTAACACTTGTAATTTAGGGTTTTTAACGTCTCTACCTTTACTATATTTTGAATCTGGTTGGTTTGCTGGGTGGTTGGATAAACTGTCGAACCAATCACCTTCTTCAAGTTCATCTTTAGGTGTTTTATCATTTCCAAGCATAGCTCTTAATTCTTCTTCAACAGCGTTTATTGCTTTATCTGGAGAACCTAAAGTTTTAGATAATTCATAACCACCATCTTTTTTAACAACTAACTTACTAGCCTCCAAAGCATCACAAATATCATCATAAGTTAAATCGTTGTCACCCCAAAATGAAGAAAATTCATCTGATTTACGGTAAAGGTATTTTATTAATTCTAGTGTTTCTTTTTTTAATTGGTCTTCACCCTCATTAAGCGTGTTACCCATTACTTTTTTAAATTCTTTATCGACTCTAGTTAACCCACCTTTAACTTTTGGAAACTGCGCCTCACTAATATTTTCTTTGATTAAACCAGAAACAAAAATTCTATTGTATTGTTCTTTGGTTATTTTCAATTTGTTTTTATTTGAATCGTTATTCATAGTTTAATTTGTTTTATTACTTAAATTATCTCTCCAAAAACTTTTTTTAATCCAAAGAGCTTTGAATAACTGTGTAAGAACGTTTTTAGTTATCTCCACTACTTTATCTTCTAGTTCTTTTTCATTTTTAAGTCTATCCTTAACTATCTTTTCAACTTTTGATTTGAAAGCCTCACTATCCATGTAAACTTTTATTTCTTTGGACATATCGGCTTTACTAAGATTTTCGTTAATTTTTTTATTGTTTTCGACCATTATAATGTTTTTATTATAAATATTAAGAATAACAAAAAAAGCCCTATTAAAGGCTTTTATTTATTGTCTTATAAATAGTTACTTGATGGTAATATCGTTTGGTGTGATTGTCACCCTATAATTATACATCTCATTGTCTGGGTTAGAGTAACCCATAGTTTCACAATCAATTCTAGATATACAACAATCTTTTAGTTCAAAACGTTTACACGAAATATTTTTTGCGTCTAATTGTTCAACTACCATATCAAATTTAGTGTATTTTCTAAATATTGAGTGAATCAAGGGTAATTTAGGGTTATTCACTGAATCAATCATCTTAAATTCTAAATCACTAGTATTATAATTAACACTACCCCAACGATTAACTTTAATTGAAACACTTGGTAGTTTAATTTCACTAATTAAATATGGTTCAATACCCAATTCTTCTGGGAATATAACTAAAAATCTATTTTTTAGTATTGGTTCAAAATTTTGTGGAATGTTATGAAAATCTTCTTTCTTCCATTTATTTAATAACGGATTTGGTTCACCAGTTAAAGATTCATACAATGGGTTTGGTTCACCAGTGTTTGAGTCAAATAATGGAATATCTTTTTTGTTATTAATTGGTGGTGGTTGTGTACCTTTACCACCACTTTTCTTTGTATTACTTTTTGCTTTACCTTCTTTTATCGTTGAAGCTTTATTGGAAACTCTTTTTTCATATTTATAATAATAAAACTAATATTGGAAGAACAATAGAACCAATAAAACCTAATGTTTTAAGTCTTTTTTGTTTTTTTATTTCTTTATTTTGGTCTTCAATTGTGTTATTTAAAATAGCAACTTCTTCATTTTTATTTGCTATAATTTTTTCTAAATTTATAACTTGCTGTGCTTGGTTATCGCTTTTTTGTTGCATCACTTTTATCTTTGATACTTGCAAATCAATTGTATTTTTTTGTAAACTATCTCTTAACACGTAAACATTTACAAGACTATCAACAATTTTCTTATCCAACACATCGGCTAATATTTTTTTAGCGTCTTTTATGTGGAATTGTATTAAGGTATCGCCTTGTGTTGTTACTACAGTTGTAACTCTAGGTTTATTCTTCGAGATAGTCTGAGAATGCGTTTGCGACACCATTAGCAGACAAACTATTAACATAAATAGGTGTTTCATTTTTTTTCTTTTTTAAATCATTTAATTGTGATTGTGTTTGAGATAGTTTTACATCATTCTCTTTGATTTTATTTTCTATACTAATAATGAATGTGTCTAATTTAATATTTTCACTTTTTAAACTATCATTTCTAGAAACTAACTTTTTGTTGTCTTTATCTAACACACGAATTTGTTTTTGATAATCGCTAGGGTTGTTTTTTTGACCAACAAAAATAGCAATCAACAATAACACACCTAAAACAATAATAAAAATCGATTTAATATCTAGAGATTTTTTCATTAGTTTTGTTTTGGCCTATATTCGTTAGGTAATTTTTTTGACCACTCAAGTCTAAAGTTTTCATAGTAACCTTTTAACTTTTGCAGTAAAACACTGATGTTGTCGTTTAATTCAATATCATTCATAGTAGTTTCAACCTCACCAGCAGCCAAAGACATTTTAAATCTTATACCAGTTCCTTCTGACTCTTTATATTCCATAACACCATCAATAATCACGTTTTCATCAGTTGGAAATATCTTAAAGCTAGTTAATTTAATTCTAGGAGTAACTGTGTCTCTTAATTTTTTTAGTTCGTCATTAAATACCGCATCACCAGCTACTGGTGTAACCACATCTTCTACTTTTTTAGGTTCTGAACCTTCATCACCTTCAACAGGTACCATAGATTGTTCCTCTTCTTTTAAAAGTGGTTTAAATCCACCTCTCATGATATCCATCATTTTTTTGGTCATATCATGTTCGTTAATATTTTCTCTCATATTTCTTCTAGTTTATTTTTAAACTCAACACAATTCCATGATGGGTTTAAATCTGTATAATGTTTTTCAATATTGCTTTTATAAATCACCCCTTGAAAATCAGATAAGGAATCCACTTTTGTATTATGACCAATAACCTCTAAAGGTATATAAAATTCATCACATAATTTTTTAACTAGCTTTAAGGCCGAATCAAATTGTATTTCCGTGTGTGGTGCCCAATAGCGATAGTTTCTCCATCTTTTTTCAAAAACTTCATTTGGTTTATTATAAATATTACCAATCCAAGTAATAAATTGTTTTTTTTCTTCGTCTTTTATTAACCAACCATCATTTTCCAAAAGAATAACTATTGATTTGGAATCTTGTTCTTTTTCACCAAAAAAATTAGAATAATGTTTTGGGTCAAAATGATTATAAATAACACCAGCCGAATTTATAGTGAATGCAGCTGTTTTTTTGTAATTTCCATTGTGTCTATTTTGCCACCCAATAACATGTTTCATATCATGATTAAACGTACTACCTAAAACTATTTGAGTTTTCACACTATCAATAGGTACGTAATTATTTTTAGTTAAAATATAATCTTTATTAATATCCATTAATCACGTCTAAAAATAACTTTATTGTTATCACCATCTTTAACTATCTTATTAGAACCAATTCTTTCCACCATATTAGTAGTTTTTGGTTCTGGAACTTTAACAGAAAACCCTCTGTTTCCTTCTTTTATTTCTTTGATATCTTCTAATTCTATTTTACCTTTGGCAACAACTGGTTCTTTTTTAATGGTTTTTGTTTCAATTTCTTCTTTTACTCCCTCACCTTGTAAGTTTTCAACAAGGGTTTCTAAAATGTCTTTTGTTGTGTCTTTTTTAATTTCAGTTTTTTTTAAGTTATTTTTAAGATAATCTAACCATTTTTTACCGATAACTTTTTCATTTTTAACAACTTTTGTTTCTTCTTCAACAGTTTGACCAGTTTCTAACATAAACACTTTATTTGTTATAAGGATTAAAGCAACAGCCAATGGGTCAAACACAAATATCAACAATAATATCATATAGTTAACTACGTTTGACATAGGGACACCTGTAAGCTCAGATATATACTTCAATGGACCAACTTCACCAGCGACATCACTATTTGCCTTTTTTTCTAAGCCTTTAACGTTATACGAACTAATAGAATCTGACAACACAGAATTTTTAGCGTTTAATTCGTCAATATCTAGCGTTAATTTTTGAATCTCTGAATTAGCAGTCGCAATATCACTTCTAACGCTATTTCTAGCCCTGTTTGACGTTGAACCATCCAAACGTGACTCTTGGTTAGTTCTAAGATTCGATAATTGGTCTAAACGTTTTGTTTTACCATCAATAATTTTTTGGTTATCGACTAGGCTTTTTTCAAATACTATTTTTTTACCGTCTAATACACCTAGTTCACCTTCATGTATTTCTAATTTATTAGCTGTTTTTTGGTAAGCATTTGATAGAAAACCGTAGATACCAGCAGATGTGATTATCATAAGAACCCCAACACTAATAGTTAAATATATTCTAAGGCCTTTGGCTAGTTTATCCCAATATGTGTGTAGCGCTGTCGTGGTAACAATCTTACCCAATTCTAGTATCGATGTCATTACGATAACAGCAGTACTAGCACCCGCAAATAATTGACTAAGCCCAAAAATTGAAAACCCAGCACTAGTAATAGCTATTATAATAGCTGTAATTAACATAATATATTTAAAATTCATTTTTTATATTTTTTTTTTAATTTATTAATAACGTTTTCGTCATACTTTATAATTAACAATTGTATTTTGTTATTTTCACAAAACTTTAATTTAATATTATCATTAATTAATTGTTGTTTAAATTTTTCACTACCACCAAAAAATTTAAAGCTTTTATAGTGTTGTTCACCATTAAATTCAATACACATATTATAATCTGGTAAATAAAAATCAAATGGTAATGGGTATTTATTTATACAATTATTAAATCTATATTGTGGTGTAAAATTAATTTTATTATTTTCTAAAAAAACCCTTATCTGTTTTTCACCTTTTGATTCTTTACAAATAGGACAACCATTTTTTCGATTACAATGTTTAATAAATGATTGATTAAATACTCCGTGAAGTGAACAAATTATTTTTACTTTATTTTTATAATTAACATAATTAACTAATGAATAATCATATTTATCACCATGAACTAATTTAGCTTTATTTATAAAATCTTGTGTCGACATCTTTTCAGTACCACCACATTTTAAACAACCATTACCTTGTAAATGATTATTTGGTGTTTGTTCAAATACCCCATGTATTGGGCAAATTATTTTAATTTTAGTTTTATTATTTACATATTCAACTAATGAATAATCATAAAAATTATTATGTTTAACATTCATCCTATCAACAACTGTTCTTTTGTGATTATTAATATTTTTTGTATGGTAATTATCACATTTTAAACAACCACTTTTACCATACAAATGTTTATCTGGTGTTTTTTCAAATACCCCATGTATTGGGCAAATTATTTTAATTTTAGTTTTATTATTTACATATTCAACTAATGAATAATCGTATTTATCACCATAAATTATTTTAGAATCATTAATGAATTCTTCTTTAGTTTTTTTCTTTCCCACATTAATAAATATATAGCAACCACAAAAAATTACTTAAATTATTTTAAACCGAAAAGTATGCAGCACAGCCAGCAACTGATAACGCTAAAAATAACATTATATATCTAAACTTAATTTTCATGCTTTTTTGTTTTATTATAAATATACCAATTACAAAAAAAGGGTTCCAAAACCCTTTTCTTTATTCGTTCATTAATATTTGTAAACCTTGTGCGTTATGTCTTAATTTTCGTATAGCCTTCTCTTTTATTTGACGAATCCTTTCTTTTGTCAACCCGTAATTTTCACCGATTGCTTCTAAAGTCATTGACTCACATTCGGTATTTATACCGAAATAACACTCAATTATCATTCGTTCTCTGTTATCTAAGACATCTAAAGTTTTAGTTAATTCATCTTTTATTTTTTCACTTATTTCTAATTCATCAACATCAATTGATTCAGATGGAATCAATTCAATTAACTCATCACCATCTTCATTTATTAATTGGTTTAGAGAAGTTGCTCTTGGAAAATTTAAAGTCGCAGCTATTTGACTGTCACCTTTTAAAATCTCACCAAAAACTGGTTGTCTTTCATTGTCATTTTCAAATCTAGAAATTTCTTTATTCAATTTTGTTATCTTATTAATAACGTTAGCTGGTAATCTAACCACCCTAGCGTTATCGTTAAGACCTTGTATAATAGATTGTTTAATCCACCAAACAGCGTATGATATAAATCTAAACCCTCTATTATGGTCAAACCTACTCGCTGCTTTAATTAAACCGTAATTCCCTTCACTAATCAAATCAGATAAAGCCAAACCTTGGTTTTGATATTCTTTTGCGATTGAAACAACAAACTTTAAATTTGCTTTTACTAATTCTTCGGTGGCATTAACGTCACCGTCTTTAATTCTTTTTGCTAAATTAACTTCCTCTTCTGGTGTTAATAACACCGATTTTCTTACTTCCTTAAAATATTTTGCGATGCTATCATCTGTTTCAAAATTTGTAAATCTTTTGTTCATTAAACTGTTTCATTTTAATCTTATTTTGTTATGTTTTAACATTACAAATATACTAAAAACCCCAATAAAGTCAAGGGTTTTTGCTTATTATTTTACCAATAATGGTAATATTTTTTTATCGTATTCGCTCATATTTTCTAAACCATTATCCATAATTTGATTTATCAAATTTTCTCTTTCTTTTTTAGTCATATTTTCAATATCAACCTCATTAACAACTTTTTCTTTGTTTGTTTGGTTTTCGATTACAGCATCTTCAATTTCTTCTACGTTGGTGGGGTTTGGTTTATAAGCCATGGTTTTTAAAAACTCAATCGTTTTTGCGTCAAGTTCATTATTCGTTATTTTATCCATAAAGCCGAATAAACCATCATGAACTTCTTTTTTGATTATTAAATACCCAGAGTTTGTTGGGTCTAAATCAAAGACCATAAAACTTCTGTTATTTAAAGTAAACCAAGCCGATATTTCTTTAACATCGACAAAAGAAGTGAACGTGCCTATGATTATACCTTTAGCATCCAATATGTTGGGTTTAGAATCACTAATTTTTTCAATTTCCTTAACCGCACCATTGGTATCACCCATGATAATCACACAATAATTCTTAAATTTCATATATCGTTATTTTATACAAAGATACTACAATTAACTAACAATTGCAACTATTTTATAGCAACACTAGAGATATTATTTTCTTTAATAACGGTAATGTTATTTGTAGACCAATCTTTAACCAAGTCATTGTGTGTAATAAAGAAAACAATTTCATACATATCTTTTATTTTATCAAAGAGATTTTTCAATTTTTCTAAATTTTCTGGTGCCACTTTACCCAATACTTCGTCAAAAGTAATAAAGTTAGGCATAGGTAAAGTAGATAACTTACCTAACACCGCTCTAAGTGCTAAACTAGCTGCTGTTTTTTCTAAACCAGAACCAGATTTTAACAATTTAGAAACACCATCTTTAACCATTAAAAATTGAACATCATTCTTATCATTCATAAATATCTCAATATCAAAATCTACAACATCTTCTAACAATCTTTGTGCTTCAGAATTAATAATAGGTAAAACAGAACGCAAAACTAATTTACTAATACCTTTCTTACCAACCAACTCAATATAAACCTTGAAAATCTTATCAACTTCTTCTTCTTTTTTTATTGTTTCGATTAATTTTGTTTTAGTAACAACACTAGTTTTATTAGTTTGTATATCTGTTTGAACCCTTTGTATATTTACAATTGTTTGGTCTTTTGAATATTCGCATACTGCCAATTTTGTTTTAATGTCGATAACTTTAATCTCTATTTTTTTATTAAACTCAATAGCATGCAAATTAAGCTGATATTTTTTAAGGTCATTTTTCTTTGCGGTTACATCATTTCTCAATGACCCCATTTCAACTTCTATTCTATCAACATTTAACTCTAGTTTATTTTTATTATCGATTAACAATTTGTTTTCATTTAAAATAGTCAAATTACCAGATAATGATTTTAACGTTTCATCAACACCCAAAAGTTCCTTCCTTAACTTTTCTATTTCCAATTCATGTTTAGTTATGTGTAGTGAGTTGTCTACATCATCTAATTTTCTATTACACGATTGACAAATACCACCAGAAATCAAACCAGACACAACTTTTTTAAGTCTTGTCATCTCAGCTTCTTTTAACGCTTTGTTCGTAGTGTTTGTATTAAAATCTTTAGATAATTCTAAATGTTTATCTTCATCAAATTCAATTTCACCAATTGCAATTATCTTAACTTTTAAACCAGCAACATTTTCTTTAAATTCGACACCTTTCTCGATTAATTTAGCAACTTCGCTTTCTAATTTTTCTGGGTTAAGTTCTGAAATGGTAACATCAATTTTTTCTTTGCTATTGATTAATGACTCTTTACTATCAGTAAGCGTTTGAATTTCAGATTTAGTATCCTCCAATTTTTGTTTTAGCTCAACCTCTAATTCTTCACCCAAAATAATTTTATCGTTATGGTCGTCTATTTCTTCGCCTAGAGTAATAACATCATATTCATTAGATTTTTTCTTCCTAGCAAATTCATTATACATTTCTCTAGCCGCTTTTTCTTTAAGTTCTAGTATTTCTAAACCAATAAGTCTAGTTAGAACTTTTCCAGATTCAGTTGTGGTCAAACCAATAAGTTCATCTAAGTTTTTTTCCGTTGCCAACACTAACATCTCAAAATCTTTTTCACTACCAATAGTTTCTTTAAGACTTTTAGTTGTTTGAGTAGCATCTTCCTCATTTAACGCTTCTTCTTCACCATCTGGAAGTATTCTGTAGTAGTTAACTCTATTTGTAACAGTCCAACCACCATCTTTTTTAGCTGTACGTCTCATTTTACGTTCAATGATAGTTTCTTCACCCTCGATTTCAATCATACCCCTTACAACTAGTTCGTTCTTATTACTGTAGGTGTTAAAGATTTGTTCGTTTGTATCTGTTTTTGTTGTGTTACCATGTAACAAAAATTTAATAGCATCAATAGTTAAAGTTGTATTGTGTGATACAATACCATTTGTATAATATTGGTGAACTTCCGCTACTTGAATATCATATAACGTATCTTTTTCTTCTAATAACTTAATACTAGCAACTGCACTATCACCATTATTAGTTTGGATTATTTCACCAACTTTAATTTCTTTAAGTACAACAAACTCACCATCCGTTTTCTTTAAACGATGATAATCAGCACCTTCAACAAACATACCATTTTCAAGTTCACATCTATAAACATCAGCATTTTCTTCCGTAATACCACACCATTCAATATCTTTAAAACCGTATGGTGTATCAACTTTAAAATCTAGGTCTCCGTATTTTTGGTAAATTTCATGTAATTCACCTATCGTAATTTCTTTATTCATATACTTTTTTATTTTTAAATTTCTAAACTTATTTCATATAATGTCCTTAATAATTCATGATAACCAATTAACCAAGAAGGTAAAGTATTTGTTAAATTATTTTAATTCATCTGGTAAAAAACCTAGTTTTTTAATGATTTCATCTTGATTATAAGATATAACTACTTGAGTGTCAGACCTAACACATTTCCCACCTTGATTAGCTGGAACTGAATTTACTATAGTTAAACCTTTTAATTTACTAAAAGGAACGTAATTACTTTCACCAAAGGATAAGAAATTATCTATCATGACCCATTTAATTGACCAGCTCCTATGTGTTGTTTGCGTTAAATCAACATTTAATTCACCGTTTACCTTGTCATCTAAAGCAACAATACGGTTGAAGTCAATATTCTTACCATCTCTAGTAATTAACTCTTTCATAAGCGCTCTTTGATAGTTAATATCCATGATATTTTCTATACCAGCACCAGTGATTTCAATGGCATCACCATCGGTATTGAACCTAACTGGTCTATAAACAACAGTTATATTGTTTTTTTGAACACCGTACTTGTTAGCTATGTAGTTTCTAATCTTATTTTTAGCCTCTTTGCTGTAGTTGTGCGGCTGGTCATCCCAATACACTTTAATCTTGGAGTACGGTGATATTAATGTGTTATCTGCGGTATCTGTGTTATTCGCCATAAATGTCAGTTTTACTTTTATTTTTTTCTTTTTCTAATTCTTTATTAACTGTTTTTAACTGTTCAGTTAATTTTGATATTTGTTCTTTTAATTTGCTTTGTACACTATTATTAGTTGTTGATTCTTTTTGTAATTTAGCAATTTTATCAACCATTTTTTTTGTTTGTGAATCATCAGTAATATAAACTTCTTTTTCAACCATTACCTCAACAATTTTTTCAACCACTTTTTCAACCACTTTTTCAACTTCAACAGGTACTTCAACCATCTTTTCTACTATCTTTTTCACTATTTTTTCAGCAACGGATGGTGTGGCACCAAATTTCTCAACCGTAAAACCTTGCTTAACTAATTTTATAGTAAACTCATCGATATTGGTTACATTGTTCAAACGACAATAATCCCAAATTTCATCTTTAATTTTTTTCGGAATCTCCATCTAGTAATATGTTTTTTACATCTTTATCTGTTTGATGTAGGAATTGAATTTCACCGTTATTTTCATCTACATAGATTGTCATAATTGAATTGTTTGTCATTACAAACGTGTTACCATCAGAACCCAAACCAAATTCACCATTAACCATCTCAAATTCATCCATATTTTCTGGTATACTATTGATGAACGTTTTTAACTCTTTTAGCATCATAAATTTGTTATTTTTTCTGTACCGTTTTCAATATCCTCAATCGATTTAATTTTAAATTGATAATAAGGAAACTTATTTTCAACATCGTGTTCTGTATATGTTTTAGTTGGAATATCCCACAATAAAAACCCATGTTTTGTTATGTTTTCACCAAAATTTTGTTGTATCAACGATGATGGGTAAGCTATTAATATACCTTTGTGGTTGAACACTTGTCTTTTATGTATATCACCTAACATTACAATATCACAACCTTCGAATATTTCTAACCCAGCACCATGGTCAATTTCATAACCAATATCTGTTTTAGCGTTTAATACTGGAGCATGAAATAAACCAATATATGTTTTATCATCACCAAACTGTAATCTAGCTGATTCAATATCTGGTCTTGTATTTTCTTCAAAAATTGAATACACGCACCATACAACATCACCATCTAAATAACATTTAGATTCTTTAAAATAGTTTATGTTTTGGTCTGGTAAAAATTGAACCATCGGGCTAATACTATCCATTCGGTCTTTATTATTTTCTAATAAATCGTGGTTACCAGCAATAATAACAACTGGCCCTATTTTTTCTAATTCTCTCAAAAACCAAGTACCTAACATCAATTGTTCGTTAGAAATAACAATTTTTTGGTGAACAAGGTCACCAGCGATTACTATTCTAATTTCTTCTCTTTTATATCCTTCCAACAATTCACCTAACTCTTTTAAAAGAGTGTTAAAAGAATCTTTATATTCATCGTGTAATCTAAACGTCCTAATATGAATATCCGCAAGATGAACACATTTTTTTATTTTATTCTCCATATATTTTTTTTTATTTTTTAATGTATTAAATAACAAATAACCTATTCTTAGCTCTAGTTATAGCTGTATATAACAATTTATTTCGTTCGATTTGGTTTAAAACCCTATTTATATCTACATTAATGACTATAACATTATCAAACGTACTACCTTGTGATTTATGAACAGTTAAAGCGTAGTTGTATTTAACATCAGCATATCTTTCTAAAAATCTATAGTATTTTGTCCAAGCGCTTCTTCTACCCATAACTTTGGCGTTTTCAGCGGCTTTTTTTAAAACATTAACTTGTTTAGAAAAAGCGGTTTCAGATTTTTCGGCCAATAATTTAATCTTGAGGATATTCCCATCACAATTAATAGTCACTTCATAATATGAAAAATCATAACTTCTAGTTTCTTTTTTCATAACAAAAGATATGACCTCAAATTCATCGTTATTATTTAATATTACTTGGTTTTTACTGTTGGTGATAGGTTTATTACAAACCATTTTTTCACCAACACATAATTTACCGCAATTTTCACCATAAATTAATGTTCTGATTTTAGAATTATAATAATTAACAGCACTATTGGTCCACGCTAATACTTTAACAAAATTAGCGTTTTTTCTAAAATGTTCAGAATTAAAATATGTATCTAACAATAATTGTTCAGTGTTTATTTTCAAATACGCAACCCCATTGTTCTTTTCATCTATTATAGTTTCTTTTTCAAACTTTTCGTTTTGTCTAATAGTTTGAGCCAATTTAATTATTGGGTTTCCATTAGATTGACGAATAATTTCAGTTAAATTGTAATTATTATCTAACAAACTATTAAACAAAATTGATTCACCACCATTAACTGGTGGTATTTGACCTCTATCTCCAATAAACAAAAGCATTATTTTATTTATTTCTGCTTGAGATTTTAAGACCCCGTAAAGTTCATTATCTAACATAGAAACCTCATCAACTAAAACAACACTATATTCATCCAAGTTGCCACCATTAAATAATTGTTTATATTCTTCCTTACCCTCATGCGTTATATTACGTTTAAGACCTAATAATGAATGTAACGTAATAAAATCAACCCTAACATTATCATCACTAATCATCGATAGATTTTTTAACACTCTAACAGCTTTATTTGTAGGTGCAGTTATCGCTATCCTAATCGATTTTTTCATAAATAACAATTCTTCAATTATCTTAGACACCAAAAAAGATTTTCCAGTACCAGAATAACCCGTCAATAAAGATTGTGAAAACACATTAGTTGAAATTTTAGTTATCTCGTTAAATATTTCTAATTGTTCTTTAGTTAACGTGTCAATATTAGGTTTTTGTATAATTGTGGTTTTTTTAACCGTCAATCCGTCAACTATTTTTGGTAGTTTCAAAAAATTTTCCTCTAATATCATATTATAAGTTTTTCATTAAGTTATAGTGATGCATCTCAATAAGCTTTTTAGCTTCATGTTTCAAATACATAATTTGAATTTTTTCAAAAGTTTTTTTCTCTTTATCCCAATACCCAATACATATTTGTCTACATTTACGCCCAGTAAACTCTAATTCATACATATATGTATAAACACTTAACTGAAGCGTATAAATTGACCATTGACACGCTTGTAAGTGGTCAAAAGGTTTAAACAACGTTTCATTACCGTATTGGTTAAAGAAGTTAAACTCTCTATTTGTTTTCCAATCCCACACATCAAAGTATTTTTCATCAATATCTATAATAAGGTCAGACATACCAGCTAACTCGTATTGTTCAGAAAACAATATACGTTCTGGCCACATTGCCACACCCTCATCAATTTTTAACGCATTAAAACCATCTATAACGCATTGTTCAAACTCACCTTCTTCATCATCTGTTGGAAAATACCATTTGTTAGCTAATAAATAACGCTCAACGATGTCATGGACCTTAGTACCATATACATTCGCTTCATCATTAAGCATTTGCCAAAAATCAAGTATTTGTTGTTGTGTTAAACCGATATAACGTTCTTGTTTAACGTTATCTAATTGGTTTACGATAGCAGCTGAAACCGCCTCTGAATCAAAGTGAGGTTCAATCGATGAAAGGGTTGTCGTAACTGACTTATAAGTCTTACCAGTTACCCTGTGATGGTATTTATGTTCTATTGGTTCTAGAAATACTGGACCTTCCCATAATTTAGCTTTACTCATATTTACTTTTATTACAAAGGTACGAAATTTTATTCTATATTGCAAGTATTTATATTAAAAGAATACCATGAAAGATTTTATTAAAGAACAGTTTAGAAAAGCAATATTAGAATCTGAAAACGAAAAAATTGATACATCTAAGATAAAAATAAAAAGACAAATAGTGAATAATTTGTTAGTTTTTATACCTTTTTACGAAAACGAAAGAATGGGTGGTTTTAGACTTAAACCATTTGAAGACGGTTATAAAATATTTGGGGTGGTTCTTTATGATAAATTTAGAAACCAAGGCTTGGGTAAAGGTATGTATAAATACATTATTAGAACACTCGCCAAAGAAGATAAAAAATTATATTCTGATGATTATTTATCACCAGATGCAGAAAATGTATGGGGTAGTTTAGTCTCTAATGGTTTTGCAACCACTACGGATACTGGTTTTGTCTCAATTTAATATACATCTTTATCCTCTGGTTTAAAAGCACCCATAAGAAGTTTAGTCATACCCTTATTACCTAAATTTTCATAAATCTTAGATGGGTCATAACCCTCTGGTGGTCTAACTAATTTTATTCTACCTCTTAAGTTACCAAAATTTAGTTGTTGATACAAAATTTTAGCATCTTCCCACGCATCATCATCTAAAACAATCACAACAAAACCAGCTGACTTATCATGCAATAACTCTAAAAGATTATTTGAAAGGAATTTACCTAGTAATGGAATAGAATTTGGTGTTACTATGTGGTCAGTTGCGCCCTCAACTAAATAAATTGTTGCATCTAAGTTCAATCGCCCTTCGTTAAATATGATTTCTTGTTTTTCAGCGTCTGGATTTAGATACTTTAATTTTGTGTATTCTTTATCAAACCATCTAGCGATAAAATAATTTAATTCACCTTCCGAATCGTAAGACGGAATAATTATCCTATTGAAGAATTTACCACGATAAGTATAACCAATATCGTATTCATCTATGATATCATCTGTAATACCTCTGGTTTTTAAATAATTTAACGCTAAATTTGCTTTGTAGTCTTTTTCTGTGCAATCAGACAGTCGTTTATACCCTTCTGGTAGGGTTAATAATACTCGTTCACGTTCTATATTGGTAATAAATTCAGCATCTGGTTTTACCAATAAATAATCTCGAATATTTTTAGGTGTTGCGTATTTTTTTAAAAGTTTTAAAACTGGGCCACGCATATGGTTAATTTCATGACATGACCAACATTTAAACTTGTTCATTTGATAGTTAATCTCTAGATTACCTTTACCATCACCATCTATTAAACCTTTTTCAGCAGAACATGCTGGACAATCAAATGCGATTTGCCCAGTGTCTTCATTATGTTTTCTAGTTTCACCTAAAAAACTTTCTAATATGTTAACTAATAACATTGCCATTCGACAAAGGTACGAAATTAAAACTGTTTTTCCAAATAATTTTAGAATTGATTTGGTTGCCTAGGCCAAAGACCTATTTTATTCATATAACCTATAGCACAAACGTATGCGTCAGATGTATCGAATGTTTCCTTTTTTAATTTGTTGTTTTTATCATAAAACCAAGTAACTTGTGGTTCTAATTCAGCAACTTTTTCCCATAAAACATATTTCTTGTATCACAAACTTAAAAAAATATGTTTTTTTGTAATTTCAATATATTTATAATAAAACAAGATTATGGAAATTAAAAAATGTAAAAAATGTGAAGTATTAAAACCAATAACAGAATTTGGTAAACATAAAATTACTAAAGATGGATTAAGAACAATATGTAAAATATGTAATTCGAATTATTCTAAAGAATATTATAAGGATAACAGCGAAACAATTAAAGAATATTATAAGGATAACAGCGAAATAATTAAACAAAAAAGTAAAAGTTATTATTATAATAACATAGAAAATATAAAAGAGACATCAAAAAAATATAGAGAGGAAAATATTCTTAACATAAAAGAAAAGCAAAAAGAATGGGTTATTAATAACCCGAATTATAAAAAAGAATGGAATAATAAAAATCCAGAATACTACAAAGAGTATAACGAACAATATAAACAGATTCGAAATGAAAAAACAAAAGAAAGAAAAAAAATCGACCCAGTTTTTAATTTAAGATGTTATATGAATCGAATGATTAACAGCGCATTAAAAAAGAATGGGTTTACTAAAAAATCTAGGTCACATGAAATATTAGGATGTTCTTATGAATATTTTAAACAACATATTGAATCACTTTGGGAATCATGGATGACTTGGGATAATAGAGGAATATATAATGGGACAAAAAATTATGGTTGGGATATTGACCATATCATACCACAATCAAAAGCAATGTGTGAAGACGAATTAATTAAACTTAACCACTATACTAACCTTAAACCATTATGTGGTTATATAAATAGAGTAATAAAAAGAGATAATTAATTATCTCTTTTTATCTTTCTAAGGTTAAACCAAGCTAACCCACAAGCATAGGCATCACTCATGTCGAAATTTTCTTTTTTTAGTTTATTTTTTTTATCTAACATCCATTTTATTTGCGGTTCTAAATCACATACATTTTCGAAAATCACCATTTTCTTGTCAACATTAAATGGATAACCCCCAAACAACACAGGAGCGTTTTTAGCTATTTGTTTATCAGCTAAAGGTGTTCCATCCTTTTTTGCTTTTCTAACGTCCATAAGCTCTGGAAATGCGTATTTACGTGCATCATAAGAAGAGATGAACTCTGGTACAATACCTAAAGTATCGTAAATAGATTTTGAAATCATACCATTAAACCTTAATAAGGTGGCAATCGTGTAAACATTGTTTGACTGAAGTAGTGGTTCTTCGATAACAACCCTAGTAATACCAAAATCACTATAGTGTGAAAGAAATTCATTTTCAAATATTTCAATTTTCCTAAACAATTCTTCCGTTTTTGTTTCTGGTTTTGGTTTAACTTTTGGTGATACATGGTGTAAAAGTTTTAATTCACCCTTGTTACCCATATCTTCAAATAATGCAATACCAATGGTTGAAGTTGATACATCCAGACTTAAAAGAAATTCTGGTTCTTTTTCTATTTTATTTTTCATAATTTTTATATTTCCATTTAAAACCATATGCTGTTTTTGCAAACCCACCACAACACATTCTTATACTTTTTGCTGGTATATTTAATACTTCGCTAGCTGTAATTGAACAACTGAATTCGTTAATTAAATTATTATCCATATCAAATTGTTGTACTAATTTTGCTTTCGGGTGTTTTTCACCAGTATTAACCCCAATATGTGATTCACTTAATTTTTTCTTTAATTTTATAGCTTTTTCCTCACCGTAAATTTCTTCATATGTCTTATCTAATTTCTCAGATATTTTACCAATACAGGCATTTTTTAAATTTTCTATATGCTCTTTACTTCTTGGTTGACCATTATTCAACCATGGTATTGGTTTTCCTTTTCTTAACTCAGACATTTGTTTTATTTGTTCTGGTGTTTTTTTAACACCTAAAGAACTACCAGCATTCTTACATATATTATAACCTAAATTAACATCATATGATTTATATAAATCTAAATAATATTGTTCTCTAATTAATAACGTTTCTTTAGTAAAATTTTCAATTATTTCTATTATTCCAAATACAAATGAATTTTCACCATATTTATTCCAAGCTCTTTGTAAATGTCTGGAATGGTGTTTATTTTGTTTCAAATCAGTTAAATGATATGACCATCTTTTTTTAAAACCACCTTTGCTTCCAGTACTTCCAATATAAACTTTACCGTTTATATTATTAACTATCCTATAAATACCATTACTTTTCATAAAAATATTTAGTTAATAGTTTCTCAATAAATTCAGATTTATTGTTTGTTTCCGAATCAATTTTTTTATATAGTTCTCTAGATATTGTTACACCTAGTCTAATTTTTTTATCTTCTTCTTTTAATTTTGGTCTTGCCATAATATTTTTGTTTATTATAAATATCACGATAAAATAAAAAGTTGTATTTTAATGACACTTTAATTAAATAATTTTGATGTTGATACATCTAACGCCAATAAAAATTCTGGTTCTTTAATCATAACACTTTTTACATTAATTTAACCTATAAACAAAAAAAATAAACCTTAAAGAGTTATTTTTATTCCCAAAGCCAAAAATTCGTTAACGTTTTTTATTATGTGACGGTCTGTTTTAGCGACAGCAATTAAATTACCAGCATCATCAAATAAACCAACTTCACTAATTCTAGGGATATCTCCAATATCAAAAGTAGGGTTTGTTGTTGAACCGAACTCACCTCTATCAGCAATACATGTTATACTTTGATATACATTTGTTGAAACACTATTAAACATTACTGTCGTTGCTGTTGAAGCAGATTGATTGAAATTATTTACTATTGTTTGGTCAGTAATGACAGCAAACCCTTTATCTAAATAAACCATACCAACCAATGTGTCAGCCGTAACACCTAAATTAGAATTTGTTTGAAAATTGTATGTTTGTTTTTGGTTTAACGAGAACGGTTTTTCAGTATTATAACCCGTAGCCCAACTTTTAGCCGCATCACCGCCATTTGGTTTCATGATATCATCAGAAACCAAAGCAGCCACATTATTACCAAATTGATTAGTTTGCAATGCGTTATCTGAAATAAGATTATCTAATGTTACCAATGTATTGTTCCCACCTAAATAAGTAGAATAAATAGTATACGTCCCAGCAGATGTTGGTAGTTCAAGTTTAAATGTTTTACCATCAATACACTCACCGTAGTTATTATTATTTATCGCAATTACAAGTATTTTTGTTGCACTAAAAGCACTTAAAGCAGTATCGGAGTAACCACCATTCGTGTAAGTAATACCAGTATATTTTGTGTCATCATTAGTGTTTAAAGGTAAACCAAATGAATAAAATAAATTAACCAAGTTATCAGTAGTTATGTCGTTTCTATTAACTAAAGATTGTGATATATTAGCAGCATTAACCGTAACCACACCATTAGGTATTATTTCGGACAAAACATTAATTGATTGAGAAGAAACAGGTTTGGTTAACACACCACTAGAGTTTACTATAAGCATAGTTTTCATACCAATAGACTGTGTTGTACTATTACTAATTGTAGAGTTAGTACCAATATCACCACCAATTCCAGGTATTTGACCAGTACCTAGTGTTAAGTTAGTGTGGTAATTAGCATCTGAGTCACCAAGACTAAAAGTTTTGATTAATGCATTATTGGTAGATACAATTTTTTGTCTACCAAGTGGAGTTAACTTAGCCGTTAGCGTAAGTGTTGTTGCAGTGTTATTAAATCCCATATTAAAAGTCCATTGATAATTCAATCATTATTATATTACCACCAACCAAAGGAACTGGATTAGATAATTTACCAATACATACAAGATTTTTATCCGTATCGTAAATTCCTACCTCAGTAATTTTAATATTTGGTGGGTTTGTTAACAAATCTTTGCTTCTAGTTGGGTTAGTAGTCGTATTAAACAGGCTAGCGTCAACTCTAATATCGAAGATTGTTTTGTATATTGTTGCACCGATGAATGTTGTTAAATTTCCGTAAAAGAATCTTTCATCACCGAATTGTAATTCTTCTGGTTGTGTGTTTGCTGGTAAATTTAACGCAGCGATAAGACTAAATGTTGTTGCTGACAAGTCTTTTAATTTATCAATAATAAACCCAGTCGTTGTTGGTGTTTGACCTTCTAATAATTTAGGGTCAATAGTTTCACCAGCACCACCAGTAATTGCTGTTGTTGTAAAATCAAAAGCTTTCCACGCTCCTGGGTCTGGACGGTCAGTTGGGTCTTGTACCATTTGATAAACTAATGTGAATTTATCAGCATAAAAACCGTAACCATCATAACCAGATTCTAATTTACGCATGTAAGGTAATAAATCAGTTTCGTTGATTCTAAATGCAACATCTTTAGCAGATGAAGTATTATTTGTTATTTTGATATATTCTTGGCAAGACATAGAAGTCGTTAAACCAGTACCTGTAGTGTTTTCTAAAATGTACGTTAAATACATTGTATCGTTAATGGCTAATACACCATTAGATGTACCACCAGTAGGTGCTTGTAATGTTGCAGCTAATTCTGGGAGTGTCCAGTTTCTGTTTGATTTATAAGAAGTTGCCGCAACAATTTCATCGTCATGAATAACACATGTTTTTAATTGCGGGTAAATTCTACCAACAACTTTAGGTGTCGATGCCAAAGCGATTAGTGTAGGGTCTTCAATTAAATCAATATATTCTATATCACTATTAGTCATTACTTGTGTTGCACCTGTAGCTATAAATGTCATACCCATAGATGTTCCACTACCAGTAGTACCAGAATGCCTATGATACATTAAATCTGGCATATGCAAACTCAAATACTTACCAGATACTGAATCAGTGTAAAAGAATTCACCATATAAATTAGATATAGTATTATTTGTGTAGTGAATAATAGAAATAGATTTAACCACATCATCTGGATAACTTACACCTGGACCGTTACAATTAAATGTTAGAGTTTGACCAGTTGATTGACAAAGATATTCCATATAAGGGTTTTTAGCGCCTAAATATCTATACGAACCAAACTTAGTGTAGTTTTCGTATAAGTTAGTAGTAGACAAACCAGTAACACCAGCAATATCTTCACACCAAACATTATTCATATTCCAAACTGGGACATCTTGACACGTAACATTTACGTTTGAATCAAAAGATAAAGTACCAGAATCCCAATAAGCCGTTGTTGTTCCAGTAGCTATAGTTTCGTAAACCTCACCACCTCTATAAACAATAACTTGGCTTGATGCAGTTTGAGCAGATAAATTTGGTAAGTTTCTATCTACAGTAACATACCCAATTCCAGTTGCTTGAACTTTAAACCAAAGATTTGGAAGTGCTCTACTGTTTTCATTATTAATAATGTTACCAATTGTGTCATTCACTAATTTGATTAAAATAACATCACCAACATTTATATCCGTACTTGTAATGTTAAAACTAGTACCACCAGTAAACACTGAATTTGATAAGTTTGTTGAGAATAGAGTATAAGTTGAATCAGTAAGTGTTGTAAATGTTGAACCAGAACGTTGAAAAAACCCTCTTTCATCAGCTTCATTATTAACAATCGCTTTGACAACATTTAAAACCGAACCATTAACCGTTTGAAATGGGTCGATGGTACCGTTTGGTGTGATAAATGTTTTTATATTTGGTTGTTTATCAAATGGTCTAAACACAGCACTAGTTGCTGATAATGTTACGTCAGTAGGGTTTGCGTCCACAATAGCTTCTCTATTGTAGTTAATTTCAGAATCTCCAATTGCCCAGTAATTAAAATTTAATTTACCTTGGGCCAATTGCTCACGTCCTTTTTGTGTTAACTTTATGCTAACAAACGGACTTGTGTTTTTAATTATGTAACTCATATTTTATAAATATCTTTTTCTTTATTTTACTTATAAATATCCAATAGTAAATAATATTAATACGAATTTATCGAATTACTTTGAATTATCACTGGAATTATTTCACTATACGATGTACTGTTAACGTTATCACCACAAATAGTTATGTAATTTTTTTCATTTTTTACTCTATAGTATAAAGTAGTACCTACTGTTCCATCAGCAACGAAACCTTGACTATAATAACTAACACCGACTTGATAATCCGTAATACCACTATAATATAATGAATTAAATGTATCACCAGTCGATACCTCTAGGGTAAAATAACCATTTTGAATCGTTGGTGATTCGTTTATACCCCAAGATACAATTGGTGTGTTTGTATTTAAACCCATAGAAGAGGTGGCTCTAGGAAAATACACTATTGTTATAATATCGTTAACTATCAACGTACCTTGAAGGATAATTCTTTTTGGGTTAGTAATTGATTGGAAATAGTCTATATTATTTGCTAACGTAGCTCCATTTAACATCACTATAACACTACCACCATCCTGTGGTGTAATTGAAGCATATATTTCGTATTTATCAGTGTTTGTGTTAAAATAAACATCATTAGAACCTTGACTATCAGTAAAACCACTCACAATAGGTGTTTTTATATTTATGTTATCACTTACCATATTGTAACCACCACTAGTTGAATAAATAGCTGTAATTATGTCGTCAGAAAAAGTTTCACCACTCAAATATACTACATTACCAGAAAAAGAATAATCTTCACCTAAAGCTAACACCAAACCGTTTAACGTAACAACAAAATCACCAATAACACCGTTTTGAATATTAAAGGTTACTTGCCCATCACTAGGTATAATTACTTGTTGTGTTAATTGACCTATTTCAGCTGAATTACTACTATTTTGTGTTAAAACAGGTATTTCGGCTTGTTTCATCGCCATAAAATAATAATCAAATTCTTTGTCATAAATACCGTATTCTGTTCCAGAAATGAATGTCGATGTGTCGACAGTTTTGTTTAATTTACTCAAAAAATCAGTACATACACCAAAAGAATAATATGGTTTAATTATGTATTCACCATCAAGAGTTAAACCACTAGATGGAACATATTGTGTAGTCATATTAGTAGCGCTAAATGTCGAATAATTTAGTGTTTCTGATTTATATACAGGTGTTGAACTAAACCCACTAAAAATATCTGAATATTTATAAACCTCAAACCTAAACAAAGCACCAGTATCAATAAATGAAATAGTGTTCGCAGTAAAATCAAAAGTTAGAGGAATATTTTGTATCGTAGCAGTAATAATATAAGAAGTGCCGCTAGTTGAACCAGAACAATCTATTTTAGATGCACCACTAAGTGAATATTGTGGGCTTTGAAAAACACAAATATCTGAACTCATGTTGACATTCAGAATATCTTTGTTTCTTACCGCACCGTTTTCATTTTGAATGTATATTGGTTCTTGATATCTCATTAGTAATTTATTTCTAGTGTAATCATTGTTTTATTATAACTATTCTGTAAACCAAAAGATTGTGGAATAGTCAAAGCAGTTGTTTCTTCTGCTTTTGTTAAATTCTGTAAATACGCAACAAAACCGTTCAAGTTAATGAAATCTTCTTGTTGTATCTCACCTGTAATTGTGGAAATATAACTAATATTATCTATAACATTCGTTAACACTTCACCTTGTATGTTTTTGATTAATTTAGGCATAATATTATGGTTTTAGATAAACTGCTCTAGAACCTATTAACAAATAAAGACCACCAGAAGGCATCGATGTATCTGCATCAGCTTGAGCGTCATCATCGTATGGTCCGTATGTTTTAATACTTAATCTATCAACATATGTTGCATTATCCACAGTACTATTAATTTCGGCACCTAAAACAATCGTATTAACATGACTAGCCGTTGAACCATAACCATGAACAAATGAATAACTACCACTAGCAATGCTTTCAATACCACCAGCATGTGATGAAATACCCATTGCCATTGTGCCAGTACCTTCAGCATGTGATGCATCACCACCAGCTATCGCCCCAAAGCCTTCAGCGTGACTAGATATACCACTAGCTTTAGTTCCTAACCCCTCAGCGTGAGAGCCACTACCAGAAGCTGTACCTCCAGATATCCAAACATTTGGTGTTGGGAAAATACCTAGAATGAAATTACCACCTTCGGCATGTGAACCATTACCACTAGCTAGTGTGTATATACCTTCAGCGTGTGAATAATTACCATTAGCTTGTGTTGTATCACCTTCAGCGTGTGATGCTTCACCATTAGCTAGTGTGTATATACCTTCAGCGTGTGAATAATTACCATTAGCTTGTGTTGTATCACCTTCAGCGTGTGATGCTTCACCATTAGCTTGTGCCCCATTACCTTCAGCGTGTGATGCGCTCCCAACAGCTACCGATTCAAAACCTTCAGCGTGTGATGCTTCACCATTAGCTTGTGTCCCATTACCTTCAGCAACTGCATAATCACCTGTCGCATCTAATCCAGTACCATTAATGGCTTTGATTGAGGCGACACCCGTTGAACCAACTTCCCAAAGACTATCACCAGTTAAAAAACCTGTTACATTAAACGTACCACCTGTGTTATTGGCGAATGTTGCTATCCCAGAATTATAAGTACCGCCAGTAACTGTTACGTCAGTGGGTAAAGCTATATTGTTCAAAAGTTGTTGAACCGTAGCTTTATAAGAACTACCGTAAGGGTCTTGTGATTGGTCGTTTACCAAAACGATGTGGAGAATATCGTCCAAACCAACTGAAGGGGCTATGTTTCTACTAGTTAATTTCATTTTTTTCTTTTCTTTTATATATAAATATATTATTTTATTGAAACAAGGTCTTTATTTCATTTAATTAAAAACACATTTGTTTTTAAATTTATTTTTTTATTAATCTTTAATCTCTATAATAGCCACGCTACCTATAAATTCAGAACCCCAATTCATCTGCGAAACACAAAGTTTATCTAAATGATTATATACTGGTTTTGGTCTTAACTCACCTTCTTTTGGTGTTGAAATAACACTTGTAACAACATCGATGTTTTGACACTGACCAGAAACTCCATTTATCGGACTTAATACGTTTAAATATTCAAAAGGGTTACTACCGAATAATGAGGAATATTGTTTATATTTAAACTTCTGTTGGTCAAATATTGTATTGGTATAAATTTTAACACTACCCCAAATTGTTGTCGCTGGAATAACTTGTTCGATTACATCAACCCAATAATCACCTATAAGATTAGCAAATTGGTCCATTGTATAATAGTCAAAAGCAGAACTTTTTGTAATACAATAATCTAAACTATTTAAGTATCTTTCGTATAGTGCTTTAAGTGTTGGATACCCAGATATTGTTTGTCTGTTTTTAACATTTATTAATTCGGAAACCAATAAATTTTGGAATTTATCAATTGTTTTAATTGTTGATAAATCAGTTGTAAACAAACTAGTAAAATCTATTTGGTTGTCACCACAACAATATGATTGTGAAAATAATTGGATATTATTTGACGTGCTGTCCATAAAATCATAAACGTTAGAATCTTGAAAATTAAAACATTCGTCATCTTGAAAAGTTTTATCACCACAAAGAACGCATGGGTCACAATATGTTACACCAGTCAATAAACATGGGTTATCTGATAAATAACACCAAACATCATGTTCCACCGCAGAAGCGATATTCATATCTAAATCAATTTCTTTGGTGTTGATTACCAATCTTTCATCAAATACATCATAATCTGTTTGTCTAATACTATTAAAACCACTAACGTTTTTAATATCAAATTCTCTATTTACTAAATCTGTGTTATTCACCCAAGATTTTTTATTGTCGACAACTCTAGTTATATTAAAACCTGGTGATTGACTGATAAACAGATTAGTACCGTCAACATCAACACATTGTTTTGTTAACGAAATCCTATCAATCATAACACAAAAATCACCACAACTACTATTAATATTAAGACTTAACTTAATTTTTTTGTTGGTAATCATATTAATTACGTCAACATCATCAATAAAATTGGTGTATTGTAACCACGAAGAAGATAATATTGTTGGCGATAATGAATTATTAAACACTGATTGGCCATTTGTTTGTCCACCCAATTCAGATTGGTTAAATAACTCTTGTAAAATGTAATCTCTAATCCTTAAACAGTTTGAAACGTTTGTTTGACCATCAATAACATTATCACCTTGAATTTGTGGTGATAATTCTGGGTAACTTAATGGTGTGCACCCAGTAGCCCAAGATTCGTTAGCGCTAGGTTCACCACAAACAAAGAAACCACTATTTGTTGGGTTGGAAGTTAAATAATTATATAAATTACCAGCACCTATAGATGGAAAAAAATTATCTTCATAAGCTGTTGTTAGATTACCGTCATCATCGACAATATCTATACTCATAGAAACACTTAAATTTTCCATAACACCAATCGGTGTACTACAACTAACAGTTAAGTCTTGTTGCTGCGTTAGTAAATTATCCAATTCTGTTTGTAAGGTTAGCAATAAATCATTACATTCAGTTTGTTTAACTACAAGTGCATCTATTTTATTTTTAATTTCTGTTTTAGTACCAAAAAGCGTTGTACATTCTAAAATAAGTGGGTTAACGTTTCTGGTTATTGATAATAATGTTTGATTTTGATTGTATATATTGATGACATCTTCGCATGTATAAGATGATGGGTCACCATTTAAAAACTGTTGGTATTTATTAGGACCCAAAATATTTTGCCAAATAGTAAGACCCTCAGTTGTTAAACAAAAATTAACACTAGTGTGTTTTATCCTAGGAAAAGAAAAAGGTGCTAACCCTCCGTTAAACCCAGTTCTAGTAAAAGGCTCTTTTTGTGTTTGTGTTGGTTTTATAATTTCACTTGGCAAATATTCGATTGCTTCCAAATCAATGATTGCCATAGATGGGAATCTATCGCATGTTATCGAATAACTTGTTTTATCATATTGGTCTAGCAAATAAAGTAACTGCGTGTTTATCTCCTCACACCTAACTGTTTGTTCATCAATTTGTTGTTGTAATATAAAAATTTGGTTGTGTAAAATTGGGTTACTAACACTAGTTTGTGATAATACTTTACTAAGCATTTCGCAGTCTAGTTTAAACAAATAATCAAAATCGACAACCAAAGAACATTTTTCATTATCTTGAAGATAGAAAATAGTTCCGTCATTACCCTTTGGATTTAAGACTATTTTAATTGGTTGGTTATCCGCACAATCTATACTAGACTTATCAGACCATCTACATTTTTGAGCGTCTAAATCATAATAATATGGTTCGCTTGTTATTTCAGCCAAAACACTACAACATTGTTGCGATACATATGTTGGTGATGGTGCACCATTACTATTGGGTAAATATACAGAAATAGTGCCGTCTGTATTTTTAACCAAACCATTTTGCGCTATAACGGAACTCCAAAATACATTACACCCTCTGATTATATCTGTTAGGTTTATTCCCATTTTATTTTTTATTATAAATATTCTTTAATTTTTTTTTAACACGCTGGTAGCGTATTAAAATTAATAATGTTTGTAACCACACCGTTATTAACTTGAATAACGTATTTTTGGTTTAATTGTAAACCAGTATTTATTGTACTATTTACACTAGTAACATCTATTGAAAAGTTACCGTTTAATGTATTATATGGTGCAGCACCTAAAGTGTTTGAAACATATAATTGTGTACCCACAGTAATTGGTGTAAAACTCCATGGTAATGGAGTTTGACCGATTATACCGCTACTAACATATAATGTTCCATAATTTAACGTTACACACTTAACTTGTTCTATTGTTGCGTTGTTAAACTCATAAACCATCATTTGTGAATTATCTTTGTTAGGATAAACTACCTTAGAATATATTCTATAAACAATAGATGGTGCTGATAATGTTGGCCAATTAAAATTACAACAATCACCCTTATCAGCTCTATTCGCAAATAAAGTTACTAATGTTTGGTAATTTTGTAAACCATATGTTGTTAATTTACAACCAACACCTATTTCATTTGTAAATGGGTCCACTATATTTGTCACAGGTGTTGTCCATCCAACTGGGCAAGCTGATGCGTCTGGTAAAGTCACTTTGTTTACTCCAGCACCGTAAAGAGTTATAAACGATAAAAAAGCGTTGTTATCTAAATATAATGGTTCATTATTTAACACCCAATTACATGATGTACTACACCCACATTTTTCACTAAAACAACAAACATAACCGCTTTCCACATTATTAGTTATTGGGTCGACAAATTCACTATATACTGATTTTCCGTTTAGTGCTTTACAACATTCTCTGTCAGTAAAATTAGACGTTCTAATTATGGGTTGACCATTTGATTCGAACACTGAACCATCTTGGTTATATTGGTAATAACTGAAAACATAATAACCTGTATCGGTATTTTTTTTTGGTGTGAAAATAAACCCACTACATGGTTTTGGTTGTGGTTTTTCTATTTTCTTAACACAAACACTCAAAGCATCATCACCTAAACCACGTGGACAACCACAAGCTGTTAAAACATCTTCTGGTATTGGGTCTTTTACTATTTCGGCAGTATATACAATACAATCACTTAAGTTTGTACCATCAGTGTTAATAACATCCACATAAGTATCACCAACATAATCAGTAATTTGACCTAAATCATAATTAATAAACAAATTAGTTGACCCACTAGATACTGTTTCAGCAGTAATAGTTACTGCCGAAAAATTAGGTATAAGTTTTCTTAATTGATTGATGTATTTACTACCACCATCGTATGGGCCAGCGTGTGGGTTATTTCCGTTTAGAATATCTATTGTTGAACCGCTTCCACCAGTTTCCCTATACCAAAGACCATCGGATTGGAAATACATGTTTGGGTTATCTTCGAAAAATTTAGGGTACCCATCATTATCTATTGGATAAAGACTCAAATCATTATCTAAATTATTTAACTCTAATATTTTTTGGAAAAGTTCAGTATTTATAGGTGCATCCGCTAAATAAACATACTCATTAAACTCAATTAAACCTTTTGGTGTACCAATAAATTTAAGTAAAAACTCAACAGATTTACGTGCACCTTTCGATTTCCATATCCAAGGAGAGTTTAATATAATTCTTCTCCATAATTCTACATCAGCTTCAATGTCGGTTAAACCAACTTCTTCACCAGAATATATTGACTTTGAAGTTTTAACGTAATTCTTCAGTAAATTATTTTCTAAAATAGAAGAAATTAAATCCCATCCCAAAACGTTTGCCAAATCTTTTAAGTATTTGTCTGGCATGTTATCTTGTTTATTATAAGTAACAACATTCGCAAATGAAATACTGTAAATAAATGTGTTTATATCATCAAAAGACCTACCATAAATGCTAAGTGTTTTATTAATTTTTTGACCAGAAGTATCCAAATGTTCTTCAGCTAAATGAACTGGAGTCGTATCAAAATCAGAAATAGACTCAGACACTAAGAATCTATTCATTAAATTACTATTACTTAAGTCATTATCTTCTGAAATTTTTAGTAATTGTGAAACATAATCAATATATTCACCACTATCAAAATCAATATTATACCCATCAGATACTGGCCAAATTATATCTTTATCTACGTAAAGTACTATACCTTGTTCTGAAATAATAGGTGAATTAAAAGTTGCTTTATATTTTGGAGATGATTTTCTATTTAATAAATAACCTTCAAAATTACTTAAACCATTGAAAAATAAATCTTCATTTATCTTACTAGGTTTTATATGGTAATTAATTGTTGTTTGTTGACCAGAAAAAACATCACCTTTAACTTTAAAATAAATATAATCATTAGTTAATTCAGTAGAACCAGTAAAACCTATCACATCATATTCTAAATTATCTCTTAATATAACATACGAACCATAGTTAACTGTTAAATTTCTAATATCGTTTGTTTCATTAAATGTGTTAACAATAGTTCCATTTTTTAAATAATTAATATTGAATTTGTTGGTGATTAATGATGTGTTTATTTTAAAAGTTGCTGAATTAGAAATTAAATCATAAGAATAATCAGAATATGTGTTATCAACTATTGATTGCCCTAAATCATTAATAATGAAAGGAGATAAAAATAAAGATGCTGGCCATTTAGTTATTATTTCTTCTAAACTAACACGCACAAATTCAACCAAAGAACCAAACATAGCGTAATATTTTAATTTAGTTTTATCTAAATTTAATATGACACCAGCGTTGTTATTTAAAAGGGTTTGTGTTTGTTGAACCGTTAAATTTAAGTTTTCTAAAGAATAATAATCAGAAAATTTACCCGTATTATAAGACTTATCTTTTTTAGGGTCCATATTTGTAGTGATAGAAAAATTACCCATAGTAAACAACGCCTCATCACTAGTTAGTTGAAGACCAACTAGGTCTGGGCTAAAATTTCTATACTCTATATTACCGTTGTAAGTTTCTTTTTTTACATATCCAGCTACTTTAATGTTATCACTCATTTTTTATGTTAGATTGTTGTTATATTATTAAATGTTTTGTTAAAATCTATACTAGCACGTTCCTCTCTAACTTCAAATAATGGTTTACCAGTAAACTTATCTTTTATTTCATATAAGTTGTATTGTTTGTAAATATCGTTATTGAAATTGTATATAGTATAAATCCCATCATCAAGACTTTTGCTTTGATTACCAAATAACGCAAATGCGATTGTTTCTATGTCATGTTCTACCATCTCAACTTCAAGCATAACTGGGTTAAAGTAAGTATTTGTTATAATAACTTTTTGGTTTGGTTGCCCGATAAAAGGTAACGCATTTGGTTTTACATTGGAGGCTGAAGCTGGTGATACAGTACAAAAAGTAAGTGTTGAATTGTCATTAAACCTATATCTAATAGCTTTTTGGTTGGAATTAGTAAGGTTTTGATTAACTGGTTCAGCTCTATTATTTGAAGTGATAACTCTAAAAAAATTATTTATCTTAGCGTCAGTAACCGAATTAGCTGAACCATCAGTGTTTAAATATTCAACCCTATAACCAACCAAACCGTTATTTTCAAATCTATTTAAAAAATTTGCTGGGATGTTTGACATATCAAATACCAAACCTTTGATATCTGGATAAGCTGATAAAACACCAACATCAACTATTGATGTTCTTATTTCAATTGGTTTTATAATTATAGTGTAAAATCCTTTAACACCGAATGTGGCTACAGGTAATTTAAGTGTATACATACCACCAAAAACCTCAAAACCAGTTACATTTGATTGCCCTTTGTTTGGATTATCTATTTTTATTAAAACCTCTGATGGGTCTAATTTATTTAATTTTTCATCACCGATTGTATCTCTAGATGGTGTAAAATGATAAAATATCTCTACGTCTTCTGGTGATATATCTGCTGGTCTAACTACTCCATATGTTCCTGTTGCAAAATACATTTATATTTGTTTATTAATAATTTTGTTATTTTTATCAACTACTAAAATTTTAACTGGTTTACATTTTATTAACCCAATTTATTTTTTCGTATTGTTTTGTTTTTATTTAATATAACATTTTTTTTTAAAAGTATATTTTTATTGTTTATTTAATTTATAATAACCGTTTCCGTATCTAGTTAACTCTGAAATATTACCTATTTCAGATAATTTTAAATGCATATCCAACACACTGGTTGAACCTCTATCTATAAATACATCACTTTGTACTTCTGGTGGAGAAATAATACCAAATAAATATTCTTCTTTGGTTAATGCAGATAAAGAAACATTTGTTTTATTCCAACCTTCACCTATAAACCTAAAAGTATTTAAAGGTATAAATTCTAAAACACCATTAATATTTATTTCAGTATTACCGCTATAATCCATGTATTGAATACCTGTTGTTTGATTTATAGTACCTAAATTAACATCGTTTTCAGTATCAAAAACATAAATCTTAGGTTCACCCATTGATTTTATTCTATCAACACCCATAACCGTTAAACCATTGTAGTTTTCATAAGTTTCTGTCGCTGTGTTAAAATTAATCCTAAATTGGTCGTTACTTTTGTAAGATTTTACGTCTTCAATTTTACTATCGGTTTTACCAGTAATTGGTAAATTACCAAAAATATAATAATCCGATTCATTTGAATTTGGTAACCTAACAGTTAATTTATCGGTACCATACAAATTTGTTAATGTTTGAGGTACAGCTCCAAGCATAAAAGGAAAAGAATAACCTAACGTGTTTAATTTAGAAATTAAAACACCATAATCAACAGATGTATTTTCCTTGTCTTGTGAGATAAATTCTGAATCAGTAAATAACCCCATATCATCAATATTTTGAGTTAATAAAATATTCAAATAAAAAGTAGATGCTGTAATAGTACCCCATTTATCGCTACCATTACCTCTATCAATACTATCCTCTAACAATATTTTTCTTTTAATTATTTCCATTATGTTGCTTTTATTTCATACAATGTAACTTTACAAGTATTACCATTATAAGTTACGTTATTAGCCCTACTAGTACCTGTATTACCATGGTATACATTATCTATTTCATAATAATAACCCGTAGATGTTCTAGTCATTCTATATCTTGTATATAATTCATGAACTAATTTATCGATTGGTTGTGCGATATTTTTAACCATAAGGTTTACCGATTTACCAGTCTTTGCGTTTTTAAAACTAGCTCTCATATAAATATGTTTTGATTCACCGATATCTAAGCTATCTTTGTAATCATATAAATGAAATCCTTCAGCAAAACCTCTAGGGTTAATTAATGGGTTTTCTACCACAAAATTAACTGGAATTTGTGAAACATCAACTGGTTGTCCAGGCACACCATTTGTTGTCGAAATAGGTAAATAATCAGTTTTATTCAAATTAGCATAAAGAGTTAAAAAAGTTACTAGTTTTTGTGTTAATGGGTTATCATTATCATAAAAAGATAGATTTAAAAATGTTTCTTTAAAACTATTTTTCCTAAATTTTATATCATTATTATTAAAACCAATAAGACCATAATAATCAACATAGTTATTTGCTGTTCCGAACAACTTAACATCATAAATTATTTTATTTATTTGATTATTTTGTAAATCTAAAGGTAAAAACCTAATTCTATCATAATCTAATATTGGGTTAATTGAATTTTCTATTTCAGTTTTAACAAAAACTTCTTCAATAAGTTCGGTATTATCCACAATTTGGTATTCCATATCAATAGGGAAATTAATAGTGGTAGCTGTTGAACCACTAGCTAGTGTTGATAGGTTTATTTTAAATTTATTAACAAACATCTGGATTGGCTGTATTTACTGTAAAATTATCTGTTATTCTTTCACCAACTGGGTCAGCTGGGAACTTACTATAGTAGAGGTTCCATAAAGAAAATTGGTCTTGTCTTCTTAAATAAAAACAATGATTTTGGTACATATAATGACTACCATTTAAAAATGGGTAGTTCAATGGTCTTTCATCTGTTTGATTGAAACCAATATCTAATAAGTCTCTCCATAAATACCTACCATCACCCATATTTACAACGTAATCTGGCATACCTTCAGTAAATTCATCACCTTCTTCAACGTAGTTAGAAAATTCTCTAATTTTAATTTGGTGATGTGCTTGATAATGGTACCCTTCTTGTCTAGGCCCCAAATTGGTCTGAGCATATGTTGGTTGACCATTAACGTCTGTTGGTGTTGATAAAACATAATTAATCGTTGCTGGTGTTTCTCTGCTTATTGTGTTAAATCTATGAGAAACAGTTGCTAAAATTATTTCATTTAATGTTTCAATATTGTATTCAACTAAATCACCATAATAATCAATATTACTTGGTAATCCATTGTTGTCAGTAATTTTAACGTTGTTTTCTAATGGTGTATGTGATTGAAAAGGCAATGGGGCACCGTTGTGTATTTTATTAATCGCTGGAATATCTAACAAATAAGGGTTTATATTACTAGTGTTTAAACGATTAATAAAAGGTGTTTCAATACCAGAAGAGACCTTACCAAATAAATTATTACTGTCAGTTTTAATTATTGTCAAATAAATTTCACTAAGTGGTCTACCTAAATTATCTGTTAAATCACTAACATCAATATCTTCATTAAAAACATATTGAGTTATTTGGTCGTTAAAAAAGTTTTCACTGAACCCAACTTGGTATGTTTCATAATCATCAGTTTCAATAACAGCTGTAGCTCTAGTTTTAATTTTTCTAAATTTTCTAAAATAATATTCTGACTCAACACCATTTACTAGTTTTTTAATTCTAGATAGGTTATTTATCGTCCCAGTATTTGGAACATCAATCACAAAATAATAATCTTTGTAATCACCGTTACTTAAACCTAAAGTAACCACTTCGTGGTCACCATTATAACCATTAGTCCCACTTATCCTAACCGTATCACCAATCGATAGGTTATGTAAACAAGGCATACCAATAGCTGTCATTGCTCTAGTTGAAACTACTGTTGTTTGCGTTTCGACTATCAATAAACCACCATTAACCAATTTATGTGTTTTATCACTTAACTTTGGGTAGGTTACCACTAACTCCCAATTTTTAACTGGTTGACTAGAGGGAGAATGGTATGGTGAGATATCTGGTAAAAAAGAAAAACGTTCTCTTTTTGGTTCCATATCATAATAACCACATAAACTTGATTTTGTAATGTCTGGGTCAAAATAACCAAACCAACCATCTCTTTCTTTTAAATAATACTTAATCGATTTAGCATATGTAAAATCACCATCATCATTAACATCACCGTCTTTTGGGTACGACCAATCTAAAAAATCTAAATTATTAAACCCAGCCAATGTATTTTTATCTAATAATAATGGGTCATTCAAATTAAATAAAGGATTACTAATTAAAGGGTTTATTGTACCGATTAATCGATAATATTTACTTCGTTGTCTTTCGACATTAAACCTATCAGCAATATTGACTATTCTATCAATTTCATTGGTGGGTAATAACCTTTCATTACCTTCAATACTAATTTTTAAAAAAGCGTCAGTATTTGTAGCTAATTTAGATTTTTCAACGCCAAGTCTTTTTATTATTCTATCAGTACCCATTATTTATTTATATTTTTTATCTTCATTATGTAGAAATATTAATAGTATTTGAAACGCAACCTACATTGTCGGTTATACTTATCGTAACAATCACTGTTGTTGCTGGTTGGCCAAATGGTTGTGGTACGTTTCCAATTATTTCTTGCTGATTTGTATTTATTACTGGTAATGTTGATGGGTTTATAACCAACATACCTAGTGAATTAATCCCTTTAACTGAATAACTTACAGTATAAGGTGCTCTTATTGTTTGCCCTAACAATAAATGACTAACATTAAACTTAAACTTAACTAAATTTGCCCCTATTAATTGTATAGGTGTGTTAACACCTGTAGTGTTAATACTTAACAAGTTTGGTGGTAGTTTAATTTCGTTTAACAATATTTCTATTTCTTCACTAAAACATGTTTTAGCAGCATTAGTCATTCTAAAAATAATCGACTGGGTAATAGTAGTACTAGGTAAAACAATTTCAAATGGTGTTGTAGAATTAATATAATTATTTAAAACTAATGGGTACCAAATAGGGTTTCCAGATGGGTCTTCTTCTGAATCTTTAGCATAATCTAAATAAACACTTGAACCAGCAGTATAAGGGCTGGTAACAAATAACTTAATATGGTAATTATTTGGGTCACACTGTTTTTCTAAAACTTGTTGTGAAGCTGGTTCTATTTCCATAAATGGATTCAAATACGTTAATACATTAGTCGAAAAAGATTGCGTACCCATAGCGTCAACCACTTCTGTAGTGTATGTGTCAGCAGATAAATTAGTCAAATTTAAACCTCCACCAACGTAACCGTTAGGTGATGTTGTATTCACTGAATATGTTGGTGTACCACCATTAATATCTATATCTATAATACCCGTATTTTGACCATAACATAATATTTGTGTAACAGTAGGTGTTATAGTAATTGGTGTTGCACCATTTAAAACTAAATTAACTAAATACACCGTTTCAAAACCATCGGTTACCGTCATTGTATAACCATGCCCAGTAAATAAAGGAAAAGTTGTGTTTAAACTAGTGTCCACAGCCAGACCTTGTATAACATGTGGTACAGAAGTGATATTAAGCGGACCACTAGCAACACCACCATTACTATTATAAAGAGTATAAGTATAAACACTACCAACACCACCAATAATTGACGAGATTGTTATTTCACCATTAGAAGCAGCGGCTGTTGTGCAGTCTTGACTAACTAAAGCATCAACCGATAATGGTGGTGGTCCAGAAATTATAAATGTTTGCGTTACGGGCGAACCAAAGTTATCGTTACCAGTTATTGTATAAATACCAATTGGTAGGTTAGTTAAAGTTCCAGTTGGTTGTGTGTTATTTTGACCAACGATTGTTACGTTAGTATAACCATTAGGCCCACTAGTTGTAGCGGTAAATGGTGCATCACCGCCTATAAAGGTGAATGTTACCGTACCGTTTGTTGTGGTATTAGTTGTAGTTGGTGTTGTAGACGTTTGAATCACAAATTCCAAATCAGTTTTTGTTGCGCAAGCGGTAAAAAATCTTTGGTTCATAACATCTAACCCACTTTTCCCAGGAAGTATCCCAAAGTAAAAATAATATGAGTGTTTTGGTTGACCAAAACTATTTTCACCAACAGACCCGTTACCCATCGAATAATTTCTAAAATTAACATAATCCTGTCCATTTTGAACTGGACTAGTAAAATCATATATACCAGCATCACCTAAATTAAAATTACTGGTATAAGGTAATTGTAAATTCCATGAATTAACTGTTGAATTTAACCCTAAGAAAACATCTCTAAACCATTTTGGTCTGTCAGCATCGTCAGCATCTAAGTCCCTTAACCCAATCACACCATCTGTTTCATTACCAACACCCCTATATTCGTCAATTTCAACACCAAACTCACATAAATGTCTAAGGTTCATACATTGCCTAGTATTTACATGTAACCCTAAACAATTTATACTAAAAAACAAACCAAGTGTGTTTCCATCAATATCACATTGCCCAGTAGTTAACACTGTTGTGTTATCCGCTGCAATTTCTTGAATAGCTGGTGCTATTTTATATGTTGTAGGTATTAAATATTCTTGCACTTTTGGTACGCCTTGCCAGTCGCAATTAAACACCGCACCTAAATTAATAATATCTGTAGCGAATAACTTAAAACTAGCGTTATGTGTTGATGCAGCATAAAAGAACTCATCGTTTTTCTTTTTGATTAAACCTTCTCTAAGTAAAACATTTCTACTTGAATATTGTTGGTCCTCGCTATCACCTTTAAAACACGTATCTAATAAATGACTAGTCCTACAATCATTATCTGGTACACCATTTTTGTTTCCATCAACAGTTGTACTATCTGTAGAGTTTTTAAAATCACCGCAATCATATTCGCAGAATTTTTCTGAGTTTTTACGTCTAATTTTGTATTTTAATAAAAAAGTATATAATGAACCATTTATCCAATCATTATAAAAATCAAACTCAAAAAGGTTTAATTTTTGCGCCATTTGAAAAGCTATACAATCATCCAAACCACATAAATCACCAAAACCGCCATGACCAAAACTATCACCATCATAGTATTTTGGTGTGTTACCTTGGTCAACTAAAGAATCAAAAGCCTCACCACCGTCTAAACCACCTTTTTTACACCCAGGGGCAAAAGTAGATGGATTATCATCTGTTGGGCATTTAATAAAAATACAAGGTATGTATTTAATTGGGTCAATAATTAATTTACAAGTAAAACCTAAAAAACCAAAAATTTTAACACCTAATATTGTTTTTTTACTAGCTTCACATAAAGGTTTCATCAAAGAATTCCATGCTTTAATTAAAAGATTTACAACTTTTAAAACCAAATTAATTAAAGGTATAATAAGTGCATTCATTACATAAATCAAAAAACCTATGATTTTAATAATCAAACAAATAATAAAAAAAATAGGTGATGTTTGACTCCCTACCCTATTAAAAGGAAACGGTGTTTTATCACCAGCACAGGCATCAACATCTTTAATACCCATCATGTTTCTAGTGCGTGAACCACCAGAATTAAATGGTGTTATCTGTTGGAATCTAGAAATGAAATTACTCACTGAATAAATTTTATTCCAATATAAATCCCTAAAACTACTTTTTTTAGTTTTTTCACCAAATTCATAATCAATTTCGTTTTGATTATTTGGGTTGTTTGGAACTAAGTATTTAGCTCTAGTTCTAAGTCTACCTTCACCACCTGTTTGGTCCATACCAATTTTAAATCGAACACTAGCTCTAGTTGGTATACCTTTATTTGGGTCATCAGATAATATCAAAGCACCAAATTCATCAGTAACCATATAATCTAAATTCATTGGAATTTGATAAGCCCAAGCACCGTTTTCGTCAATAACTCTTCCACCCTCAACATCAAAACTTTCAATAGTACCATCAAGTGTTTCTCTAATCATTTCAATAGTGCCTTCATTTGCAACTTGTTCGCAAAGGTTACCTAAATCTTTTCTAGGTTGACAATTTTTATTAACGCTATTTTTATCTTGGTCACCAAATACACTACCCATAAATATTGCAGATGGGTTTATTGAGTAGTTTAAATCAATATCCACCCTAGTTATGCCAATTTCACACGCATCAATATCACCCCAAAAAGGTTGTACATTTACGCCAATATTAGATGATTTTACTTGGATTAATTTATCCAAATTAGTATCACCCTTAAATTTTGTTGGTGAATCGAAAAATTTCAACGGTGTTCCTTGACTAATGCTATCGTAAGGTCTTTGAGACGCAATACCTATGTCGGAAATATCTGCATCAACATGTAGAGTATATGTACCAACTGGTACTCCAAAAACCATAAAATCACCAGCATGATTTGTTGTTGTTGTAAATTTATAATATTTACAATAAACACCCAACATTTCTGGATTATCTAATACTTCTCTTTTATTTGGAAATGTACCAATTGGTGTAAAACAATTATTATCTGTTTCAGAAGTTCTAGGTAGTACATTATACCTAATACCATCACTATCTTTATCCGTGATAATCTCATAAGGATATAACCCTTTAATATTTGGGTCATTTATATCAATACCATCAATAGGTATGAAAACGCTAACCCTAGCATTTGGGACACCAAAACCACTGTTAATTATTACTCTACCAGTAATCACACCGTAATCAGAACAAAAATTTCTATACGCTTCTTCTTGGGAAATCTTTAGAGAAAGAACCTCAATAAAGTCAAACTCTTGGTCTAGTTTTACTTTTAAATATTTATCGGTACCATTAGGTGTAGTCCTAATTCTAACAGTGTTGTTAGGCATATTTTAATTATTTGCTTTTATTTGTTATATCTTCTACGTTAAGCATGATTACATCTTCTTCAGTTAATTCATCGTCATCATCATCATCATCATATTCATCGTTATCGTCTTTTGTGAAAAATTTATTTGCTTTCACAAATCTATTAATTACACGTCTTAAATCAATATCTTTATTCAATACGATTGTATCGAACATAAACCACACTATTGCTAACATTATAATTGGTAATAATAACATACCAACTAAAAAACCTAGGGTTTTTGCTAGGTATTTTATTATCGTTGCAGTTACACCTTCATTTTGTGTTAATACATTATACTCTTTAGCCCCATCGGTATTTTTACAATTACATCCCATTTTATTTGTTTTTATTTTGTTATTAACAAATATAGTTATAACACACTAATAAGGAAACCCTATTATTTAACTCTAACAACAATATCGAACGTTGGCACTTTAACTTCGAACATACTATTTGACTCTCCGAATAAAGTATAGTTTTCACCTAAATCAATTTGTCTAGTTGTTACATCAAAATATTCTTGTGATATTTCATTTAAACTATAGTTACCATTAACTTTATTAAAAACTCTAACATCTAAAACGTTCATAACGCCTCCAACATTATTAATAACCTCTACTAATGGTGACATGTAAATATTATCACCCATTTGGTATTTACTAATATCCATATAGTTTTTAACCTCAGTAATTACTTGACTAATGATTTGTGATTGTGGCATTTTTTTATCAATAAACAAATCCACCTCAAAAGATAAATTAATTATTCTACCATTACCTACTTGAACATAATCATTTAACATCCTATAATCAGCCAAATAAGTTGTTATGTTTTCTCTTAAAGCACTAGTTGAATTATTTGATAATTTACCAGCTGAATCTAAACCTAAAACATAAATTTTAACTTTATTTTGTTCCTCAGTTACCCCACATCTAAAAGGTATCCCAAAATTTCCAGGCATTTGAGCAATTCTAGTTTGATAATCTTTAATAGTTACTGCTCTGTTTTGTGATGAAAAATTATATTTAACCATATTCCTAATTTCTTCAACACTAGGAACGTCTTTACCACCTAACGCTGGAAACAAATTATTTACTTTTAATGAACTTCTAACCGCTTGATTTATTGATTCGTTTGGTCCATTGATTGTTAGATTTAAAAGACCAAGAGATTTTAAAACATTTGGACCTATATTACTATCAGCACCACCACCTAATCTATATCTTATAAACATCGTAGTATTTGCATTTGGTACAATACCTAAAGATAAATTATTTATAAAATCACCAATTTGATTTACTAATTCTTTATTAGTATCAAAATCACATAAACTACTAGTGTCTTGGGTACCAGCACCAAATATAATTTTAGTAAAACCTAAATCAGTGTATTCGCTAATAAATTTTTTATTAGTGGTTATCCATTTTCCTGGTCTTACACCAGCATTATCTGTTGTTCTTGAATTATCAGAAATAAACACTTTGTCTTCAGCTAAAGCACCCATCTCAAACCATTTATTTTCTATATTTGCAAAATCAGAAATATTAGGTGTACCAACAAAATTAGTACCAGGAAGCATTATAATAGATTCAATACTTATTACGTTATCTTCTGGTAATATAACTTCTAAAAATGGTCTAACATCAGATTGTGTGATAACTCTTTTATAAATTTTTGAATATCCGTTTGTAACAATTTCCCTTTTCACTAAAGTATAGTTAAGCAATATACCATTAGAATCAAAATTTGGTAAAATTAATCTATTTGGTACTCCACCTATAGTGAATGGATTTGAGAAATCTATGTCATTTGTTGTTTCAAAAATTTTACCACCACCAGAAACTTGGGTACCAGTTGTAATAATTGGTGCATAAGAAACATCAAAGGTGTCACCTAATACAGGTAATGTTATACTAAAATCAACAATAGTAACACTAGGTCTTTTTCCTGGAATTTTTAAACCAAAAGTTCTAGCCATAGATAAAACTGATTTTCTTTCTTTTGCGTAATCTATTTGTGTTTCTTGAAACATTCTATCAGTATTAACTGATAACATATCACCTACAGCCGCATTTAATTCTAGAAGCATCATACCAACACTAGCGTCATTAAAATCATTAAATATGTCTGGGTAATATTGTCTTACCATATCGACTAATTCTGCACGTATATCAGCAAAATTTCTTGCTGTATAATTTATTCCTTGATTTGCCATAATTTATTTATAGTTTTACTACTACTATGTCTGATGTTGTAAAAACAGCATCTGTTATTGTATATTTTAAAGTGAACACAGCAGCGTATTCGCTTTCGGTAGCTTCTTCAACTAAAATTTCATCTAATTGTAATTTTGGTAAATAAAGTTTTACTACTGATTTAATTTCTTCTTTAACGGCATTTAACGTCATTCCATCTTGTGGTTCAAAGATAAATTTTAATAAATCAGTACCAAAGTCTGGTTTATAAAGTCTTTGACCTTTTCTAGTTAATATTATATGTAGAAGGTCGGCTTTTATCGCTTGACTATCTTCATCATTCAAATCTAAGAAAAAACCTTTGTTACTATCCTTAAAGGGGTAATTTATGTTTATAAAGCGACCATTAGCCATTGTTTTCTATTTTAGTTTTGAATATAAAACCTTTATATTCTTTATTTTTATCTAATCTTTTTGATATAGTAGAAATATTTACAGAAAAATAATTTGAGACATCAGATACTGATGTAAATTCATTTATTATTTGACCATTAATACTTATTTGTAAAACTTTTTTTCTTTTCTTATTTTTAGTTTCTTCTGTATGTTTAAAACCAGTTGCATTACCAACACTACCTATTTTAGCTTTAGATTGTTTTTCTTTGGTTTTTTCTAACACTTCAATACCTTTTCTAGGTGATGGTTTACCAAGTTTTTTATTACTCATTTTTAATTTAGTATCTTCAGAATGTGTTTTACCTAAATTATATTTATTACCTTTATTCCTATTACTTAACCAAGCTGAAAATTCAATGCTTCTTTTACCTAAACCACCACCACCATTATTTGAATTTACTAAAACAAAACCCCATGTTTTAAATTGTGATATCCAATATTGTTCCCAAAAATATGCTGTTTCAAAATCAACAATATCTAAAATTATTTGTTTTAACTTATAATTTACAGATGTAATCCATTTTGTTTTATCAGTTTTATTAGGTGTTTTTTTTGCTTCATAAATATGATTACTTAATCGATTTGAAGGTGTTTTAGAAGTTACTCCAATATATTTAATGTTTTTTTGGTCTTCTTCTGAAACCAAAGCATATATGTATATATTGGGGTAATTTATGTTTATGTATTTACCGTTTGCCATAATTGTGTTTATTTGATAAATATAATACTAAACAATTTTTATAAGTAAATATGGGAAATAAAAAAAGGGCCCTATTGGACCCTTTAATTTATTTATCTTTTATTAACTTGAACAACCCACACACTCAAATTGACTTTCGGTAGGTTTTTCTACTTGTTTTTGTTTTGTCATATCAATAGCTAAATGTTTAGCTTTCATATCAACGGACTCACTCCTTAAATAATACTGACCAGTTTTAAGACCTAATTTCCAAGACAAATTATGTGATGTCGTTAATTTACCAACGGTAGGTGTGCTGAAGAAAATATTAAGACTTTGTGATTGGTCAATGAATGGTGCTCTATCAGCAGACATTTCAATTAACGCTTTTTGTGAAATCTCCCAAACTGTTTTATATCTTTCTTTCATCTCTAAACTAATAACTGGTATGTTTTGAACACTACCATTATTTTTTATCAATTCACTAAGAATTTCTCTATTCCATAGACCTTCCGACTCTAAATCTTTAACTAAATGTTTGTTTACCATAGCAAATTCACCACCAGTCACTCTTCGAACATAAAGATTTGAAGTGAACGGTTCGAAAGCTTCGTTCGAACCAATTACACGAGCTGAACTAGCTGTTGGTGGGCATGTTGTAACTAAAGAGTTTCTAACACCATATTTTTTAATGTCTTTTCTTAACCCTTTCCAATCATGCATACCAGATAAATTATCTTCAGTCAACCCCCACATTTGCCATTGGAAAATGCCTTCAGAAATTGGTGAGCCCTCGTAACCATCATACGTTAACCCAGTTTTTTTAGCTAAAGCACAAGATTCACTTAAAGCATTAAAATAAATCGTTTCAAATATGTCTTTATTTAATTGTCTAGCTATTTCACCAGTGAACGCTAATTTTAATATAGCAAACACATCTGCTAAACCTTGTATACCAATACCTAATGCTCTTTGTTCTAAACCACCTTTTCTACCTTCTGGTGTTGAATATTCGTTAACCTCTAAAGCTATGTTTAATGATTTTGTTATTGAACGTGCTACTTTACCTAATTCTATGAAGTCGTAAACTCCATCTATAATATATTTTTGAACTGGGATGCTAGTAAGTGTACAAATAGCTGTTGTTTCAGCATTGGTCGTCTCCATAATTTCCGAACAATTATGTACTAATATATCATTACCAAAAAAATTATGGTTATCCTCAACAGTAATATCGTATACTGGTATTTTTTCGTTTAATTTTTCTATTTTTATCATTTATTTTAATTTTTAAATTTCCATTTAAAACCACCAGCAGTGGTTCCTTGTTTACAAGCTCTACTAATTCCAGACTTATGTTTAATATTATTCTTTTCAGCTGCTTCAACAGTAGTTAAGTAAGTGTCAATTTCTTCACCATTTACACTCATTTTAACAACAGTTTTAGCGTTTGGGTTATTTTCTCTAGTATTATTAATAGACATCTTTTTTAAAGTTTCATCATTAGCTTTTCTACCTAAGTTCCAATGATTACCATTTATTTTAGCTTTATGTGATGGTCGTTCTTTTAAAGATAACCCATACATATTGTTATTAACACCAGTAGCGTTTAACCTATGTTTTTCACGTATTTCTTCTTTATTTGGGTTATTAGTAAACGTATCACCACCTAACCCACCTTTAGTTAAATTGGTTAGAATACCACTTTTATTATGTCTAAAACCCATTATATCTATTAATAAACTTTCAATATCATAAGCGGTTTGTTCTTCTAACCCTTCAACTATTTTTATTATTATGGGTTCTAACCCATTTTTTAATATTTGATTAATAACATTTAACTTATAAATATTATTTGTTAAATCTTTATTTTGTTCTTTTATTAATTTTAAATGTTTTTCTAACCTATTAGAACTATCTTTACCCTTTCCAATATAAAAAGGTTTATTTTTAAAAATATAATTTCCAAAATTATACTCACCAATTTCTCTAGGGTCCAGGTAAGCGTATACGTAATATTTTTTTTCCATTGTGATTTCCATTATAACAATAAATATAATGGAAATCACAAAAAGATTAAAATATTTCTAATACATCAGTCTCAACTAAATCTTTAGCTAACACATATCCTCTATTTTTTGTGAATATTTGGTGTTCTGGTGTGCAAATAATATGTTTACCAGTTTCCTCATCAGTTATCTTTAAAACATCAGCTGACTCATTCATTAAGGCAGCATTTGTTATCTTTTTATATTCTGGTTTATTTGTTTCAATATTATAACTTAATACTTCTATACCGTGTTCTACATTAAAATCGTTAACAACATCGGAAATATTAAAATCAACTTCCTTACCATGATATTTTGTTTTAATAATTGTTTTACCATCAACACACAAATTACTAGAGTGAATCATACCAATATTTTTTTGGTTGGATTTCTCATTAACGTGGTCTTTAAAGCACATATATGGCATACCAGTTTCAATTTGTGATTCCAAAATTTTAAGCCATAAATCATGTGCTTTAATTTTGGTACCAATACCCATCTCTACGGCCTTATTATATTCTTCCTCATACTCTTTACCATAAATACCATAAAATGGCTTTAAACCAGCTTCTTTTATGTCGTTTGGACAGAATAAATACCAAGCATCATTTGTTTCAACAGCTCTCATAAAATTATTTGGAATCCATAGTGCTGAAAATAAGTCACGAGCCCTTAAAGTATCATCACCTGTCTTTTTTCTTATATCTAAAACATCAAAAACATCTTTATGCCATGGTTCAATATAAACAGCACAAGAGCCAGGTCTTTTACCTCTTTGGTTCCAGAATCTAAGTGTTTCATTAACAACTTTAAGGTATTTTAAAATACCACCAGCTTTTCCGTTTGAATTACCCACATTACTTTCTTTTGAACGAATATTTGAAATAGCTAAACCTATACCTTCTGCTTTTGATGATGATATAGCAATTCTACCTAGGATATCTAATAACCCTTCTGTTGAATCATCTGGGACAATCGATAAATTACACGAGGCAATTTGACCAATTGTTGTTCCTATGTTCATTTTTATAGGCGTTGCTGGGCTTTCTTTTTGATTACTTATGTAATTGTATTTTTCAATAAAATCTTCAGCGTTTTCTGTCACCATAAGAGCGACCCTAACATACATTTGTTGTGGTCTTTCTACTATCACACCATCTTTTGTTTTTAAAAGATATATGTCTTTAAGAGAACACCAACCAAAATAATCAAAATTAAAATCTCTAGAATAATCGATTGTTGATTCGATTAACTCTATATTTTCTTTAACTTTATTAAAATACACATCATTCAATAAACCTAAATTGTACATTTTTTTTATTGCCTTCATGAACGAGTCATCGGTTTCTTTATGTAATTTAGTTATGGATATATTTGCAGCCAATTTTGAATAGTCTGGATGATTCATAGCTAATGATTCAGATACGACTGAAATCAAATCATCTAACTCATTTGTTGTCATATCATCAGCAATACCTTGCGTAACCTTTATAAACACCTCGTCAGCGTTAACTTTTAACCCTTCGGATTGTTTTTTTATTCTGGTAAGAATTTTATTTGGGTTGAAATCTATTTTATTACCGTTTCTTTTTATTACTTGCATATTTTTATTTATTAATGTTAAATTTCTTCATCAAATGAGATTGGCCCACTTAAATCAGCTGATTTATATTCCGTTGAACGACCCTCGAAAAAATTTGCCTTTGTTTTTAAAGCAATTTGATTCATAAACTCAAAAGGGTTTTTACTATTAAATTCTTTATCACACTCTAATTGTTGTAATAAACCATCAACAACAAACTCTAAATATTGTTTCATAACATTAGAGTTCATACCAATAAGCGAAACTGGTAATGATTCGGTAATAAATTCTTTCTCAATCTCTAAAGCAGATAAGAAAATTTCTTTAATTCTTTCTTTAGATGGTTTGTCAACTATATGGTTATTTAACAAATGAATGGCAAAATCAGCGTGCATAGCTTCATCTCTAGAAATGAATGTATTTGAATCACATAAACCTGGCATTAAACCCCTAGATTTTAAATAAAAAATACTACAGAAAGAACCAGAAAAGAAAATACCTTCTACAGCAACAAAGGCTATTAATCTCTCAACAAAAGATTCAGATTCAATCCATTTTAACGCCCATTCAGCTTTTTTCTTAACTGGTGGCATGTATTCAATAGCATTAAAGCATTCTTGTCTTTCTTTAGTGTCTTTAATGTATGTATCAATAAGTAAGGAATACATTTGACTATGTATGTTTTCCATCATAATTTGAAAACCATAAAAAAACTTTGCTTCGGTGTATTGAACCTCATTTAAGAAATTTATAGCTAGATTTTCATTCACTATACCATCACTGGCAGCAAAGAAGGCTAACACGTTTTTAACAAAAAATCTTTCCTTTTCAGTTAGTTTATTATTCCAGTGGTCAATGTCTTTAGATAAATCAACTTCTTGAGTTGTCCACATAGCGCTTAATTGTGTTTCATACAAATCCCAAATATCTTGGTGTTCAATAGGGAAAAGTACAAATCTGTTTGGGTTGTTAGTTAATATTGGTTCAGTCATTTTTTTTTATTAAATAGTTATTTTATTTTATTTTATTTTATTTTATTTTATTTTGCGCTATCTTTGAGTTGGATTATTCAATATAGTGTTTCTGTTTTGAGCAGCCGCTAATACTGTGTTAACTCTATTTTGGTTAACTTCTTCTTTATCAGTCTTATGTTCCGTTTGAGTTCTGGCACCTTTACTTTGACCCATATCTATTTGAATTCTTGCGTTATCAAATCTAATATCTTGAAAGATGAGACCATCCTTACCAAAACGAGATTTAAGTATCGCCATTGTCGCAGTACTAGCTTCTTTTTGGTCTAAGTTTTTCGCTATAGACACAATAAAGTGACCAATTTGGCCTTTTTTAATTGAACCACCTATTTGGTTAGCTTCAACCACATCAGCCGAAATAGAGCTTCTATTACCTTGAACAGCCGTCCATCCAGCTATATCTAATTCAGATAAAAGTGTTTCAAATTGTCGCATAACACTACCTTCACCAGCGTTAATATCATCAAATTTTCTTGATGGTTCAACACAATCAATATAATCTAATAAAACTATATCTGGTCTAAAACCTTGCGCTATCAACTTTCTAATGTGTTGTCTAATAATTGGAATTGTAGTACCATCACTAGAGAACTTTTTAAGTTTAAGGTTTTCATGAGGTAATTTTGCAACAATTTCAAATATTTCTTCTTTGTGTAAGCTTAAACTATTTAGTTCATATCCAGAAGAACAAGCTAAATGTTTTCTTTGGATAACTTTTGGGTTGTCTTCGAAAAATATTTGTAAAACTTTATAACCATCTGCCATTGCGGTGTTAGCTAATTTTGTCATCATGGTTGTTTTACCAACACCGAATGGTGCTAATATTACTGCTAACTCACCTCTGGATAACCCACCATCCATGACTTCATCTAATCCTTTTATTCCAGTAGCAATTGGTTTTCTAAAATCATCAATTAAAACATGTTCTATACCATCAAAAACGTTAATACCATCATCTTTAGCATCACCATGCTCAAGTGCTTTCCTTATAATAGCTTCAACTTGTTCGTAATCTTCAAGGTTACCTCGTTCGATGATTTTATTAACTTGCATCATCGATTTTCTCATTTCTTGTTGTTTACAAAACCTCATCGCCATATCTTGGACTTTCAAGGTATCATTCAAGTCAGCTTCTTGGATTTTACGTAGTTGACTGATAACATATTTTCTTTGGTATTCGTCCTTAACATCTTCTAGTAATCTGAATTCAAGGCTACCAACATCTGGAACGATGTCATCAGTAGCCTTTGCATCTTTTATTGTTGCAGCGATTACTCGCAAATACTGGTCTTCAAAGTAGTTTGGGTCAACGATATCTAATATAGAATTTGCAAACTTTCTATCCGTTAAAAATTGTGCTATAAGCCTTAATTGGTAGTCGTATCCTAAATAACCGAAATTATTTTTATCTATTTTTGCCATTCTATTTTTATATTTTTTTTCACCTGTGTTATAATAAATATTTAATGATAATTATTAAACTGTCACCATTGAATATTTATTTCTACTAGTTGTTTGTCTAATCTCAGACATAATTTCTGGGATAACTTCTCTAATATCAACACTAACCCTAGGGTTTAAAGTAAAAAATTCGTTTGAAAATTGTGCTGACACAACGACTCTTTTATCGACCTTAAATTCAAATTGAAACTCGTCACCTTTTTTGGCTGGTGCTCTATAAGATTCATCTGTTTGTACAAAGTATGGGTTATAATTTTCCCAAAGGTACTGCATTGATTTTCTTTTTAAATAATTAGGTATGATACCTAACGTACCAAATTCACCCTTGTTCATACCAGCAATTTCATCAACCATTTCTTTAATATCTAGCGAATTGATTGAGTCCTCGTTAAAATCAAAAATATGGAAATATCTTTGACAAATGATGTTATTATTAATATAAAGTACGAATTCAAATCTTTGTTCTTCTATTTTTTTCATAATTGGTGCGGTTGTTTTTTCTTTTGCGTTCATATAGTTGTTTTTTTTTAAAATATTAGTTTTTCTCTAGCTATTAAGTTTTTAAAGGGTATAAGATATTCTGGATACCTGTATTCGCCTATAGTTTTATCAATCCCATCTCTTTTCATGTATATTAGAACGTTTTTTAAGTCTCTACCCGATGAGTCTAGGGTTCCGTCAATTAACTCTTCTAAATTTCTTATACCATCTTCGGTCATCATAGGTTTTCTTAAGTTAACTAATTTTTCATTTATTTCGTAAACTTTTTCACCTTGTACACCTTCAGTAACAGCATTGATAATATTATCCAATACTTTAAGTGGTTTTTTCTTATCGACTAATCTTTGTTCTTGTTGTTTTTTTGCATTTTCTAAAATTTCGGTTAAACTTACTTTTCTTTGTGTCAATTCTGGAAATAATGATATTAGTGTTGTTTCACCTAAACCTTTTATACCCTTGATACTATCACTTGAATCACCAGTCATTGTTTTTATCAACGCTGCATTTTCATAATGATAACAAAAATACGAAGAAAAGTTGACATTATCAACATATTTCTTCAAATCTAGAAAATAAACTTTAATATTTTCTTGAATTAACTGTGCCATATCCCTATCATTAGTCATGATAGTTATTTTCTCGTTTTCTTTTTTCGTTAAACAATAGTAAGCTATGAAGTCGTCACCCTCAATTATTTCATCTTTTAATTGTCTAATATACATTTCATTTAGATATTCCCAAACAATTTCTCTTTGTAATAATTCAGACTCATCAATAGGTTGGGTACCGTTTTTATAATCCTTACCTCTACCGCTTTTGTATGGTTCGTAAATTTCATATCTTAACTTACCACTAAAGTTACCGTCCCAAAAAACATAGACCCTATGATATAAATCATCGTCTAATATCATTCTAAGTGTAGTAAGGAATTGATAAATACCACCAACATGATTACCGTGTTGGTTATATTGACTTTTGGCTCCGAAAAACCCTGTCTTAAACAGGGCGTTTCCATCTACCAATAATGTATTTTGTGTTTTTAAAATAATTTCACCATTACGTGGTGGTCTTTTGTTCATATTAGAACATTTAAAGGGTTAATAAATAGATTTAATCTTTTTCGTATGCATCAGCATCTAAAGCGATTTCTTTAACATCAAAATCATCAAATGATGTACCTAACTTTTGGTTAATGAAATCTTTGTTTGCTTTAACGTAATCGTTTTTTTCAGTTGGGTTCACAAACCCATGTGGTGTTGAGCAGATAGAACCCATTTGTTCGATTCCATTTACGTGATTTTTAACACATTTTATGTCAGTCATAACACCAAATTGGTAACTTCTACCAGCGTTTACCGCATCCAATTTTTTCGCTGAAGATGTTGTCATACCACCCATGTGAAAAATGAGTCTAACACCATATTTGAAACCTTCACCACCATTGTGCATAACAGTTGGTTGACCTACGGCATTTGGTCTTAACCAGATTTTTTGCACAGCGACAAATGTATTTATAAAAGGAGCGTCTTCTCTTCTAGAAGCTGGAATTCTAAAGTTTAGAATTGACTCAAAAGCTCTTTTTAACGCACCAGCAGTCCATTGGTTGTTGTTTGTGTTTGAAACAGCACCTTCGTAGCAACCAATAGAACCAATTGAATCCCAAAGGAACGTAATATTTCTATTTAATTCACCTCTCATTTGCTTATCCATAAGGTCATTCATTGCATGTGCAACATCTTCAACGACTGGAATGTAACGTTGTGGTGATGTTGTCAGCTTACCAGATTTGTAGTCAAAATTTTGATACATACTAACTAAATCCATTCCACCTAAATAAAGGAAATCTTCACCTTCATAATCAATCACCTCACCAGTTTCTTCATCGCAAACTTCAGTATACTTAAACCCAACTAATCGTGCGTGTTCCCAACTAAAACTTCCTTCTGTGTCAAATATTACAATATAGTCACCCAATTTTTGAGCACCAGAAATTGTTTCGTAAATACTAGTTGATTTACCTACATCCGAGAAACCTCTAAATTGTGAGGTATAACCACGTGGAACCCCTGGAAGACCTACGGCATCGTGGAACGCTTTTTTAAACGGAATCCAAGCTAATTCTTTTTCTTTAACGATTTGACCACCTAAACCTAATGACGCTTTCATAGATTTATTATCAAATTCTTTTTTTTCAATTGTTTTTTTTTGTGGTTTTGTCGCCATTTATTATAAATTTTATTTGTTTGTTTATTATTTTAGAACAAAAAAGAGGTAATTCCTCACCTCTTTTTGTTTTGTTTAATTTTAAATTAGAAAGGTAAGTCATCTTCTTCTTCAGTAGTAGTAGAAGAAGTTTCAGCAGTTTCAGCAACTTGTAAGTTAGCTTTGATGTTCTCAACACCCATTGTTAACTCAGCCTCTAAAGTAGCGTTAGGGTTTTCAGAGGTTAATGCTTCTTTAGCAACAAATTTTCTCTCTTCTTTATCCCATACTGGAATTCCACCTTTAACTATAATTTCTAAGTAATCGTAAGTTCTTACCGAATAAACGTCTTCCCATACTCTAGAATCAGACAACCACAAGTCTTTTAATTCTTGGTCTTCTGATAACGTAGAAGGGTCAAGTGAGGCGACACCCGACACAACTATGCTATTCATGTTTCTGTTAATGGTTAATAATAAATCACGACCATTTTCTGCGTTTGTAACGTCTTTTTTGATTGCATTAAGAACACCAATGATTTTATCATAGATACCCTCTTTACGGTAATCATGGTTAAATCTCCAGAATTTAACGCCTTCATCTTCACGTTCTCTGTCAATTACTTTAACCACATACATTTTACGTGCGTTGTATTTTTTAGCTAGTTCTTTATCAGAATCTTTACCTGTCGATAATAGAGCCTCACGAGCTTCACAAAAAGGACAAGCCTCACCTTTTTCATGTTTTAAACATGCGAATGTTTTCCACTCACCGTCCAGTTGAACTTTATGGGTGTGTATTTCCACAATTGGTGTAGAACCATCATTTGTTGGAAGAATTCTAATTTGCTTAGTTGCTTTATCAATACCTTCTTTAATATAAGTATTAAAGTAGTTTTTAAGGTCATAAACCTTAGCTTCAGTTTTTACTGGTCTTGGAGCATTGTTTTTTTCATACTGCGCAAGCATAGCGTCTAATGTGTTGTTTTCTGTAGTCATTTTTTTTTCTTGTTTTATATATTTACGTTATTTATTTTCTTTTAAATTGTTATACAAATATAGTAACTTTTAGGTGAAAAGTCAATAGCTTTTAACCCTAAATTAAGGTATATTGTTAAATTATTTTTCTAAATAAAGAAACCATAAACACATAATTTTATACAAAGGTACGAAGATTTTACTGTATATGCAACAAAAAAAATAACATTTATTGTAATAAAACAAAAAAGACCCTAAAATAGGGTCTTTATAAGTATATTTGTTTTGTTTTAGATGTCTTCTTCTTCAAATTCGTTTGTGTTAACAGTAAAACTTTTTTTGATGTTTGGTTCACTGTAATCATAATCAACGTCATCTTGTTTCAATACGTATTCTTCTTTTTTATCATTACCCATTACATCATATGCCCCTTCTTTATCTGCCCAATAATCAGTTAATTTCTGACTGTAAGGGAATGAACTCAACGAACGCATTTCTAATTTTTCAACAGGTGTTGGGTTTCTTTTGACTATTTCTTTTTCTAAATCTTCAATCTTAGCAGAAACAGAATCCATTCTAGCTATACGTGCTTCTAAATCAGATAATTTATTCAATAACATTTCTGAATTTTTACTAGCATTATCAGCAGCTGCTTTAGCTTCTTCTGAACCTTGCACTAAAGAAGTAACGTCTACTTCAACCGAATCATCTACTGGTTCCTCAATAGCTGGTTCCTCAATAGCTGGTTCTGGCATATCCCCAACTGGCGCTTCATCACCTGTTGGTTCAGAGTCAACACCTAACTCTCCAGCAACAGCATCAGCAGCGTTTGCGTCTACATCACCGTTACCTTCAGCATCTGCTGGTTGTAAGTTGTTTAGGTTTTCATCATCTTCAGCTTCTTCTAAATCATTACCTAGTAAAAGAGCTTCACTATTATATTCTGGTTCTTTTTTTTCTTCATGATAGAAATCATAATTTTCAAGTACCTTGAATCTTTTCAATTCTTCTTTAAGTAATTCTGGGTTAAATTTATTTTTTCTCATTAGAATAATAGTTGTCTTCCGTCTTCTGTTATTATTTTTTTATTAATTCTTTCAATAAGGCTTTTATCACCTTTAATAACACAAACACCAGAACTACAATCTAAATTTGGGTCTTGACCTTCAGTATTTAAAAAACCTTCTAAGGCTTTATCTAATTTACTAACTTCTTTTTTGTTTTCTTTATTTTCCATGATTTATATTTTTGTAAATATTATCTTTTTAATATAAATATCACAAAACCATTAAAAAACTCTACTTATGTTGAAAATAGTGAGTTCACCATTATTAATAAGAATCATTTTGTTTTGATATAATTCCCAATCTATTTTTATCGATTTATTATCAATATTACCAATTGATTCTGGAAATTTTTGTTGGATTAGTTTGTTTAAAGCATTTATTGTGTATAAAGCATCACCTTTTTTATGTATTGGGACGGCACTAGTAAATAAATTTTTAAGGTTTAATTGTTTATCTTCTGGTATTGATATTTTAAATGTCATAATTAATTTGGACTCATCATCCAAATTTTTATAACAGAAAACTTTATCCTTAGTAACTTTAAATCTTGAGTCTAGGTAACTAAGAAACCACTCCACTCTCTCTGGGAATATGAATGAAGCTAGAAGTATTGTTTTGTTCATTTGTTATAGAATATAAATATGGTATATATCTAACTTGATTGTCAAGTTCATTGATGGTATTTTTATATTCTATAAGTATCTTATCATTGGTCAAAAAGACTGAGCTTTTTATAATTATTTTATCTTTTATTTTACTATAATCTAAACCAATATATTTTAACAATTTTAAATCAACACCAAAAATAATTTTGTCTGAGTAAACATACAACATTTGCCCATTTTGGTAAGTAATTTTATTTTCCATAGAATGGAATTTTCTAATTATTTTTCTAATAGTTTTAGCATTATATTGTATTGGGTCAACAAAAACATAGCTTATATCTGAAATTAAGTCGGTAAGGACTTTATTTATAAACCAAGATAAATCTTCTTCATATTTATCTCTTTTTTCTGTTCGTTTAAGTGTCCAATATAGTTTTTCACCCAATTTTCTATCCATAACATCAAAATTTGGATAATTTTTATTAACATAATCAAAACCAACTATTAATGTAGGTAATCCATGAATAATATCATCCATGGATACCACCACATTAAATTCTTCTGAAACACTTACCTTTTGGTTTGATACTATATTTGCAATCTTCATTTTACAAAGGTACAAAATTATTTTTAATATACCTAAACTTTTTTACTAAAAATCATAGATTCAACTTTTCTTCTAATAATCAAACCCTTTAAAACACCATCTTTTTTACCAGTAATTGGTCCTCCCATAATAGCTTTAGCTGCTTCATCATAATTTGAGTTATCGATATCGTCTTTAATACCTCTTGTGTTTAAAGTACCAGAACCAGTGTTATATGTATATGATATAATACTAGCTTTTTGGTTATCATTTAATTTATCCCAATTTGTTTGACCTAAAACATCAATCACCGAATTTTTAAATCTAACATTAATATCGTATTGTAGTGTTAATAAAGCTGTTTGTTCAGTAAATACGGTATTTTTTGTTACTTTTTGTGGTGCGGCACCAGAAGAAGTAACTATATTATCAGTACCATAACCACCTCTATATTTATCTTGGTCAAAAGTTGTTTTAGTACTAAAACCTTCAAATGATTTAATGATTTCACTAGCTCTTTCTACCCAGCCACCTTTTAAATTATTAACCATTTCTATTTGTTTTTGGTTAGGTTTGATATTTGGATAACTAGAACCCGATGGGCCGTTGTCACCACCATCAGCAACTCCTTTAACGTAAACATATTTACAATCTCCATCTGAATATACTGCTGGGTTACCATCTTTATTTTTAGGGTTTTTTACCACAGGTTTATATGGTTTACTATAATCTGGAGTATAACCATAAGTTGTTGGTTGGTCGTCATATAAACATTTTGCCGCTGTACCATGATATTCGAAATGCCAAAACTCATCAACACCAACACCATCCCTTAAATTTATTGGTATTATGAAACCAAATTTATAGCTATTGTCCATAAACCATTTTAAAGATGTATTATATTCAAAATTAAATCCTTCTTTAGCGGCACTTGCCTTAATTGGTGTGAAATTACCTTTTTTTAACGTATTAGTTGGGCTAGTTTTTTGAACAATCATTTGTATATCTACAGCTATACCCCAAGAATGATTTGATGAACCAGGTCGTGCTACAGAGCCTTTTGTACAATTAGGGTTACGCTGACACGCATCATATAATGACTTTTGATATGTTTGACTTCTATATAGACTAGTTATGGATAAATAATTTTCACCTATTTTAGGGTAATTTTGGTCTTTAGCAAATATAACAAACGCTTCTAGCATTTCTTTTAAAGGTAAAACAGCTTCGTCTAACATTTGTTTACTTGTGGCTGTATTTCCAACATTATTAATTTTAGGGGTTTGTGTTAGTTTAATGTTATCACCTTTTTCTATATCACCGTTAAAACCACCATTGTCCATAATTGTTCTAACTATTGGTGGAAAAGAACCGCTTGTAGCGCTACCACTACCACTACCACTACTATTTCCACCTGTAATCCCTAAATTATCAATAAATGACATATATAAATCCAATGCAGTAATTAAAGGTGTTTCCGCATACCTAATCCTAACACCTGTGAAATTTGTTGACATGTGATTTGGTTTTATTAAGTGTTTGACTCTTGTAATCATATATGCACCATGAAACATAGGTATATTATCTAATTGAAAGTACATCATAGGTTGTATCATAGCGTTACCCATCATTTCAATTTGGGCCGTATAGCTTCTTACTGAATAAACATTGTAAAGATTTTGACCAGCAATACTTCTATTATTTGCACCACCTTTTTGAGATATATCATCTTGTATCTGTAACGATTCATCCGTTTCAGTAAACTCACTTTGGTCCAAACTAATGTCCTTAAATAAATTTTGATTTTGTTGACTGTACCTTACCACAAAAGCACCAACAGCGTCCTCATAAGGCTCATCATCTGTTTTAAAATCATCTGGAATACTAGGGTTAATATTTACACCTTTTTCATCATATAAACATCTAAGGTCGAAACCATCGTTAGGATAATCAGAAGTACTATAATCCAAATGCTGTGATTTATTACCAACATACGCACAAACAAATGAAGGCCCACAAGTTCCACCAGCAATAGCTTCGGTGTAACTACCATAAGGTTGAAATATCGCTTCTACTTCTTCTTTATTTTTAAAATTAATAAAACTAGGTAATGCAATAAAATCAAAATTATTATCGGATAATAATTGACTAATAGCACTATAAGACGAAGTGTTAGGGTTTTCTAATAAAAAATCATTAATTGGTAACGGATTAACATATAATTTATCACCAATATCTTTAAATGACCTACTAATAAACCTAAAACTGTCAATTAATTTTGGCGATGTTTTACTTTTATATTGAATAGCTAATTTAGAATCAGTATTACTTCTATTATTTGCACCGCATTGAAAAATGATATTATTTATATCTGTAGTACCAGCTAACCACTTATCATGTACGTTTTTACATGTTTTATATAATAATAGTTTTATTACATCCTCATTTGCGGTACCAAAAATTTCTTGTCGTATTTGTTTATCTTCATTTGTAGGTGAATAAGAATCCGCAGTAGCTTCTAAATGGTTAGTTAATTTTTCGAAATATTTATCAAAAATTTCCTTGTAAACATTTATCCCCCCTCTAAGATTTGTTTTATAATCACCATCAGTACCATATTTTTCTTTTTGTGGACCTCTCCAGATAGCATAGTTATTATTAGCTATTATAAGTGGTTCGACCAAAGCATTTATTAACGTTTTAACTGAATCGTTAGTACCATAACCATCTTTTAATTCTAATCTAAAATTATCTTTTTCCCCTAAAATATTTTGTGGTATTATTACCTCGTATTTATCTTTATTTTTTAAATTATTAATTTGGGACAGGTTAGTATATGAATTGTTTAGTAAAGTTTCAAAACCAACACCATTACCATCCCAAATTTCTAAACCATTTTTAATTGTATCCCATGATATTAAATTATCACTACCATTAACAAAATTAAAAAATATTTTTCTAAATTCATTTTTAACTTGTTGTGGTAACGTTCTTAATAAATCTCTTGGGCTGATTAACACAGGTCCAGTATACCCTTTATCTTTATCATAAAGACTTACAATATAGCTAAATTTAGTGGGTTCTTTATAAGTTTCTATGGTGTTATCTGGTAATTTATTTTTTCGCCAAATTATGGGGTCGTTAGTACCAGAACCACCACCAGTTTGTTTTCCATCTGTTAATTCTGGAGCTTCAGTTGACAACCTCCAAAGAATACTACCAATATAAGCACACCAAAGTCTTGGTACAGTTACAAAACCACCACGTACACTAAAAATATTTCTAATATAATTAATGGTTTCTGGCCAGTCTTCTCCTGTAAGAAGGCCATCCGATTGTGAGTTTTGGTCAATACCGTTACCCACAAAAGGCAATGTGTGTAAAAACAACATCGCTTTAGAGTATTCGCTAGTTTGATTATAGTATAAAGTAGAGCCAAATAAACTAATACCTTTACTTTCAGTATTTTCAATAAAATCTGGTTCAAATGCGTTTGGGTCACCATATTGAAAAGGTAATAATAAAAAAGGAAAAGTTAAGTCAGAAGTATAACCCGAATAATAAGCTAGCAATAATTCTCTATTACTACCCCATTTATTGTGTAATTTTTTACTAATAATATCACCCCAATTAATATTCTGTTGGTTTTCTGGTACTGTTTGTGGGTTTTTACTTAAATCAAAAATAGAACTATTACCACCAGAAGCTTTTCTGGTGTGTGCTAAACCTGGTCTTTTATCTCGGTAAAAAGCAAAACTTAATGGGCCTTGGATACCATTACCAAAATCCATTAAAGAAAATTCTTGCATACCTAAAGGACCAGCAAATACGTTAAAACCAGCTTCTGACACTTGTGATGGTGTTAAAACTACATTGTTTAAAACACTTAATTTTAAAGGTGAAATTTTTGTTTCCACGCCACCTTCAACAGGGTATAATTGTTTTGTTTTATTATATTCATTTAATGTTAATATTTTAATATATGTACCACCATCTAAATATTTATAATGTTGGTCGATTGGTGATTTAAAACCATTTAAAACATTCGTTTGTACTGCTGAACCAAAAGAAGAGGAATAGTTTGTTAAAAATAAATTACCACTTTCACTATCTTTTTGTAAATTAGCATAGTTTTTTTGTGTGTTTACACCTCCACTAACATCACCCCATGTTTTATTATTAAACCCATTTTGTATTGGGATAATTTTAAAATTATTTGGGTCTTTATAGATATAATCATAATAATAATAAGGGTCTACTGGTTTTCCGTCAATACTTGTAGCTAATTTAACTACGTTTCTAGATACCCCATTTATAGTACCAGTGGTGTTAGCTACAGTACTAGCACTTATATTGCTTATAATTTGTTTTAAATCTTTATTTGTTACACCTCTAACAATAGCGTCTGCTTCAGCTATTGCCATTGTTTCAATTTCTTTAACACTTAATGAGTCTTGGTCATTAGTATAAGCTAAAAAAGTCATACCTCTTATTAACATAAGCCTCATAACATCTTGTTTACTTAACAATTCAGTTCTAGAATAAGGTTCTGTATCTATAAAAATACTAGTATCTATAGGTGAAATCGGAAACCAAGTAGTTTCACTTTGTGTTATATCATCAAGTACGTCATCGGATGCTTTTTGAGCGAATATAAACGCATCTAATAAATCATCAATAAAAACTAATTCATCAACATGGTCTGGTTTTTCTAAGACACCATCTTCACCTAAATATTTATCAACGTATGTTTTGGTTAATTGGTCTTTTTCTCTATAAGCTGGCCAAGCATAAAACTCTTTTTCTTGTAATTTTTCTTTTTTTATATCCGAATTTATTATTTCAACACCAAATTTTGATTCTAGTTGTAAAATTCTTCTACCATCACCTTTTTCTTCAGCTGCGGTAGAAACAGTATAAATACTTTCCATGAATACCTCAATCGCATTTGTGAAAATTTCAATTATCCTTCTAACTGTTGGGTCAAAACCTAAAGATTCAGCAACGTTCTCTTTTAATTCTAAAGCTAATTCTTTTTTACTAGAATTAATTTGTTCATTTACAACTAATCTAGCAGCGCTTATTTTATCATATAAACCATTAAAATTGTATATGTCTAATTTAACATTATCAGCAATTTCATAATCTTTTAAATAAGAAAATATTTCTTTTTTTAATTTTTCTAAATTATTTGGTGAACCTAAAGTTTTAGATAAAGTTGTTTGGTCAAATAAATCATTTTTAGTTGGGTCGAACATTTGTCTAGTAACTGATGTGTATAAACCTTTATTCGTATCTACTTTATCAAAAAGTAAAAAATAATTTTCGTCTAAGTTACCACCAGAATTCATTTCTTTAAATTCTTTTATTTTTTCAACTACTGATACTTTATAATCTTCTGTATACCCAGTTTGTTCGTCTGTTAACGCTATATTTTTTTTTACAACGAAAAAATGTTTATCTTTTACTTCACGACTTAAATCTAAATTACTACCTAACGAATTAATTATCGCTTCAATATTATTTAATTTTTCAATAGCTTCATTACCTCTACCAAAAGAATCAGCATTTTTTGAGTTTTGAGCTATTTTTTCAACACCACCATTTATTTTTTGGATATTTTCCATTAAAGTTACCAATCTTATCACTTCGTAACCACGTTCATCGTTATATCTATTATGTATTTCTTCACCGATTTTTGTGTATGGTATTGCTTTAAGATAACCTAGTAACATATCTGATAACATAGCATAAGTATAACCAATAAATTGGCATGAAATTTCAAAATTACCTGTTTTTGAATTAAATTTTGAATTAAATTTAAGCATGTGTAAACAATATGTAACTGGTTTACCGTAATAACCTTTAATTTCTAATTCAAATTTTGGATATGGTAATTGAAAAAAAGTAGAATATTTGTTTGATGTGTTATTACCAGAAATATTTTGTTCGTTTTGGAAAATAGCGCTACCTCTAACATCAACAAAATCAATATTAACCATTGGTGCATAAGACGAATTAAAATCAATCTCAATATTTGTAATACCTAAAGCCTCATCATTACTACTATCTGAACCCAGAGAAGTTAAATCGGTATAGTTAGTAGTTAACACTTTTCTACCAGAAACATCACTTCCCTCAATAAAATTTATTGTCATAGTTTTAGAGCTTTCTCTAGTACCTACAGTATTTTCATCATCACTACTAGTTAAAACTGTTCTACCCATTCTTGTTGTAGATAAAACAACCGAAATATTTAAGTCCTCTAATGGTACCGATATATTACTTTCAGAATCAAAACCACTAAAATTATTTGGGTCAACAATTTTTGTTCTACCAGCCTCACAACCTATCTTATTTGTTATTCTATTCGCCATATAATATTTTATGTTTTGTAATTTGTTCGTTATACCTACCTATAGCACTATCAAAAGGGTATGGTACCCTAATTAATGTCATATCTGGTATATTAAATTCTAAACCACCAAATTCTGGGTTAGCTAACATAATTAACCAACCACTATATGGATTATTATAATACATCTGACTCAATTTGTCAAGTCTAGTTAACCCATGTTTATAAATCATATTTTTATCTTGACCAGAATTAGGTATTGTTATACCAATCACTGGCTTCATATTAGCGTTAACTCTGAACGCATTATATCTATCTACATATTGTCCCATAATTATATATTAAATAATAATTTCTTTAGTTATATTTATTGTTGTTTTACCAATAACATCAATTTTAAAAACATATTCATTATACGTACTTCTTTTAAATAAATAATTAAATTGAGCAACAAATTCTCGCTTTTGAGTTGGAAACTCAAAAGCGTTAAGATATGGTATGGGTAATGGTGTCGCTTCTGTTTTTATTAATTTACCAATACCAAGTTCTATTGCTGTGTTTTTAGCATCATAAAGTGTAACTCTATAATCATAATCTTTTATTAAATTGTCTGCCTTAAAAGTTAATATACATAAACCATTAAAATCATTACCAATTTTAACACCATCTACTTTTATATCAATACACTCTATTTTTTCAATTGTTGTTGGTTGTGGTGCGGGAGATTGTTGTGGTCCAAAAGCTACAGAAGCTTGTTCAGCCGCTTTTTCTTGGTCGATTTCTGGTGTGTTATCGGTTATTGTTTCATTTGTAGCTGTACCTCCCTCAATATAAGCTTTAACACTTCCATTGTATGGTGGCTCATCAATTAAATTATTAAGATAATATGGTGCATCAGCTAAATCGTTACCGTCTTTATCTTTTCTTAATGGTTTATCCTTTGAAATATAATCAGCTCTAGGGTCATAAACTTGTGAGTTAGCAAAATAATTAAATGATAACGCATTTTGTAATTTATTTAATGGTCCCATAAGTGTTGAACCACCTATAAATTTAAAAGACATACTAACATTTGCTATCATAGGTTGTACACCTATACCTTCTGGGTTAAGGTCCCAAACCAATGGTTCGTAATCAATATTAATACTATCGATAATAATTTTTGTATTGTAAAAATCACCTATTCTAAGTATACAAACTGGAGCTCTACCAAAAGCTAAATTATTAGCGCCTTGGTCTTCTTTAGTTTTACCTTGTCTGGTACACTGTAGTAAAAACGTTAACCTAGAGTTTAAACCTTCTGGTGTTGTTGAGTGGAAGGCTGGGTGAAAATAACGAATTTTTTCTCTAAAACTATCAAACACAAAAGGGTCGCTATAGGTTAATTGTTCAAAATAATTACATTCAGTATAAAATCTATTTGTTATAGTTGTATTTATAGTTTTAGTCCTTTTTTTAATTATTGGTGGTGGTGTAGCCATTTCATCTTCTGCCATTTGACTGCTATACTCGAAATTAATAGTTGCACGTCTATCTTGTTTACACTGCAACGTATCGTTAGGACATAAAATATCTCTATCTTTATTGCTTACATTTGGTGGGCATTTTTTACAACCAGTACCAGTTAATTGTTTTGTTTCACCAATTTTAAAACGTTTATCAAAATCTGATTCAGTTAATTTTGGTAAAGCAGCTTTAATACTTGGCCACCATTTTTGTTTAATATCTTCTTTAATTTTTTCTGCTCTAGATTTAGCTAGTTTTTCATTATAAACTGGACTACCTTGTTGACTAGCATAACCAGTTATTGTAGCAACACAATGTGGACAAACCTCAGTTAAATGTTTTATAATAAAAACATCAGTATTAGGGTCAAAATAACCTCTAATTTCAAAATCATCAGCACCAACAAGGGTTGTTTTTGTTTCTAAACTACCAGAAGCACCAGATTGTGAATAATTTAAACCATAATCATACCTGTCTGGCCAACCTTCACCATCACTTAATTTACTATTATTATGATTACCAGGTGTAAAATCAGCTTTATAAGAACCCAAACCTTCACCAGCGCCATTTTTATTAATTAAATAATCAATAGGTGTAGTTGAAGCAGACATTAAACCATTTTCATATGGTTTGTATATTTCTGAATTATCATTAGGGAAATAAACAGATAAAGGTCCTGGTGGTTTTTCTGGTGTTGGATTTTTCTTAACTGGTATTGTTAAATCATCTGGGGTTGAAACACTTCTTTCACTAACTGTTAGTTTTTTACCCATTTCACTATTTGGGTCAATACAACCAGCCCAAAATGAATTAATATAATGGTCATCTGGTCCACTTGAACCCCTAAAAGAATTTACGTAGCTTGGGTGGTCGACAACTATCTTAAACGATAAGTTACCACTTCTTTCAGTATTGTTATATGTATATACCGATTCACCTCTACCTATAAAATTATTAGCTTCCCAGCTAACGCTGTTATTTTCACTAAACTGTATATCATATGGTGGAAACCACATAATTCTACCTTTTTTACCAGATAATAAATCTCCTGGACCAACTTCACATTCTGGTAAATTTTCATATTCATCACTCCACGCTAAGTTTTCTATAGAAAACATAAATTTTTTAGGGTCACTTGGTGCGTTGGCGTAAGGAGCTATTTTTGGAAAACCATACTCATCTAATATTGAATTTTCTGAATTTAATCTGTACGGTACATTATTTGAATCCCATAAACCGTGACTTCTAACCATTTTGGACACGGTATCGTACCTATCTAATGTTGTCCAACTTCTACAATAGGTATCTTCAGCACTATAAGTACCTCCACTATATCTACCTGTTGATAAATCGAATAACCCTTCTTGTAATACAGCGTTACCTTTAGAAAAACCTTTACCGTTAGCTGTTTGTATTTGTGTTGACTGTTTATTCATATCTCCTTTTCTGGAAATAACATTTTTCATACCAATACTATTAAATAATATTTGTGTTTTAACTAATAGTGATTTTTTATCACCAGTCATTCCGTCATAATCCGCTCTAGCGTTTACTGACTTACTACTAGAATTACTAGTCCATGTGAAACCAACATCACTAATTTTTCTTTCATCATAACCAGAATTAGATATGAATTTGATTCTATCATTAACCGAGTCATAAACTTGATAAGTACCAGTAAAGTTTTCTTCTGGACTTTTAAATCCATCACCACTGACTTTTTCTTCTCTTAAATAACTTAAATCAGCAATACCATCAGTAGAGCTAAATAAATTTATTTTAGCACCATTTTTACTAAAAGCATAAACCAAAGCATCGGTGATTTGCGTTTGACCTTTGTTATTTGCGAAAGCTGGTGCGTATCCGCTTCTAAATAAAGATTTAGAAGGGTTATCAGAACCTCCAGCGTTAGTCCCTATTTGATTTGCTTTAATGTTTTTTAAAAGGGTTTCTATTTGACCTTTACCTGTGTTTAGAATCATAGAGTTAGCTCGTTCAATGTTACCAGCTCCATTATTTTCTGTTTGAAAAATAGAACCCTCTGGTTCTAAATAACTTCTAGGTATTGTAAACCCTAATATTTTACCAGCAGTGTCTAATATCCTACCACCACCACTTTTAGGTATAGTAATTTTGTAGCTTGGCCTTAAACCAACCAAACCGTCACCTTTTATAAGACTAAGTATATTATTTTTAACGTTTAATGAACCAAGTATTTCTTGTTGAACATTAAAAGCAGCGTTATTAGCTAAAGCCAAAGCCAATTGTTGTCCACCTATGTTTCCTAGCTTGGTATCTTTTACAATACCTGTAGCGCCTAATATTCTACCAGCTAACGAAGACCTAATATCAAAATTAGGTACTACACCGCCTTTACTAAAACCTAATCCTTGACCACTTATAACGCTACCGATAACATTTGCAGCTTGAATAGCACCACTACCACCTAAATTTAAACCACCATAAGTGTCTAAATAACCAGAAACTTGTTGAGTTATATCTAATGGGTTTAGGTTGATGAAATCAGCCATATCTATTTGTTTAGAAACATCTAAATATAAATTTTTTATTACGTTTTTCTTTCTAAATTGTCCATCAATAGTTTTACCAATCAATCCGTAATCATTTACATCTTGATTAGCTGTAGTTGGATAATTTTGAGTACCTTGTGGCCAAACACTATTTGGAAAATTAACGTTAGGTATTGCACTAATGTAATTTATATCAGTTAAAGCATTTGCAGTTGAAGAACCGTTTTGAAATGTGTTGATGTTAATGTTTAAATCCTTGAATAAAATACCATTTGTTTCCAAAGGCAAATATAATGGAATAACATTACTACCGTTATTGACAAGTGTGTCTAATACTGGCTCACCAATCTTAGGACTACCATTCAATGAAGTTGATATCTGTGGGTAAGTTGGTAGTAGATTTAAGTTCAATAAGAAGTCCCTAATACCATAGTTAGTTGCAACATCTGTAATAGTATTTTTAGTTGTTGGTGTAGGGGCTGAAGTATTATAAAAAATTGGCATAGTTATTTATTTATATATAAATACTATACTAATAAAAATTTTGATAAAATAAATGCTTATTGTAAAAGAAGGTCAAATAAAAAAAGACACAATACGTGTCTTTAATTAATTTATATTATAATTAAATATTTATAATAATATATAATAATATATAATAATATATAATAATATATATAATACTTTTTATTTATACAAAAATACGGTTTTTATACCACAAAGTCAAGTGATTATAACATTAATTTTTAATAAAAAACATAACTTGTTGATTATCAACTATAATTATGCTTTATTTTTACCACCATTTCTATTCTTTTCAAGTTCAACTTGAATAATCCTGGATATATCTCTTTTGAAAGAAGCGTCTTTTAATAAGTCTACTGCTTCTCCAGGATTATTTCCTGGACTTTTTAATAATATTTCACCGTTTATGTTTATATTACCAAATGAATGTGTAACCACATTACTACCTTGTGATTTAGAAGTTTTATCAATAGCACCTCCAGGTTTCATAGCCAACAAATCGTCTTTATTATCAATTGGTGTTATTTTACCACCTTGTATTATCCCTCTACCTTTAGAAAAATCAGAACCTAACATATTACTAGACGAACTAATAGCAGAACCTAACATACCAGATAAAGGAGAGCTACCCATTCCACCTATTATACCATCATTTAATGGTCTGGTCATTCTATCTTCATCACCATATATTGCGTCACCACCAGCTTCACCTAAAGCACCACCAGCAAAACCACCTAGAGCAGCGCCAATAAGACCACCAATAATAGTCCCAACAATAGGAAAAGCAGAACCAATAGCGGCACCAGCAGCGGCACCACCCCATGCTCCTAAACCAGCACCAGCACCTTTAGTGGCAGTTCTTCCAGTGTTTTCACTTTTATCCATACCTTTTTCAGCGTTTTCACTCCATTCACCCCATGCAGCTAAACCACCAGCTAAAATACTAGCACCAACACCACCAAAACTTTTAAGTCCACCTTTAAAATTACCCGCCATACCTTTACTTGTTTTTGCGGCAGCACCTGTTATTTTTTGATTAAATATTTTTTTACCAAATTTATCTAAAACACTTTCAACACCATCTGTTGGGTCACTATCACCACCACCCATACTAGCTGCCATATTAAACCCTTTAGCCAATGCAATACCGTTAAGTAACCATTTAGCCGCATCGAAGAACATACCACCAAATGTAGTAGCACCATAAATCATTGCTGACATAATAGGGTTATCAATAATAAACCCACCAATAGCTGAAACCATCTCACCAACAACTTCAGCAAATTTCTCAACTTTTTTCCCCCAACCACCTTTACCTGTGAATTTATCGCTTAAGTCTCTTAATTTAGGAATAAGTTTTTCATTCATTGTTTGAACCAATGGCAATATAAATACTTTTAATTGATTTATTAAAAAACTTATTTGTTCATCAAAAGTTATAGATTGTTCAGCTCTTTCTTTCATAGTAGCTTGTTCCGTGATTCTGCTTTTTATAGCTTCTCTATCAGCACTAGTTAACTGACTTAATAACTTTGGTGTCCCACCAATTTCAACTTCAATTCTAGCTTTACCGTTTTCATCAAGTTTAGCTGTATTGGCTAAAAATTCTTTTTCATCCTCATCCATGGTAAAACTTACTTGACCTTTAATTTTTGTAAATTTAGCTGCATTTTTTCCAGCTGTAGCTAGTTCATCGTAAGATATACCAGTCTGTTCCGCAATAACTCTAAGTCTATGCATTTCCATAGAACCCAATTCAAATTCTTTAGTTGTTGTGTTAAATGTAGCAGAAGAAGAAGCAGCTTTAGCTATTTCTTCAGTTAAACCAGCCATATCATTTCTAGCCATGTACATCAAATGAAATGGGTCAGCCATCTTAGACCATTCACCACCCATAACTTGCAATTGAGCAGACATATCAACAGCTCCCTCGATATCAAATAATTTATCAGCAAAACCAGACGCAAATTCCATATCTACACCTAATTTAGTTACAAGAGAAGCCATTTTAGTTAAACCTTTTACACCATCTTTGAAGTTGTAACGATTAAGCATTTTTGTGTTGTTGGCTATGTTTTTCATAACCTTGGTTGCGTTGATACCCATAGCACTAGCATCATTCAATGTTTGTTCAACATACGCACCAGTTCTTTCAGCGGATAAACCTTGATTTTCCATTTCAGCCGACATCTTAGCCGCACCTTCCGCACCTAAACCAGTAACCACAGCCATTTGACCCATAGCAACCAAGCCTTCTTTACTTAAAGTAACCGTTCTACCTAATTCTTCACTATAAGCTGATTGCATTTGAGACAATTCCTTGACACCTATACCAATCATAGCGGTTTCTTTAGCTGCATTGACTATTGTAGTTCTAAAAGAATCACTTTGTTTAGATAAAACACCCATGGATAAAGCAGATTTTTTAATCTCCTTCTCCATTTCAAATAAACCTGAACCTTTAATTTTGCCGTATGCCGACTGAATCATTCCAGGTAAATTAACAAAAGCTTTACCTAAACCTTTTGCGGCATCACCCATTAATTTAGCACCAGCCAAAGATTTTTTATTGACGGAAGCTAAAGCACCACCCATTATTCTACTTTGTTTTTCAAGTTCCTCTGTTTGGTCCTGTAATACTTGAAGTTTTATATTAGCTATATCTTTTTCCTTTTGGGTACCAACAGTTGTTAATTTTTGTAACTCAATTTCACGCTGTTTGTTTTTATTAATCTCCTTTAAAGTTCTTTTATATTCATCCATTCCACTCATATAAGATTCAATGGATTGACCAATTTGTTGTTGTATCTTAGCTTGTTTAGTAAGCTCTTCGGTAAGTTGTTTAATCTCTGCTGGAGTCATAATTAATTAATATTTTCTTTTTTTGGAATCTTATACCCATCTGAATTTAAAAACTCTAATTCGGTAGTTATTGGTTTACTAACAGCGGTAAAAACGTTATTACTAGTTAATCTACCTATTATTAACCTACATTCTTTTATGTTTTCAGTTTCGGTTTTACCATCAACAATAACCCTTAAAATATAATTTGGGTCTTGAGGTAAGTTAACCTCCAAAACCAACCCCGTTTCTCTTTTATCGGCAGAAGTTTTAATCTCTGTTGGTTTTAATGTTTGTAATGTAAATTCTTTACGACCTTCTTTTTGTGCGTTATAATTAATCGTTGTTGGTTTTAAAGGTTTGAATTCTACAATATCACCTTTTTTATCGCTAAATCCTTCACCAATCTGTTCGATTATTTGTTTGTATTCATAGTTTTTAACTATATTTAAAACGGTTATTATACCATTTCCTGGATGTTTTTTACCTTTTAATTCAGCTACGAATGATTGCCAAAATGTTGGTTGTGAATAAAAAGCTTTTTGTATCATTGGGTCAGCAAGTATTTTTTCAAAAGCTTCTTTAGCGTCCAATTTTAATTCTTCTTCTTCTTTGGTGTTAACTTCTTCATTATCTTCTATATCATCATCGGTTTTATCTTCACATGATTTTGTGATAGCAACTCCTTGACCACCAATAACCCAAACTTCAGATTCTTTATCGCTAGTTATAACTTTAAATTTTAGACTAAAAGTTTTTCCGTTATCTGGTGTTTTTACTATATCTTTGTTTGCTTCGTAAATAGATGTTTCACTATCATTAGGGTTACCCTTAATATCTAAAACAAAAGTTTGCCATTTATTTAGCTCTGGTATCGATTTATTTTCGATTATTTCTAAATCAAAAACACCTCCCGTTTTTTTGTTACAACAAAAAATAACTTCAGCGTTATTTAAAATTAATTTCAATCCCTTCCCTTCAATTAATTGTTCTAAGATTATTGTTAAATTATTATTTATATCTGTAATAAAATCATTAGACTCAGTAGTACCAGTATTACCTTGTTTTTGTTGTTTAGCTGCACTAGGTGAAACTGGGTCAACTCTATCAATTACTTTACCGTCTCTAATGACTTGAATATCAGTAATGTCTTTAACAGTAACGTTTGCCCATTTTTTTTGGTCATCTAATTTATCAGCTTCTTTTGTTTTATGTGCTCTTCTTAATTCCAAATCATCACCATCTAAAGACGTATAAACCATAAAATAACGATAATTAATATTGGTGGAACCTTTATCGATGTTGTCCATAGTAATTTGACCAGAAGCATTATTAATAACTTTAAAGTTATTTTTACTACCTTTCCACGTAATAGATATCACATCTCCGTTTTGAATACTAGATTTAGTCATCACATCAAAAGGTGTTTCAACCATTAAATTGATTAATCGATTGTATTGTGCTTCTGTTATTTTTATTTTTTTATTCATCATTTTATTATTTGTTTATAAATATCGTATAAAACAAAAATACCCACTAAAAAAGCGGGTATTTTATTATGTTAATGGTATATCCCCATTTTTCATTCTATTTTTAAGACCTTCACCGCTAACCTTTGTTGTTCGATTACCTTTGGTACCTTTTGTTTTTTGTTGTTCTTTCATTTTTTCTACTTGTTCTTCTTTCTCCCTATTTTCTTTGGTTAACAACCCTAAAAAGAATCGTCTTTCATAAACAGGCATAGATAGAACATCATTATAACTCATACCTTTTAAATATTGTGTACAAATATATATTTCTTCTAATAAAGGTATTTTATACTCTGTAGTTAGGCCAAAAAAACTGGATGTTAAGTGGAAGAAAGGTGGCCACAGACCCACCTCCAGGGGTCGCAACCGTAATATTTAAGTCGATGCCACTCTCTAATTCTTCAATATAATTATCCAATACTTTTGCGTCTGAAATTCTCATAATATTAGCGAAATCTCTAATCATATTTTTATCTCTAGAACCATTAACTTCCTTAATCATCCTTTCAAACTTATAAGTTGTTAGATTGTTTACTGGAATACCTTTTTCTTTTTCATCAGTGATTGTTTTTTCCAAACCATCTATTTCTCCACATGTCAACAACTTAAATTTAACATTTACCTTCATTATCGGTAAATCGAAAGAATATAAACCATCCTCATCTGGTTCAATTGCGCATTCTTTTGTTTTTAAATCGTTCAAATTAACCTCCGTATCAAAAGGAACATCGTTTTCATCTAACAAAGTTACTGGATACATCTCACCATAACCAGTTGCTCGTAACCAAATCATGATTGCGTTTCTATCTCCTGGTAAAAGGTCTTTGTAACGCAATTCTGGGTCTAGTATTTTTCTGTTGATTAAAATTTCTAAAAATTCACCACTTTGTAATAAGTTAGGACTAGTAAGGATATTCTCATCTGCCGTTGTCATATAAGCTAATTTAACATTAGCCTTTTTATTTCTATAAGTTTTACCTTTAGAAGGTAACGGAATCACATCAAATGGTGCGTTGTAATTAGGTTGACTTAACTCTAAAATATAAGGGTCGATATTAGAAGGGTTCTGACCAAAATTTTGGTTTAAATTTACTGGTGGAACACTAGGTGGTGTTGGTGGGGTATAATAACTGTTACTATTGTTGTTATCATTAGTATAGTTATTACCTGTACTTTGAGTATTTTCGTTCATTTTATGTGTTGGATTATATAAACCAGTGTTTGTTTCTGGGTTTTTATTTTCTCTAGCAGAAGCTTGATTAGCTTGCTGTTGATATTTTTGAATATTTTCATTGTTTATTCTTAACTGCTCATCACGAAGTCTCATTTGTTCTTCATTTTTTTCACGAGCCGCTTCAGCGTAAACACTAGCAGCAGTTTTTTCAGCTAATGAAGAGTCTTGAACCACACCACTTTCTTGTTGTTGCTGTAATTGATTAAAAGTTCTTTGACGCATCATTTCAACAGCATTCATATGACCATAAGGTGTATCCTCTGGTGCCATAGCAGTACCGTATACTTCATTAGTAACCAAAGCTTTTTCGGTTTCATACGCTTCTAATTTAGCTTTTTCTGTAGCAGCGGCATTCATTTGTTCCTTACTAGGAATCACGTTTGGTTTTTTATCCATTTTAAAACTTATTTATTTGTATTATAACATTTAAGAATAAATATAGGAAATGAATTTTTTTTGTAAATAGGTGTAAATAAAAAACCATCTTTTCAGATGGTTTTTTATTATTTGTATTGTTTTAAAATTTCTTCGTTTTTTTTTAATTATATTTAGTCTCTTAACTAGGTTACCTCTATTAGCTTTAGGTTTAGGTTTACCATCTTTTTAGCCTTAGAAATAATAATTAGAATAATAAAATTGCTCTATCAAATCTAAGGGTTGCTGTAATTTCAGCAATACCATCATCATCCATTGATAAGTCACCAAATCCAACGTTAGTTAACATTGTTCCATCAAGTAACCATTTTTCGATAACAACACCCGTTGGGTCAAGCATTTCAAGTTCAACTGGACGTTTGTAACCAGCAGCGTAACCTTGACGACCTGTGATTGATTCAGAGTGAAGACGTACCCACTCCATAATTGCTTGTGTAGCAGAAGGACCGATTGGGTCACGGAATGTTACATCAATTGCTTCCCAAGTAAATCTACCGATTACCCAAGTAGATGTGTTAAGAAACGGGATTTCAACTTCATTTTGTGTAATTGAAGGTCTAGAAGCAGATGCTAACCACCATTGTTGGATACCCAAATCTGCTGGGAATGTAATTAACCAACGATTCTTTTTCTTAGGTTCGTATGGTAAGGGCATTTTCATCAATAAATCAGGCATGTCTTTGTGTTTTTAATTTTAGTTGTTCTTATTTAATAATAAATATCATAAGAGTTATTTTTTAAGAATTTTTTCTTAGATTTTTCTTCTTACCTATAAATATAATCATTTTTAAAAATATACTAGTAAATGTCAAAAAAAAAATCGTACCTTTGTCCTTTAATATAAATATCATGAAAGAAATCAAAATCACTAAAAAAGAATTATTTGAACAATATGATAAAAGTATAGACGAATATTTAGATATTTGTGATTGGGTTACTTATATTGATAGTAAAAAGTTTGTGGTTTTGTTTATGGTATTTTATCTAAAAATGATATCGATAACCCATTACCAATTGAAGAATTTCATGAGTTATATTTATTAAAATATAATGAAAAATTGTTAACGAATGAAGATTCAACTACTTTAAATACTAAACAAGTTATAGATGTTGTTTATGACTTATTATGTGAATTACTTACTACCTAAATCTAAAAGGTTTGTTTTTGATATAAAATCTAATTTTTCAGATTTTGCGTATTGGTTATATTTTTTAACTAACGAATCAACATTCTTAGATAAAAAACTTTCAACGTCCTTCATACCTTTTTCTTCCATTTTACCAACCAATTCTTTAACTTTATTTTCGTCCTCTAACGTAGATTTGATTAAACCCATAGTTTTAGCGTCATTTAAAGCTTTGTTAGCGATTATTTCGTTTTGACCAGATAGTTTTAACCCAGCTAACTTTGCAACACCTAAAACAACTTCATTTGTCGTTTCAACTAACAACGATGAACGTGAAGCTTGTTCATGTAAAATAATTTTGTTATATTGTTCTTGTGTAATTTTTAGCCTAGCCATAATATTATTTTATTATAAATATCTTATAAAACAAAAAAGCTTCCGTTATGGAAGCTTTGATGTTTAAATATGTTTTTATGATTAGATATTGTCGAAAGACGCACCTGTATTCATAATTACGAATTCTAATTGAATGAACTCTAAAGCTCTAGTCGGTTTCAAGAAGATTTGACCAGTCAATTGGTTTCTATCGATGTCCTCTGGGTCGTTTGAAAGAACCACACGGAAGTCGGTTAAACCTCTCTCACTTCTAATGTTATCCAAGATTGGGTTTACAAGTGCTAAGAATTGGTTTCTAACAACACTATCGTTTTGTTCAAACAACAATCTGATAGATACGGCAGAAATAAGTTTTCTAGCTTGTAATAACAATCTTCTAACGTTAATTCTGTTAAGAGCAGACTCTTTAACTTGTAACGTTTTATTACCCCAAATTTTAATACCGTCAGATGTGAAAGTAGCAATTGGGTTAATTCTGTTATCATAAAGCTCATCTCTTTCAGCAAGAGTCAATTTTTTACGAGCTTGTACAGCATCAACATCACCTCTTTGAATACCAGCAACTGCGAACCATGGGAATGAAATGTTGTCAGTTAAAGCAATGTTTCTTACTACATCTCTTGTTGGTGGCATGAAAATATAAACGTTGTTTTCTGTATCGTTTACTTGAATCCAAGGCCAGTAAGTACATGAGTAGTTACTATCGTACATTCCATCTAAGAAATCAGTTACGTCTTCTACACCCATCACATCACCACCGTCAGTGTCTGGAGTTGTCATAATGTATAATGAGTCAGCTCTATCGGTTTCAATCATATCAATAGTTGCTTCAATTAAATTAGTGTTGTCAAAATTATCAATACCAGGCGTAGCAAATACACTAACATTAACAGCTTCTGGGTTTTTGAATGTCCAGATAGCTTCTAAATAAGCATAGTAATCAGAGTTAATACCAATGTCACCATTTGTAAGTGTTTTAATTTTAAATGCTTGTGAATCTTTACCTTTAGCACCGTTAGTACCGTTGATAATAAAACTATCTAAATTACTTCTTCTAGTTCTATAAATATCCCATCCATCATATCCACCATATGGTGCAAATGTAAATTTACGAGCGTAAATTTTTTCGTATGGTCCATTAACCAACCCACTATCAGTTCTAAATTGCCAGTCACCTGTGTCGAACAAGAAGATTGGACTATAAGTACCACCCGTGCTATTAATAACCATAGTTACGTTATCGATTGTAGAAGCAGATGCATCTATATCCATGTGGAAACCATTTGTCATACCTGTCCACATATCTGGAGATATTGTTTGTGGTTTACCTTTGTAATCAAAGAAATCAGCGTCAATACCCATAGTTTCAGAAATACCTAAATAATATTTACGTTTGTTTTCAAATGCACCATATTCAGTTTTGTAAGTTAACTTAGGGTCAACAACCGTAGTGTTAGAATTTAATTGGTAATCACGTATTGGGTAACCCACGAAACCAGCTGGGAACGCATCGCTAGTGTTAGATGATTCATCTAATTCACACAACACATAAGAAGATTTAGAAGGATAAAAACCATCAAGTGTACCTATTCTTCTACCAATATAGTTGTTAGAAGTTGGGTCCATTGTACAACGGCCAAAAGCTTCCAATACTGTTGGTTGAGCATCAGTATCGAAGAAAGCTCTAACTACAACATCAAATTCTTTAGTGTCCAATTTAATATTTCTAATAGATATTTTAAATTGTTCATTAGCAGCGTTACCATCAGATATAGTCCAGAATCTGAATAATCTTAATAATTTATTACCACGTAACTCAGATACAACATAAGGTGTTACAGCTGGTTGGAATTGTTGTTGATAATCAGAAAATTCATCATTATATTCAACAACATCATAGTTAATACCGTATATTTTATCGTTGTCATTAAGAGTTTCAAACATTTTGTCATAAAATTCTTCAAGGAACAATGGTGTATTACCATCTGGAACTGTTCTACCTAATACTCTAGGTAAATAGTTCTTTTTAGTTTTATCCAAAGACATTAAGTTGTTAAATAAACCTTGGGTATTAGAAACACCAGTTAAAGCAAAATCACCTAATGGATTAGTTATTGCACCAACAACATTTGGGTCAAACACAACAGCGTTTGTTACGCCAGTAACTTCGAATGCTGGGTACTGTGTATCTGAGTTAATTCCACCTCTAGAGCGTAATAACGCTACTAATTTATTTTCAACATCAACATAAGCAGTACCATTATATAATGTAGTAACACCACTAGTTGTACCTGTAATAAAAGCACCAGATGGGTCTTGACCTTTAGCGTCTAAATAAACACTAAATTCGGCCCCACTAAAATTAGCACCGTTTTTAATATAGTTAGCGCCAATTTGAGAAGCGTATCCTATATTTGAAAAAGGTAATACAGATAATGTACTATCTAATATTCCGTTATCGATAAGGTCTTGAATAATTGGTTCAGCGGAAACAAGAGTAACAATAGTACCAGCAGATGTTGCGGTAAATGAAATTAATGAATCAGAGGTACCACCAGTATAAGTATTGGTAGCACTTGCTACAACTGTAGCTGGGTCTAATGCACCTTGAAGTGTAATACCCCACGATAAACCAGCATAGAAACCAGAAAAACCTAATACTCTAGTTACGAATAATTGGTTAGATTGTGTTAAATATGATTTTGCAATGTATGGAAGTTCATATTTTGGTGCTCCGTTGTCTTTTATTTTTGCTGGGTTTGTACCACCAAAGAAAGATTGAAATTCACCATAGTTGCTAACAAAGATTGGTTGAAAAGCTGGTCCTATTGTTGTTTCTCCAACTAACCCCAATGTTGTAACACCTACTTGACGTGTAATAAAACTTAAGTCTTTTTCTGAAGTATAAACACCAGGACTTACGAATACTTTTGTTGCCATTTTTTTAAGATTTTATTTTTTGTTATTATTTACTTTATAGTTTTCTTTATTATAAATATTAAGTTTTTCTCAAAAGTAGGGATGATTAAAAAGATAAATTCGTTTTAGTGTGTTTTTTTTCATACTTTTGTCATACTTTTGAAATACTTATATCAAAAAACATTATGAAAAGGGATAAAAACTTAAAAATAACACCAACCACTCACGAACTTTTAAAAAAGTATTGTGATGATAACGGGTTAAAAATGTTTGCTTTCGTTGAAAAATTAATTAGGGAAAAATGTACACCTAAAAAAGATTTATATGATGAATAAAATAATTATTCGTTTATCTACCACATGGTTTTTAATTTATGTTTAAATAATAGTGTTCATCGTTATTATTTAAAAAAGTTTCTACTGGGTAGGTTATAATTGCTTTCTTAGGACTTATATTCTTTAACTTATCAACAAGCCCTTTTTTTATTTTCCAGTTTGACCAATTGTTTTTTACCAAATTGTTAGTTATTCTATCTTCTTCTTTTGCTAATATAGATAAATCTATTTCGTTTAATACATCACCTATCTGTTTTTTTGTGTAAGAAAATCTTATTGAATCTATGTCTTCTCCCATAAAGTTAGAATTTTCTAATTCTTCATAATTTCTATCTAAAGGTCTTTCACTCACCCAAGATACATCTATAAGTATTTTGTGTTTATTTAAAGCTAAGTCATATAACTTAGAAAAATCTTCTTCTAGCTTAATGTAGTTTTCAATCGGTCCTGTAATGTTTATATCCAAATCCCAAGTGTTTTTATAATCCCAAAGAACGCCTCCTAAGATATATAAATCATATCTTTCCATTATAGACGTGTTATCTCTAATGTCTTCAAAAAAAGCTCTCATTTTTAAATGGTCTGGTCTAGACCATGGTAGTGTTGTAACTATTGGTCCTTTTTGATAAAAGAACGTTTTTCCGTAAACCGATGTGTTTTTCATAAATTATTAACAATTATTTAATTCACCTAAACCTTTCGAATCGTAGTTTCTATAGTAAGTGTTATCTGAAACAATACCTTGATAATTATATACTTTTCTTAACTCATCATCTGTGTATATATAATTAGATGTTGAAAAATCATCGTTTTCTAAATAAAAACTACCTAATTTTTGTCCGAAAAAGCAATTATCATATAATACAAATGATGGTCTACGACAAAGTGAAAGAACCCCAACAAAACCAGAACCATCCCAATATATTGAAAATAACCCGTCTGAATACCACCCAGCTTGTGCTAAATATGAAGGGTCCGTTTGACCATATACAGTATATAAAACTGTGGATTCATCTAAAGTAACCCCATCTGTATAATATGTATATACTAACCCTATACAACTTGAAGCTTTAGTTTCACCCCAAGCTAAGTATAGTTCATAACTACCACTAGGTAACCCACCCCCTCCAGATGTGTGGTCATATCCACGCCAAGAAGATAATCTAGCTTCAGATGGTAGATATGGGCTGAATTGGTTTAAAGTTACATAGTTTTGTAGAACAGATGTATTTAACGAAAATGGGCTTTGATTAGGTATACCTAATTCAGTTCTAATCATCCCGATACTTATTTGACCATTTAACGGTAAAGCCATGTGTTATTTTAATTTACTTAATATGTTATTTATTTGTTCTTGCATCCCATCAAGTTGTTTCTGTTGCTCTTTAACTGCTTCAAATAGAACAGCCACAGCGTTTTGATATTTAACTGCTTTTGTACCGTCTTCATTGGTCACAACTAACTCTGGAAATTGTTCCTCTAATTCTTGTGCAATAAAACCAATATTATTTTTAGTTTTACTATCAATTCTATCATAAATAATACCTCTAGAGTTTAGAACTCTACCAATAACATCAACAATTGGTCTAATATTTTCTTTAACTGATACATCAGAGAAAGCTACTATATCATCACTAGCGTAGATAGATACACCAGCACCGTTATCACCAATTACTTCAAATCTACCATTACCAGTAGGGCTACCACCAATAGAAACATAACCTGTGCTAATACTACTTTGTATTTTTTGATTAGCGTAGTAGAATATCCCATTACTAACCCTAAAAACTGCTATATCTTTTTGGGATGATGCATCCCAAACACCAACAGGGCCATTACCAAATGGGTCACCAATAAAAACTCTATCCCCAGAAACACCACTCCTAAATTGACCATAACCAACACATTCAACATAATCGCTTGCACTTAAAATACCAGTAGCTAACGCATTAGTATTTGGGTTATATGTTAAAGTACTTGAATCAGTTCTTAAAACTTGGTTACCAGAAACACCAGATGTAAATGTTAAATAATAAGTACCACTAGTGGTTGTGGTGTTAGTAACTGCGATATTTGCAGAATTAGTTGCTGTAGATGCGTTACCAGCTAAATTAGCAACCGTAAGCGTATCAGTACTTGGGTTAAATGTTAAAGTACTTGAATCAACTCTTAATTGTTGATTCCCAGAAATACTTGAGGTAAATGTTAAATAATATGTTGCGTTTGTAGATGGTGTATTATTAATACCAACAAATGCGGAATTTACCGAATCAGTTGCGTTTGATGCCAATCCCACAAAATAACTAGAGTAAAGCGTATCAATACTAGGGTTATAATAAAGACTTGCAGCATCAGTAAACAAACGAGAATAATTGTTAGTTACATCGCCAAAAGAAATATAAAAATTAGCGTTGGTATTCGTATCGTTTAAATAAACAAAATTAGTATTTGTTGCACTACCAGCACTACCAGTAACACTACCGTTTATTGTACTACTAAATGTTTTTGTCCCAGCAAATGTTTGAGCACCTGTTGTTACAATTCCAGCTAAAGTTGCACTAGCAACAGGTAAGTCAACATCAGCACCAGTTGAGGAGTCGACCCTAACTTGTGTTCCACTACTAACACCAATACTTAAATTAGTTGCTGGTACATTCACCGTAAAGGTACTTGCACCAGCTTGGTTTGCTGTAAACGAAGCACTACCAGTAGCTATACCACTAGTTGCTAGGGTAAGAGCACCATCATTCACCGTTGGTATTGTTGGAAATGTAACCAAAGTTCCAGCACCAGTTATATATTGTGCTGTTGTTCCACCAGGAGCAAACGCATGCGTATGACTATTTGTTGTCGTTGCGTTGGTTGAAGCAAGTGTGGTACTAGAAGGTGTACCCAAAGTAATTGTACCAGATGTGCTAAAGTTGGTGAAATTAATACCATTACCACTATTAACAGCAGTTACCGTACCAACATTTGTTGTATATCCGTTAGGATTACTAGCTAAATAATAAGTGCTATTATCATAACTTATCGTTGTACCAACTGCTTTAACAAAACCAGTCCCATTAATTTGAGTTTGTTTACCATTAAATGTCGACCAATCAGTCGATGTAAGCACACCAGCCAATGATACTGTGGCCACAGGTAATGTAGTATTAGTACCAGTTGATGAATCAACTCTAACAACTGTTGAGGTATTAGAACCAATACTTAAATTAGTTGCTGGTACGTTTACAGTAAAAGTGCTACCCCCAGCTTGGTTAGCCGTAAACGAAGCAGACCCCGTAGCTATACCACTTGTCGCCATACTCAACGTACCGTCATTAACAGTAGGTATTGTTGGGAACGTTACCAATGTTCCAGCACCAGTTATGTATTGACCAGTTGTCCCACCAGGAGCAAAAGCATGTGTATGACTATTTGTTGTAACACTATTCGTACTACTTAGGGTCAATGATGATGGTGTACCCAAAGTAATCGTACCAGATGTAGTAAAATTACTAAAGTTCATACCATTACCGTTATTAACAGCAGTTACTGTACCTGTATTCGTTGTATATCCGTTAGGGTTACTAGCTGGGTAATAGAACGAAGCTAATTGCCCGTTCAGTTGTGTTGAGTTCAAAGCGGTTGTTGCTGATGTAGCTAATGAAGCTAAACCATTAAGGTTACCCGTAAAAGTTGGTGCGTAAAGAGTTCCCGTCATAGTATCACCTGTTCGTGATACCCTATCCCAACCTATTTGTAGAATAGAATTGGTTGTCGTTCCAGATGCGTATAATTTAACATCAGAAGTGTTTAACGCTAATTCACCTAATTGTATTTGTCCAGCTGTTGGTATATTTCCAGCGACATTAGAACGTTTAAGTAAAAATGTATTTTTTCTAGTTGCCATATCTATGGTATTAATGAAACTTCTATGTAGAAGTGTTATAATTTTTTGGTTATATAACCATTATATTATAAATATGTTGTAAATAAAGTTTAGTTAATAAAAAAATGTACCGAAGCCCCTTTTTGTTATATTTTATTTTTAAATTTCCAAATAAAACCACCAGCTGATTTAGCTTTTCCATTACAAACATTACCAACATTACCAACGTTAAAACCGCCATCTAATACTTGTGTCAGATATTCATATTCTTTAACAAAAATACCATCTTTAGTATATTGTTGAACTGGCTTCCTATTTTTATTAGCTTTACCCCACATTGGGTTTTTATCACCAATTTGTCTATCACCTTTACCATATGCTGGATTCTTATCACCAACATTAGCTTGTCGTATTTTTTCTTTAACTTCTTCTGGGTGTTTTCTTCCAATTTGTGATTCGCTCATTTTTTGTTTAGTTAAATCAGCTTTACCCTTACCAATTCTATTTTCTAAAGTAACACCTTTTCTTTTTTTAGATGCTACATCTTTCTGTTCTTGAGACCATGTATTACCATAATTAGGATTCTTATCACCAATCATAGATTTACTTTGTTTAACCCTAGTATAGTCTGACCATTTCATTGTTAATGGGTCTTTTAAATTATAATTTAGTTTAGAATTAATACCGCCATATTTATTAATCCAATAAACTTCTCTACTATCTAAATCTTCGGATTGCTCAATAATTTCAAATTTAAAATTACTTTTACCATGTTTATTATATGATTTTTGTAAATGGTCATTATGGTGTTCATTTCGACCAAGACGATAAAAATGTTCTCTTTCTCTTTCATTAAGTCTATCTGTTTGACCAATATAAACTTTATTATTTGATAAATTTGTAATTTTGTAAATACCTTTCATGACGATTTTTTATTTTTAATATAATAAAAGTATTTTAAAAGTCAATAGTTTCCTCGGTCTAAATAAAATATTAATTATAACTAATTAATAATCAATGTCTTAGTAAATACCCCCATCTAAAATGTCGAACTCAGCCAACACTCTAACACCATTTGGTGTAGTTACGTTAGTGCTTCTGATTACAACGTCATTTAATTGTGTAACCCAAGCTCTATTCGCATAACCAGTTGAACCACCATATTCCGCAATTGAAGGGATTTGAGTTGATGTTAAACCTGTAAAGGTATTCATCGCTCTAATATCTAAATTAACATTACCAGCACTAACACCGTTACCGTCTTGTATTGTCCAACCAGCACCAATTGACGTTGCAGTAGTGTTTCCTGTTGGATTAAAATTAAGGGTAATGTTGTTATCTTCTACGTATAATTGAGAAGTAAATGCAGAAACGCCAGCACCAAATACTGTTAATGAACCATTAATAACTACATCACCAGTACCAGGTATACCAGCCGAACCACCACTACCAACAATTAATCCACCAGTACCAACTGATAATGAACCAGCTGTTGGCAACGCCATGTTAGTTCCATCAAATGTTGCTGTACCTGTAATTAATTTACCAGCAGTTGTTGTATAAACAAGTCTGTTAGCTGTTAAATCAGAAACAGTTAAACCAGAAACCGTGTTTATAGAAACAGTTTTATTTGGTTGTCCTTGATTTTGAGCTAAAGTAATAGTATTTGTTGTTGGTGAATATGTAAATCCAGTTACAAAAGTATCTGTACCACTTAAACCAGTAATGTTAAACGTACCACCAGTTAGGTTAGTTAATGTTATTGTCCCAGCATTATAAGTACCACTAACAGGTGCGTTATTAGCAATTTGAGCATTTACTGCATTAGTAGCGTTTAAAGCGGTAGTAGCACTAGTCGCTAAACTTGCTAATCCAGTTAAATTAGCAACAGTTAATGTATTTGTACTAGGGTTAAATGTTAACGCAGCTGAATCAACTTGTAATGGTAAATTACCAGATGTTGCTGATACAAACGTAGGATAATATGTTGCGTTAGTTGTAGTATTATTTGTTATTCCAACATTAGTAGTGTTTAATGCAGATGTTGCATTAGTAGCATTCAAAGCAGTGGTTGCTGATGTAGCCAATGAAGCCAAACCAGTAAGGTTACCTATGAAAGTTGTAGCTGTTACGTTATTTGTTACAGTTATACCTGTAGCGTTTAACGCATTAACATTTGCTGTTGTAATATTAGCAGTCCCTAAATTAGCAGTTGTCGAACCCAACGTTGTGATAGTACCACCTGTTGCGTTTAAAGTACCAGTATTAATTGTAGTTATATTTCCAGTTGTAGCTGCTAACGTACCGTTGACAGTTAAACCAGTCATTGTGTTTATCAATATTGATAAATCAGCTTGACCTTGATTTCTTTTAATTGTAGCAACGTTATTTGAGTATGTAAACCCAGTTACATATGTGTCAATACCGCCAATACTAGAAATGTCTGCCAAGACAAACCCATTAGTTGTACCAGATAAGAATTTACCAACTAAACCAGCACCAGAAACGCCTTCATATTTAGTAATTCTATTTCTTAATTGTAAATCGTAAAGATTAGAACCAGCTTCAAAAAAGTTTGCTGCTGAACCAACACCAGCTGGAACCCAGTTATTTGTAGAGCTTGTCACACCAGAAAAGTAAACAATACCATCTGCTGTATTTACTATTGGTTCACCAGCCAATAAAGATGTTGGTAATGGTCGATTAACAATATTACTATTCTTTAATATGTGTGTTGTTATTCTATTTGCCATAATTAATTATTTTTTTTTATTGTTTTATTGTTTTATTATAAATATGTGGTTTTTTAGTATTCGCCACCATTTAAGTTATCTTCTTGTATAATTGAATTATCTGCTGTGATTATTCTATTTTCACCTATAGAGTCTAAACCTAAATCTATTTCTGGTGTGTTTATTTTTTGTGTTGATGTCCAAACAGAAGATACTCCACTAATTGTGTTTATATTTCTAAACCTAAGACTTGGTATCCCTAAATCATTCATCCCATCAATAAGTGGTATTATGCTTTTACTTACTTCTATATTATTGCTTAAAATTATTGTTGTTCCATTATCATCACAACCAACCAATCTATTAGTGTAAATAGCTGTACAAGCAGATAAAGTAGTGGTATCTCCAGTTGTTTCTAAAGGTTCTAGAATAAATGTTTGGTTAATGTCCGATGTGTTGAAAAAATAACTCATTATATTGTACTACCTATTAATTTAAACGAACCTATAATTGCTAGTGGTTTATAAACCCTAACAAAAACCGTATCGTTACTATTAACGATTAAGGGCGTGTTCAAGTTTAAACCGTCAAAAACAACTATGTCGTTAATTTTTATTGTTATTCTACTTATATCTTCAACCTCAATAATATTTGTAAAATTAACAGAATATTGTGCGATAAAAGAAAATTGTGTTTCAGCTCTTGGTTTAAAAACAAAAGCGTAAGTTACTGTATTACCTTTTTTAGTTTCTTTAATGATATTATTGTCATAAACTTTAGGGTCTTCAGACTCAACAGTTAATATATTTCTATTCATTGTTGGTATAACTTCGTAGTCATCTTCATCTAGTATATAACCTAACAATTTCATTTCAAACAATTGAACATAAAACCTTCTATTTTCAAAATCATCTATATTACTTTCATCACCAATTGATTCTAAATGCAAAGGCATAGGATGTCCGTTTACATTCAAATAGCATTGTTTAGATTGAAAAGCTCTTTGAATTTTTCTATTGAACTTATTTAAGTCCTTCATTTTGTTAGTAAAAATTCTTACTTCATAAGTTAAATCTACCGATGTTGGTTGTGGAACTTTATATAAATCAACACCACGTCTTACACCATCCCATGTTGGTACTTTCATATAAGTATAGGTTCTGTTTCCTGGGATATTCCATAGACCAGCTTGATTTTGGCCTTGTTGAATATCTGGTTTTCTGACAACAGTTATAAAAGGCATTTCAATGTTTTTATATTTATCAGTAAATTGCCATGTTTTAGTAAATTCAGTCCATCGTTGTATGGTTAAAAAAATTACTGGTATTTTATCTTCACCAACGCTAATCGAAAACCCTTTATCGTTATTCATAAAATCGATAAAACTTTGGTCCATATCTTCTTCCAACACACCTTTAGGTAAAAATGTACCTTTATCAGCAATACCATCTAGAATTTCCTGTCTTCTTTCTGGGCCAATTTTTTGACTTTTTATATTTATGTCGGTTATATATCCTTTAGGCATTGCCATATCTTATATTTTATTTATAAACCTCTGAATTCATTAGCGTCAACTGCTGCACATTCAACAGTTCTAAAAGCACCTTTGTAACCCATAATAGTATGTTTGTTATCGTAATTCTTAACCCCATCATTAACAACACTAAAATATCTAATTTCAGTTTCAGTAACTGGGTAACCTATGTAATCACCGTAGCTAAGTATAGTATCTAATTCTGACAATTGTGAATCATAAATCCCAAATGTTAAATTTCCATCTTGCAAATACCTTAACCCACCATTTTTATTGTATGCTTTGTTTTCTGGTGTTGCCATAATAGGAATTACTTTTAATTCTACTGGTGGAAAAAATCTAATACCATCTTTAGATGCTTCACCATAAAGATTATCATATTCGCTAATATCTCTATTAACTCTATACAATATAATAGTAAAATTTCCATCACCTTCAATCGCCTCTCTACCCATAGAAATCTCTAAGTTAAAATCCTCTTCGGAAAAGAACTTGTTGATACGTGTTATAGGTGTGATTTTTTTATTGTCCATGGTTTTAATTATAAATATTTATCTTTTTATTAATAACCACAAACTATTGATTTTTATTTATATTTTTATTATCTTTATATATAATTACACCAAGACTAAAAACAAAAAGATTTGATAAATTTAGACGATATACGAGGACATTCAGCTATTTCATTGCTTGAGGCATATGAAGGGATAAATCCATACATCAAAAAACTAAAAATAGCTTTTTTGAAAAATAATAAATTGGCTTTAACTGAAAACCAATCAAAATACATTACTGAAAACCATGAAAGGGAACCTCTCTTCATTAATAGGGTTGTTGGTATAACACCTTATCTAGGTGAAGAACTAAAAAAAATAGATGAGTTATCTTTTACACCAGAAAAAGTTTTAATTGAATTCATCCTTGCTGATACAGATAAAACATTTCATATATACGGTAAACTAAAACAAAACCAAAAAGAGTCTAAAATGTATTGGTTGCCTAAAACACAACTAACTGATGACCCATATTTTGAATCGATAAATGTAAACGTTGATTTTTCAAAATACAATGAAGTTTTATCTTTAGATAACAAAAAACTTTACCAACATCAAGAAGATGGTATAAAGTTTTTGTTATCTAGGAAAGGTTGTATACTAGCAGATGACATGGGTTTAGGTAAATCTATTCAGTCAATTGTTGCCGCTTTAGAAAGCGGTGCTAAAAAAATATTAGTTGTTTGCCCATCATCAACAAAAATTAATTGGGAGCGTGAAATTAATGTTTTTTGTGATGACACAACAATTATTGACGGTAAAAAATGGAGTGACGCTAAATTTACGATAATTAATTTTGATATCCTTAAAAATTTCCATACTTTATCTTCTGGTAAAAAACCAAAAGAAGGTGAACCAGAAGAAATTTTAAATAGAGAATTGATAAACGCTAATTATGATTTATGTATTATTGATGAGGCTCATTATTTAAAAAATAATGAAAGTATTAGAGGTAAAATAATGGTGGAACTTTGTGCTAAAGAAAAAATAGAGAGAGTTTGGTTGTTAACTGGTACACCTGTCGCAAATAGACCTATGGATTTCTTTAATCTTTTAAAGATTATTAAGTCCCCTATCGCAGATAATTGGAAACATTATGCTGTAAGGTATTGTGACGGTAGAAAGTTCTTTAGAACCCTTAAGAATGGTCAAAGAAAACAAATATGGCTTACTGATGGTGCTAGTAATTTAGAAGAATTAGCCAATAAAACCAAAAACACTATTATTAGACGTTTAAAAACTGAAGTATTGGATATGCCAGATAAAGTAGTGACACCTATGCACCATATATTAGATAAAAAAGGTCTTAAACAATATGAATTACTTTGGGAAGAATACTTACAAAAAAGAAAATTAGAGGGTAAGAAAACAGATAACCTACAAAAAGATTTAGTTGAACTTATCCTACTTAGACAATTTATCGCACAAGAAGCTATCCCTTATACTATTGAAATGGTAGAAAACGCTATTGAAATGGGTCGTAAAGTGATAGTATTCACTAATTTCACTGATGAATTAGAAATGATATCTAATCACTTTGGTAAATTGGCGGTTAAACACAATGGCCCAATGACAACATTACAAAAACAAAAATCAGTTGATGTGTTTCAGAACAATGATAAAGTAAAAGTTTTTGTTGGTAATATAAAATCTGCTGGTGTTGGTATCACACTTACTGAAGCAACTGTGGTTATTTTTAACTCATTTGATTGGGTTACTGGTAATAACGAACAAGCTGAAGATAGAGCGTATAGAATTGGACAAAAGAATGATGTTAATGTTTATTATCAATTATTTGACGACACTATATCAATAAGGATGTGGGAAACTTTAAAACAAAAACAAGAAATAATTAACATAATATTAGGTGTTGAAAATATAACCAAAGAAAATGAAACAGATTTATTAATCCAAAAAATATTGAATGGTGATTTATAATTGGAACAATGAACAAGCAGAAGATAGAGCATTCCGTATTGGTCAAAAAAATGATGTCAATGTTTACTATCAATTATTTGACGATACTATTTCGAGTAGAATGTGGTCTATGTTAAATAGTAAAAAAGACATCATCAATATAATTATGGGTGATAAAAAATTAACAGAAGATGAAATAACTGCTTTATTGGTAGATGACTTAATAACAATGTAATATGATAACAATTTATAGTTTCCCAGAATGCCCTTATTGTAAGGAATTAAAAGAGATTTACGATTCACAAGGGATTAAATATCGTGACGTAAACATAAACTTAGAAGAAAATATTAAAGAATGGGATGAAATTTCTAAAGTCTCAAAAGCTGAAGAAGTCCCAGTAATAAAAATAGATAGACAATTATTGGTACCTAATGTCTCCTTCCAATCAATTAGTGAAGCTGTTGAGATAACTAAGAAGTTTTTAGCTTAAATTAAAACTTATTGATATTTATAATAAAACAAAATTATTATGTCAGTAACTATAGAAGAAAAAGAAAAATTATTTCGACAATTCAGACATTCATTGGGCGCACCAGTGCGTAAAATTGAATTGGAAGATGAGCAACTTTGTACCCTATTAGAAATTTCAATAGAGGACTATGCTCAATATGTCCAAGAATGGTTAGTTGAACACCAATGGCAATCTTTATTAGGGCAAAATTTAGATACGACAGACATGGCATTTGCTTTGAGTGTTAGAAATTTTGATTTCATGACACAATATACTTATGCGTACTCAAAACAAGTTGGTTTGCAGTCTAATGGTCCGTGGGAGTTAAAAAAAGACTACGTTGAAATTGAGGCTGGTAGACAAGTTTATGTTATTCCAGCTGGTCGTGAAATAAATGAAGTATTATGGGTTACCCCTCCTCCAACTAGTCAAGCATTATTGGCTAACTATGGTGGTATTGATTACGGTTTTGGTGGTGGGTTTGCACAAACAGGTGGTGGCGTTGGTACAGGTGGTCCTAACGGTAGACAAGGTTATTATATCGCACCAGCTTTTGATATTCTTTTAACGGCTGCCGATATGAACTTAAAAAATCGTATCGTTAGAAGTGAATTAGTTCACAAAGTTACTGCTGGTCCAAATGGTACTAAATTATTGCATTTAATGAGTACTCCTGGCTCTAAATTATCATTTGGACAAGGAATGGGTGGGGTAGGTAGCTCAATAAATATGACAGGTTGCCAAGTTTGGTATCATTATTATGACACGACTCCAGAAAATTTAGATAAATGTAAAGAGGATAACCCAGATATAATTAAAATGCCAAACCAAGTCCCTTTAGCCAGATTAGATTACGCTGAATTTAACGAACCAACAAAAACACTTATTCGTCAATTATTTATTGCAGAAGCTAAAAGAGCTTTAGGTAGAACTAGAGGTAAGTTTGGTGGGGTTGTTGGACCTCCAGAAGCAGAAAGAACTATGGATTATGAAACACTTATCTCCGAAGGTAATGAAGAGAAAAAAGCTGTGTTAGAAAGATTGGAGGCTAGACTACTTAGACTTTCATCCACAACACAACTAGAACGTGGAGCTCTTGAGGCTGGATACTTAAATACATCGATGAAATACAGACCTTTAGGTTTTTGGGTTTATTAAATAATTCAATTTAGATAATATGTTTTGATTATATTTAATACTTATTAATGGAATATTGTTAGTGGTACAATATTCCATTTTTATCTTATCTCTTTTCTTAATTTCTTTTAAAGTATTATCCCCACCCCAAATTTTTATTGGTATATAATGTTGTCTCCCATTAAATTCGATACATGTATTATAATCTGGTAAATAAAAGTCAAAAGGTAATGGTAATATATCCCTACAATCACTAAACCTATATTGTGGGATAAAATTAATATTATTATTTATTAGAAATTCACTAATAAAACGCTCACCCTTAGATTCTTTACAAATAGGGCAACCATTACCATTAATATGATTATTTGGGTTTTGTTTAAACATACCGTGTTTTGGACAAATTATTTTTATTTTTTTTTGTTGTGATATATAATTAGTTAACGAATAATCATACTTACCCCCATGAATTAATTTAACCTTGTTAATAAAATAATTTGTATCCATATAATTACCACTACATTTTGGACAACCATCCCCCCTAAAATGATTACCAGCCTTTTGTTCAAATACACCGTGTAAGTTACAAGTTATTAACACTTTAGTCTTATCATTTATATATATTGTAACTAAATATTCGTATCTAAAATTATGTATTTGGTTACATTTTTTTATAAATTCTTTAGTGGAAAGTTTAACATTATTAGCACATAGTGGACAACCTTGCTTATTATTTATATGGTTATCTGGTGTTTGTTCAAACTCCCCATGATATAAACAAATAATTTTCACTTTTTCTTTACTTTTAATATAAATAACTCTAGAATAATCAAATTTATCTCCGTGAATGTTTTTAGATTTAATTATAAAACCCTCTGTTGTCCCTTTACTGTTTGTTCTTTTAATACACATATCTTTTTAATAATAAATATGTGATAAATTTAAAAAGATAAAAAAAAAATTAGAAAGAGGTGCTAAAGAAGCAACAGACTTAAATACATCGATGAAATACAGACCACTAGGGTTCTGGGTTTATTAAAATAAAAAAAGGGGCGTAAGCCCCTTTATTATTTCTAGAAACCCCAATCATCTTCTGGTTCTTCTTTTTTAAACTCTACCACTGGTTTAGGTGGTTCTGGTTGTTGTAATTCAGCTTCTTCATCCATTCCGTTTACACTAGCCAGTTCGTCAGCATCAACATAGTACGGTGTATCATCGACTACATACCCTTCTGGTACCTCACCATACGTGTCATCAAATTCATCATCTAATTTTAAATCTTCATCATTTCTAACTAAATTACCATCTTCATCCTCTTCAATTTCATCATCTTCATCATCACCTTCAGACATAACACGCTTTTTTTTAACCTCTACTATTTGTTCAACAACCACGTTGGATGAATTTTCTTTTACCTTATCAAGCACAAAACTCATATTTTTAGTGTCAACAATGGTTTCAAATTCGTAACTTATTGTTTCCCCAGTCATTACTTTACACTCGGCTAAATAATCTAACCATTCTTCATACCGATTATCCTCATTTTCTTTACCAACTATTTTGTAGTAGTTATCTCGTTCTACTGCTTGTTTTTCATACTTAAATATATCGTTAAAATAACATAATGGTTCATGCCATTTTCTAGAAATAAGTGAAAACGAATCATCATCTGAAATATCGCAAAAAACTAATATATCTACAGGCAACACACCTTGCATTGCTTTTTTTAAATCGTTAAGTTCTAAATGTTTAATTATATCTTCTATCGTTTCTTTTTCACGAATAAGACCTTCTATTTTAGCGATACGCATACGTTCGTGGTAATCAACTCTAAGTTTTTCCCATTCAGTTTCTTCCATGTTATTTGGTAACTTATCAACTTTATCCCAAAACTTTATTTCTTTATCTTCCATTCGCATTAGGTCTTGGTAAGAATCTTGGTCAGCTTCCTTAAAAGGCATACCAGAAACCAACTCACATTCATTTCTAGTGAATATTTGTCTTTCTTTTAACTTTTCAGTTACTTTTTTAGTTTCTTTATCTTTTATCTTAACAATATCTAAAAGAATGTTATCACGTATTTCTGGGTCAAAACAAACTAATAATGGTTTAACTTTTTTATTAAATGCGTCTAAGTAACGAGCAACATTATACTCATCGGTGAATAGTTGAGAATCAATGCTTTCCATTCTAAGTTTTAGTGCTTCAATATTCCCATCACCTTCTTCCAAAGCAGCAACTGCTTTTTTCAACATTTCGAGTTCTTTAATCAGTTCAAAATCACGCTCAACAGTCTCTGGGTCTATTAATTTACTGTTTAATTGAACCTCTTTCCTAACAACTGGTAATGACATATCTGGATTTTCCAATTTCCAAGCATCAGCTTGTTTCTTAGTCATTTTATTAATCTCAACTGTTTTTAAGTCACCTTGTGATTTAGAGGTACCAATATTTATGTAATATAAAACATCACCTAAAGTAATATCTAAAGCTTCTCTCATGGCTAGTTCCATGTGTGCTTGTTTAGGTAATGGGTTACCAGCTTTATTTTTCATCGTAGCTTTTTTCTTGTAATCAGTCATTGATAACTTAACTTTAGCTTTAGAAGCTATTTTAACCAAAGGTATTTGGTAATTATAAATTCTATCGACATATTCATAATAATAATTAATGAATGAATGACCATCACCGTCTAACAACATACGAATAGATTTACCCAAGAAATCTTCTATGTAAACAGACATTCTTTTAGATTTTACCGAGTTACCTACTAGTTTAATCTTTCCACCAATATCGTTAGCGTAGTTTTTACGAGCAAAATTAATTGTAGAATTACAAATATCGTCAATATCTAACCCCATACGACCTTCCATATAATTTTCGTTAAACTCAGCCAACACAGCATCTAGCCCAGATAATTCTTTTCCAGCATCCTCCGTTGTTTTCCAATGGCTACCCTTGGCTATATATTTTATGTCATTAACGTTGTCTGGAAATGAAAAGTTAAATCCATCGGTATCACCAACTAGTGCACGAAACCCATGTGTTTCAGTAAAGTGTCGAACCATCAAACGTAAATACTGACGACCACGACATGTTGTTTCTTCTGCTGAATCAGTATCACCCCAATTAAAAATATGAGGTGCACCGTATGAACCAAACCATGAGTTGCCAAGAATTTTAAGCGGTAATTGTTTTTTATCGTACAAGTTAGCTAAAGCTTTATGTTCTTGTATTTCTTTTTTAAGTGTTTCTTTTTCTTTGTCTAATAAAGTTTTTTCCTCTTTAAGTTTTGTTTCTAAATTTTTGTAGATTTTCTTTTCTTTACCGTTTAAGAATTTAAACTTATCACGTGTATCAACCACATAGGTCAAGATTCCCTCCATTACACCACTAATATCTAAGTCTGGAAAAATGTTGTGTGTAAGCTGTGTTTTAGGGTAAAGAGCTGCATAATCCAGCTTTACCACATTTCTAGCGTATCCTACTTCTAGTAGACGAGAAAGACCACCAGTAAATTCTCTTTTTGTTTGTGTTTCTGGAATAGCTAAACCATTTTCATAAGACCATGCAGCCATGATAAGTTTCCATTGACCAGCAGTACCCATTGTTGATGAACGTTGGAGTGTTGTTGGTAACATCTTTGCAATAAGGAAACTAGCTTGGTTGAATATGTTATCGATTTGTTCAGTTTCCCAAAGGTCATCACATAAGTATCGTTGTACAATAAATTGACCAGTAGTTTTAATATAATTCTCTTTTAATGGGTTCTTGTCTGTAATTTTAAACCAATCACCATTTTCATCGTTGAAAGCGTAATCGTTTAACTTATCAGCCCAAGTTGAATTAATTTTATCCCCAGGTACATAAACACGATTAGGTTTAGCTATTTCGGAATATTGTGTGATGTACTTTAAACCCCATGATTTAATTTCAGTATTAATTGCCATCGCTCTACGTACAGCATGTGAAATATCAATGATATTATAACCATACATATGTGTCTGGTTGTAAGCTTCTGTTTCACCACCTAACTTAAGTGTTGATGGTTTACGTTTAATCTTAGAAATCCTATTAAGGGTGATAGCTAATTCAGTGATTGGAACAGATAAACGTTCAGCACGTTCAAATAAGAAAGGCCAGTCAAAATTTTCAGAATTATAACCAGTAATTATATCTGGTTTAACCATATCGATTACTCTAAAGAATTTCTGGATAGTTTCTCTTTCTGAATCACGTTTTTCGTAGCCGTTAGTTCCTTTAACTTCCATTACTTCTTCCAAACCTCGATTATCTCTAACCCCAATTTGAAATATTGCGTTTTTGCTAGCGTATAACCCCTCAGTCTCTAAGTCAAATTGAAATCTATGCACATCGTCATAATCATCCATTCCTTTAAATAAACGCTTACCTGTTTGAATAAGAAATTGTTCAGTAGGACTAAATATAACAAATTCTCTATTTTTGTCTTTACTAAACACGTCAACACCACCTTCTTTAAAAAAATTTACTAGGTTATTGTATGATTTTTTACATATAGCCATGTACTTGTAACCGTTTTCAATACGTAATGGGATATTCCCTTCGTCATCATTAGTTCTAAGTAATGTAATTTTAATATCGTATTTTCTACATGCTTCTATTACTTTCATACGCTTACCACCGTATAATTTATCAATCACACTATCCTTAAACCATAGAAATGGTTTATAAGGGTGGTCCTCTAACCTTTTGGTTGGGGTGGCATCTTTGTCGTTGATTACAAGCGTAACCATTGGTTTATCATAATTAGCTTCTATCGCTACTATGTATTGTTGTGGGTCGGTACCTTGAAGGAAAGACTCGATAAGTTCATTACTTACCTTTGTTTTTGTTTGACTCATTGTTATATTTTTTTACAAAGGTACTAAACAAAAATGAATCTGACAAGTAAAAACACAAAATATTTTTTTAACTTTGTAGTTTACAAAGTTACGATTTTATTCTTAATATTGCAACTAAATAGTTATTTTTTTATACTCCCATCTAATATATTGATAAATAACTCTTCCCTAATAGGTACTATTAAATTACCAGAGCCATCTAAGAAATCAATTTCAAATTGGCCCACATACCTACCAGAGTGGCTAGTTTGTTTTTTATTAAACTTAAAAGTTAAATAAAATTCATCACCTGTACAATCGGTTCTAGGTTCTACTTGTTCAATAGTCGTTAATTTTCTAGCAATACGTTTAACACCAGTTATAACATCGGTCATGGTAAAAAATATATTTGCGTTTTGAATTTTATAGTTAAATTTTTTAAAATCGTTTCTACCATCATTTATTAATTCTAATTTTAATACTGGTAATGTTGAGTCTTTATTTATGTGAAATTCCATAGTTTTTTTTAATATAATTTTTTATTCTTTATCTATAATATAAAATTGGTTGTCTCCATCACCAAAAATTGTTAAATCAGTTTCAAGCTATCTATTGCTTGGTAAACCATATTTCCCACCATCTACTTTACAACTGATATCTATATCGTTAAAAGTTATATCACAAATGTTAAACTTAAACTCTGATATTTCACCGATAAAAGTACCAGCAAAATTTCTCTCTATGTTTAAACCTAAATCATTAATATCTTGCCCATCAAAAGTCATGTTTTCTAGCAATCCTTGTGAACCACCTCCAATACTTAGATTAAACGGTACGCCAATTTGTTTGGCGTAATATTCGTCTAATCTTTTAGCTATAAACTCTTCAAAATTATCAAAAACGACTTTTAATCTACAATTAACATAAATCATTAAACGCCCTTTTCTTCTATTTTTACATATTAATTCTTGTTCAGTATACGTTTCATTTGCAACAAAACGTATACTTATTTTACTCCATTCATCATCTTTTACAATACCAGCTGGTGAATAATGTTCATCTATTGTAACACCAGTAACATAAATATCGTCACTACACTGACCAGTCAATTTTAAGCTTCTATAACCAATACTACCATCGTCTTTAATTCTAAAACCAACAGCGTTATCAATTATGTCTACATCTTTATCTACTTCATATTTAGGTTCGCTATCACCACTATAAGAACAAACTGTTTCACGACCATAACCATCACTAGTTCTATTACCACAACCAGTACATGTTTGGTTATCTTTTGCTCTACCATAAACCAAAAATGGGTTAGTATAATCTGTTTTTTTTGTTTCTAAACTACTAACAAAAATACCACCACCACTATAAGAACAAACTGTTTCACGACCAAATGGTCGGTTGTCTCTACCCGAACCACATTTGTTGCACTTATAATTATCATCAGCTCTACCATAAATCAAAAATTGGTTTGTGATTTTTTCAATTTTTATTTGTGGGGGACTTAAAGGCACCATAATACTAGATGGTTCATCTAAAATATCAATAGTTGTTTCTTTAATTGTTGTACAAAAATTTGTTATCGTATCAGTACAACCTGTATCAGATGTGCAATTTATTGTGCAGCCTGTATTATTTCCATCAAAAATATTCCAAAATTTATTTTCCGCTCTAGTACCCATGTAAAAGAAAAAACCCTTATTGTTAGGGTATAAGTCATTTAAAGTAGTGCCAGTATGCGATATTTCTGTTTTATTTAACCAAAAATCAGCAACCCACGCTTTCTTAGTCCTAGTAGGTAATACTTCATATGTTGAACCATCTATTTTATAAAAACCTTGATAAAAACCACCACTTAGTCTTAATCTAGTACCAATAGGGGTAGTGTCATTAACCAACTCGATAGGGTAAACAAATTGGTTGGTTGAACCACTAACTAAATTTAATTTTAATCTAAAATCATTAGCTGGTATTGTTAAGTTAGTTGTATTTAAAATATCTAATAAACCAATATTAGACTCATCGCCAAACGATTTAACATATCTTAACTTACCATTATCTAAACCAGTTAAACCAAATGTGGGGAAAGTATAACCACTATTAACCGCTCCATCCCAAGCTGCTAAACTAACAATGGTTTCTATACCAATACTATTTTGATATATCAAAGGGTCATTAAAATCATACCATACAGCTAAACAGCCATTAGAATCTAAACCACCATAATTTATTTCATCTTGGGAATCATTGGCCAAATAAAAGTCCCAATAATCGCTATTGGACAATTTTAGGTCTAGTTTGTTAAAGTTAAAATTTTTAATATTTCCCATCGTTAAAAGCTTTCTAAGTTAGCACGTTTCCACCCAGTACTTGTTTTAACATATACGTAATCCTCATCTCTAGCGATGTTACCTAATGTTCCAAACATATCACTAGATGAAGTTGGTGTGTATTGTGGTATTGTTAATGTGTTAGGTTTAAAATCATTATTTGTGGTCCAGTTACCTTCTGAATCTGTAACTAAATCAGCTGATAAATCACTACCTTTTGCGTGTAAAACTCTGATTCCACCATCAACCCCTGTTTCCGCTGTACCATTATAATTCAAATCAATATTATTATCTTCAGCTAATATTGTTTGTGTTTCTAAAAATTGATTAGATGCTACCCCAGAAGTTATCTCTTTAATTGCCTCAACTAACAAAGGTATCACACCATCAATATGTAATCCTTTATAACCATCTTCATCTTTATTTGTAAACACCAATAAAGGTTCAACGATTTCTACTTGTTGTGCTATAAAACCTAATTTGACAGCATCAGTTCCAGCTTTTCTATCTTTCCATTGATAGGTAACTCCTTGAAGAGCTTTTATTTTAGCCAACGCACCAGTCAATGGTGTTATGTTTTCTTTAAGTCGTTCATCTGAAGTATTGGTAGTAAGATTACCATTGGCATCAACTCTAACATCATTAACTGATGCTGTTGATAGTATTCGCTTAATGTTTAAATAATCAACGTATGTTGTGTTTGTTGTTGAACCAGTAATACCGTTACCTAAAACAATAGTATAATCAGCGTTAGTTGTCGAACCAGAACCATAAACAAAAGATGTGTTACCATTTGCTATGGTCTTAGTACCACCAGCAAATGAAGCAATACCGTTAGCCTGTGTTGCACTACCTTCAGCATGTGATGCATTACCACTAGCTATCGTTCCAACCCCCTCAGCATGTGATGCGTCACCATTAGCTTGTGTTCCATTACCTTCAGCATGACTTCCCACACCAATCGCTGTTACACTATCACCTTCAGCATGGCTACTATTACCAGTCGCAAATGTATCCTTACCCTCACTATGTGAATAAGCACCAGACGCAACAGTAGTAGCACCTTCAGCATGACTACTAAAACCAGAAGCTGAACTATAATAACCCTCAACAACAGAATAATCTCCACTAGCAAAACCACCAGACCCACTCAATACTGCTGAAGAAATACCAGTTCCAGCCACCCAAATACTTGGTGTTAACCCACTAGTACCACCAGAACTAGGTAAAAACCCAACCATGCCTTCAGAGTCGATGCATGTCAATACATAACCTACTTGTGGGTTATTTGTAACAATTAATCTATCGGTTCTTGTAATACCAGACACGTCAGCCCATATTGTTCTTCCAGTAAAATCTAAAGTCCCAGCTGATAAATAAAATAAGTCGTTAGTTTGTACCGTACCACTATAATTTCCACCACCTAAATCATCCATAGTTAAAACATCTACATCGTATGAAAAACCAGTGTATGTTAAATTTACTAAATTTCCATCAATTACAGTTGTTGTTTCAGAATAAAAAACGGGGTCGATTGTTTGAGTTGTTGCCGAATTAGTGGGTGTTATTGCAGATAAATATGGTTCACCTAAGACCATAATAGGGTCACCCCACGTAAAATTTGTTGTTGTATTATTCCCAGAAAAATCACTCAAAACAAAATAATTTTGAGTTACACCACTAGTTAAAAGGTTTGGACCTGTTGGTAGATTACCAAACGGTACACCAAAATTAGTCGCACCAGATAAAACAGTAGTTGTTTCTATGTCTTGTTTAACTTGTCTATTGTTAGAAAAATCTAATTTTGTTCTAAATGCCATATTTATAGGTTTTATTATAAATATTCTACTTTTTGAATATATTTATAATAAAACAATAATTTATGGCAACATTTAAAAAGAAACAATTGACTGAATCAGTTGGCGGTGATATTTTTTCTGATGGAAGTGATAGAAATGTCACTAATGACAGTGAAATAGAAACTGGACCAATTGAAAAACCATACAATGATAATTCTGATTACGAAAAAGGTATGGCAACAACAACAGACAAGGTATTTGGTCGTTACAGACAAAACATTCCATGGTTTGCTGTTTATAGTTTTGGCGGTTCTAGGACTGGTGGTGTGGCGGTTAATTATGGTTTAAGGGAAGATGATGTAAAAACCATTGTAAAAAAGAAAACAGTAGAAGAAAAAATAGAAGATTTGGTTAAAAAAAGTAAAAATTCTGATGTTACTGATAAAAACCATAACCCAAAATTAGCTAAAATAATTGACACAATTAATGATATTGATTTAACCGATACTCAAATTGAAGATATTAAAAAAGCATTGGATGGTAAAAAAAATGAAAACAAACCAAAAAATATTTAACGATGAACAGCAATATAAAAGACAAAGTTTTAACTACTGGTAAAGAAGAAGGTAAAAAACACCAAGCATATGCTATGGAATTATCTAGACTTAAAACAGCAAAAGAAATTTGTCTTAACACCAAAAATTGTGTTGAATATAACACATTAGGTGGTGACGCTAGATTTAATGAAATCGAAACAGTTGTTGAAGTCCCTAAAAAAGCTGATGAGTTCAGAAGAAAAACTCAAAAAGATACAAACCCTAACAATATGTATCAAGATGAAAAATCACCAACTGATATTAATATACCTAGTGTATCTAGAAAAAGTAACCATGATGGTGGTGAAAAACATAAAATATTAAATAACTCTCAAGCTTTAAGTGAGGGAATAACAAAAGAAATTTCTGAAATCAGATATTTAATAGAATACATGAATAATAACAAAAAACAAAACTTATAAAACATGCCACAAGTTTACAATGGTGGGCAATCCCCGCTAGAATTTTATGCAATTAATGGTAATACATTATACCCTGGTTCTGGTAGATTAGCCATAATCAACCAATCAGCTATCGGTACTGGAAAATACGCTTTCCAAGGACCCTACAAAAACCCTCAAATAACTGGTAACGTAAATGATAAATATGGTGCTACTAACACCAATGCTATCACTGACCTACAATCACCATACAATGGTAGAGGTACTGGTGACGGTATTTCTCAAGGTATTTACGGGGCAATAACAAACTATAACGGTGGTAACGTTGAAGACATCAATGGTACTTTGGGTGTTAATGGTTCTGGTAGAAACTCACAAGTAACACTTAACGCTGCTACTTGGGGTTATGGACCTTCTCAAGTTGCTGGTGATGATTACACATTACCAAACACCTCTCTTAATATAGGACAAGTAATTATTTAAAAAAAAACAATGAAACTTTACAATCTATTTAAAGAAGTTATATTAGAAGAAATTAACAAAACTCGTCAGATTATTTCTGAGGGTGTAGCTGTTAATGATGTTAATGCTGCTATAGATGGTAAATATAACGTAAACATTTTATATAGAGATTATGAAGGTCAAGAACCTAGTAAAAGATATATTCAAGTTTACAATTTAGCTAAAACTAAAGCGGGTAATGATTGTATAAGGGCTTATCAAATTTTTGGTGGTTCTAAAACAACACCAAAAAGTGGTGCTTGGAAAATATTTAGATTAGATAGAATTGAAGGTTGGTATCCAACAAATATGAAATGGCAAAACCCAGTATCCGATATTAATACAGGTATTCCAGCATATAATCAAACAGGTGATAGAAGTATGTCTGTTGTTAATAAAAAAGTTAATCCAGATACATTTACTAGACAAAGAAGCGATATTAGTCAAGCACCAACAAATAAAGAAATATAAAAATAAGAAGAAATATGGAAACACCAGTACCAGTTAATTTATCTGAATTAAGTGGGATATTAGCAAAATCTAGGCAAATAATGTCCAAGGTTGAAACTGAAAAACCAGTTAAGGAATCAAGAGGTAGTGTTATGGCAGAAAGTTATGACTCTGGTTATGATGAAAAAGATGAAAGAGAACCAATCTATGAAAACTATGAAACACAACAAAATAGTTTCGACCCAACAAATGTTCAAGATTATACTGAAGAACAAGTTATGAATTCTAAATTACCAGCTAACGTAAAAGAAGCTATGCTTAAAAATAGAATACCTAGACTTAGCGCTCCACCATCCAAGTTTACCGCTGAAGATATTTCTAGAATTACAGGTGCTCCAATTAAAAAACCTACACAACCTAAACCAATGGTTAATGAAAATATTCAAAAACCACAACAAAATTCTGAAATGGTTACTATTAGTAAAACAGAATTAAAAGAAATGATTAATGAGGGTATAAATACTTTCTTCAAACAAGTTTATGATAAAACTATAACCGAAGAAACAATCAAAAAAACAATTAACTTGTTAATCAGAGAAGGTAAAATCGCAACAAAAAAGAAATAATGTCAAAAAAAAAGGTCCAAACGGGCCTTTTTTTATTTACTAATATTTTTAATGTTCTATATTTGGGTATTCATAAAAAGTTTTAAAAAAGAAAATCCATGAAAAAATTAAAAGTGCTAGTTGTGCCTAGCGATAGAACAGGTGTTTCGTATTTTAGAAGTACCAACCCACATATTGCATTAGAAAATAAATACCCATCAGAATTCCATGTTGACGTGGATTACGAACCACAGTTAAACAATGACGATTGGTTAAAACAATACGATATCATTCATTATCATAGAACGCTTGGACCATACGAACAAATGGAATCTTTAATTGAAAAGTTTAATTCCTTGGGTATTGTTTCTATTATGGATTTAGATGATTATTGGGCTCCAGGTACACACCACCCAGCATATCATTTAATTAAAAATAATGAAATCGATAAAAAAATACTTAACAACCTTAAAGTTGCTAAAAATATTACAACTACTACTAGTTTATTTGCTGACGAAATCAAAAAAATTAATAAAAATGTTTTTGTTTTACCTAACGCCATTGACCCTACAGAAAAACAATTTACACCAAACTTAGAAAAATCTGATAGAATTAGAATTGGTTGGTTAGGTGGTTCTTCACACTTAAAAGATTTAGAAATACTTAACAATGTTGTTGGTCGTTTAAGGGCAGATGGTTTATTGGATAAAGTACAATTTGTGTTATGTGGTTTTGACACTAGAGGTACGCATACAATGATTGATAGTACTACTGGTGAACAAAAAACTAGAGCTATTAAACCGTTGGAAAGTGTTTGGTATAAATATGAACAGATTTTTACTGATAACTATCAAACGATTAGTCCAGAGTATAAAGATTTTTTAATGAAATTTACTTTAGATGAGTACCCTAATATTAGTAATGAACCGTATAGACGTGTTTGGACTAAACCAATTTCTACATATGCTTCAAACTATAATTTATTTGATATTTCTCTAGCACCTTTAGAAGAAAACATATTTAACAAAGTTAAAAGTCAATTAAAAGTAATTGAAGCTGGTTTTCACCATAAAGCTATTATAGCGCAAAACTTTGGGCCGTATAAAATTGATTTAAAAAATACAATCAAATATGGTGGTGGTTTTGACATGACAGCCAACAGTGTATTGGTCGATTCAAATAAAAACCATAAGGATTGGTATTCAGCGATAAAAAAATTGATTCAAAACCCAGAAGTTGTGACAGCATTACAAGAAAATCTTCACAATACAATTAAAGACATCTACTCTATGGATAAAGTTACCGAACAAAGAAGAACTTTATACTTAAATTTACTAAATAACAAAATAACAAAATAACAAATCATGAGTAAAAAAAACGATTTAAAATTAGTATTTGACTTTATAGCTGAATACTTAACTAGCGATGAAGAGCAAACAGAAGTAAGAAAAGGTAAGGGTTTATTAATCGAAGATTTTAACCCTAAACTTAACACAGAAATATCTGATGACGTAATAACTAAATTAAAATCACCGATTGATAATATTGGTGCTGATGCTAGTTATATTAAAAACTTAATGGATAGAGTTGAAACTAAAACAAACGACCAAGCACACATAAACAATCAATTAGCTATTCAACGAAAAGGATTTGGTGCTGAAATTAAAAAACTTAAAGAAAAAATTTCTGAAGATTTAAAAACAGAAAAACTTAATGAAGAAGGTATTGTTGTTTCTGGTGGTACTATTAATGTAATCACTGAAAATGGTGTTGAAAAAGTTATTGTTGATGATACAGTTTCTAAAACTACATATGAAATAAAACCTAAAAAATAATACTAAAAGACTTGTTTTTTAGGTTTTTTGTTCGTATATTTGTAAAAAATATATAACACATTTAAACAAAAAAACAATGTCTTTAGAACAAGAAAAAATCGTTGCTAACACAAAAAAATATTTTGATACTGCAACAAAATTAGGTTTCATGAACAATGAGTTGATGACCTTCTTAGGTGAAGCTTTTATCAAAGCGCCAGCATCTACCATGGAATCATTACACAACGCTTTTGAAGGTGGTCTTATTGACCATTCATTAAGAGTGGCACAGTATGCTGTGTTAATAAACAAAGTCTTACCAGAATCTGAACAAGTAGACCAAGCATCTTTGCTTAAGGTTTGTCTGTTACATCAAATAGGTAAGGCCAACCTATACACGCCATGTGCCTCTGAATGGCACCGTAAGAATCAAGGTAAGATGTATGACTTCAATGAAGATTTAGTGTCTATGCGAGTAAGTGAACGTAGTCTTTATTACGCTTTATCTCACGGTATTGTCTTTAATGAAGAAGAATACGCTGCTATTATTATGTTTGATAAAACAGACGATAAAATGGCTGAATACCATAACACCACATTAGGTGACTTATTAAAAACGGGTAATACGTTTGCTATTAAACATGAAAAAACCAAAGCTGGTAAATAATGGAGATAGTTGAAAAAATGAGAGCGAGACTTTTAGAAGTTGTAGACCCAAATAACCCTTATTCGCAAGAAGATTTCGACAACGAGTTTACTAGTAACCCATCAACTATTAGTGTTGACGAAGATTATTATAAAATAAAACTAAGCTTTTTAAATAAATCAACCAACGAAGACCCACAGTACGAAACTGCTGGGTCATCTGGTTTTGATTTAAGAGCTAATTTAACCGAATCATTAACGATACCATCTGGCAAAAGAGAAATCATACCAACAGGGTTATTTTTTGAAATCCCAGAAAATTTTGAGATTCAAATAAGACCACGTAGTGGGTTAGCTGCTAAAAATGGAGTGACAGTTTTAAACACGCCTGGTACTATAGATGCTGATTACAGAGGTGAAATAAAAATTATATTAATTAATCTAGGTTACGAAGATTTTATAGTTAATCACGGTGATAGAATAGCCCAAGGGGTTGTGGCATCGGTAACAGCAAAAAACATTATTAAATTAACAAAAGTTAACGAAATATCGATAAACACAGAACGTGGTGAAGGTGGTTTCGGGTCAACTGGTAAAAACTAAACAAAATGAACGAAAAATTCGACTTTAACGACATATTAATTAAACCAAGCAAAACTTCTAAAATAAGTAGTAGACAAGACATAAACCCACAACAAACATTTTTTTTACCACTTATAACTGCACCTATGGATACAGTTATAAGTGAAGAAAATAAGTTGATTTATTCTGATTTAAAAATAATCACCTGTTTACCCAGAGGTGAAAAAAACAATAGTGGTTTTGAATCTTATTCCTTACAAGAAATAGAAGAAGAATTAAAAACTAAACGCTTAAAATCGAATGGTTTTTACTTAATTGATATAGCTAATGGTCACATGTCAAAATTAATCACTGTTACTAAAAAGATTAAAAGAATTTTACCAAAAGTGACATTAATGGTTGGTAATGTGGCCAACCCAGAAACTTATGTTGAGTTATCTAACGCTGGTGCTGACTATATTAGAATTGGTATTGGTAATGGTGGTGGTTGTAGTACAACAGTACATACAGGTATTGGTTACCCTATGGGGTCCTTGGTTCAAGAATGTTATGACCTTTCATGTACCTTAGATAAACCAGCTAAAATAGTGGCTGATGGTGGTATGCAAAATTATAGTGATATAGTTAAAGCATTAGCTTTAGGTGCTGATTTTGTCATGGTTGGTAGCTTATTTAATAAAGCTATAGAATCATGTGGTGATAACTATTTGTGGAAACACATCAAAGTCTCTCAAAATATAGCTGAAAAAGCTTATAAATTAAAAATACCTGTTTATAAAAAATTTAGGGGTATGAGCACTAAAGAGGTTCAAAAGAAATGGGGTAAAGCTGTTCCAACTACGTCTGAAGGTGTTATTCGATATAGAAAAGTTGAATACACACTACAACAATGGGTAAATAATTTTGAAGATTATTTACGTTCAGCTATGAGTTATTCTAACGCTAAAAATTTGACGGACTTTATTGGTAAAGTAGAAATAATAAAAATAACTGATAACGCTTATAACAGATTTAAAAAATGATAACAGTAATATATTGCACTAGAGAAAGTAAACCAGAACATAAAGAACATCTAATTAAGACTTCTGGACTCCATAAACACATCGAGGTAATCGAAATAATCAATAATGGTAAATCACTAACTCAAATATATAATCGTGGGTTAAAACAAGCTAAAAACGATATCGTTGTGTTTTGTCATGATGACTTAACTGTTGAAACCAATCAATGGGGTAAAAAACTAATCAAAATGTTTGAAAAAAACCCAGAATTTGGTATTATAGGTGTTGCTGGGTCTAAAAACATGCCAGTATCTGGTCAGTGGTGGGAAAACCCTAAAAAAATGTATGGTCGTGTCGCACACACACACGAAGGTAAAACTTGGTTATCTGCTTATTCCGATGACTTAGGTCAAATACTGGAAGAAGTGGTTGTTTGTGATGGTGTTTGGTTTGCGTTAGACAAAACGAGAATTAAAAAAGAATTTAACGAAAATGTAGAAGGATTTCATTTTTACGATGTAACCTTTGCGTTCGAAAATTATTTAGAAGGTGTTAAGATTGGCGTTACCACAGCTATCAGAATCAACCATCAATCTATCGGTATGACTAATGAAGCTTGGGATAAAAATAGAACTGATTTTTCAGAAGCTTACCAAGGACATTTGCCAGCTAACATAAAGAGAGTATTAAGAAAGGGTGAAAACTTAAATGTCCTTATTGGTTGTTTGAGTTTTGCCAATTTTACTGGTTCCGAACTTTATGTTTTTGAATTAGCTAAACAATTAGTAAAAAAAGGTTGTGAGGTTAGTGTATGTTCGAATATTGGTATGCCATTGGCTGGTTTAGCTAAATCTATTGGTATTAAAATGTATAGTTTACAAGAACCTCCTGGTTTTAAGTTAGGTGATGGTAAATGGTTATTAAAGTCTCCTCAAGGTGATGTAGTTTCACAAGAAAATACGCTATATAATATTTCAAAAATTAATTTTGATATTGTTCACTTAAACCATAAACCAGTAACCGAACACTTACTAAGACTGTATCCAAATACGCCAGTTATTTGTTCAATTCATTCAGAAGTTATATCATTAGAAGAACCAGTTATTTCTGAGTCTATTAAACAATATATTGCTATTAGGCAAGAAATAAAAGACCATATCATAAATTCGTTTGGTGTTCCAGAGGACAAGGTTTGTGTTATTCATAATCCTATCGATGGTGATAAATTTAAAATCACTAATTCAAACGAAAAACGTGAAAAGAAAAGAATCCTTTTTGTTGGTACAATTGATTACCTTAGAAAAAATACTATACAAGAACTTATAAATAAAACCAAAGAAGAAAATCAAGAACTTTGGATTGTTGGTAAGAAAAACGACAAGTATTTAGATGAAATGATTAACAATCAAGAACATGTTAGTTATTTTGAACCGACAGCTAATATTGAAAAATTCATTCATCAATGTGATGAAACAGCTGGTATTCTTTTAGGTAGAACAACAATTGAAGGTTGGATGTGTGGTAAAGCTGGTTGGATTTATGATGTTGATTCTAGTGGAAATGTTTTAAGTCAAAAACTACACCCTGTTCCAGAAGACATTGTTAAATTTGATAGTAAGTCAATTACGGCAGAAATAATAGAAGAATACAAAAAAATATTAGAATAATGGAAGGTATTACGGTGATATTGAATGGTTTTAAAAGACCACAATTCCTAAAACAACAGATTGATACTATAAATAATCAAACGGTTAAACCGAAAGAAATTATGTTATGGCAAAACAACGTAGAAGGTTTTGATTCAGAATTAACAGATTCAATCACAACTGCTTCGTGTAATAAAAACTTAGGTGTGTGGGCAAGATTTGCTTTTGCCCTTAACGCTAAAACAGAATATGTTTGTGTTTTTGATGATGACACCATACCAGGTAAAATGTGGTTTGAAAATTGTTTAAACACAATGGAGTCGCATGAAGGGTTGTTAGGGACGATTGGTTTGGTTTATAATAACGAAGACGGTTACTTACCTAATGTTAGACACGGTTGGGATAATCCTAATTTAAAACCCATTAGAGTTGATATAGTTGGTCATGCTTGGTTTTTTAAAAGAGAGTGGTTATCAACATATTGGAGAGAATTACCACCAGATGGTTTTGATTTCGTAGGTGAAGATATGCACTTTTCATACATGTTACAAAAATACTTAGGTTTAAATACGTATGTACCACCTCACCCACCACACGTCCCAGAAATGTGGGGTAGTACAAAGGGATGGGAAATGGGAACCGAAAAAAATGGTTTATCATTGGTGCCAGCAAATATTAACAAAATGAATGAGTATTACAAACATTTGGTACATAATGGGTTTAATATTATAAATTCAAAGTAAAAAAAAAATATATGAAAAATTTTAAAAACGAAATAGAGGTTTTATTTGAACGCTTAAAAAATAGGGCACCGTTTTCTTTTAGTAAGTTTGCAGATGGTGAATGGTTGATGATGAGAGATATGCCAGTTAATAATGGTGAATTTAATTACACTAAAGATGATAAATTTTATCGTCAAAAATTAACTGAATCATTTCAATATAAAGATAACGATTATTACGTTGGTGTAAGTTGCCCATGTTGTACTGGTTCAGACCATAGAGATATGGTTGATTACAGTGGACAAGACGATAACAACTTAACTTTTGCGAATATTTTTGTGAACGCTAATTATGATTTTTATTGTGAAAATTTTATCGATGAATATAAAAAATGGGCTGTTTATTTAGTTGCGAATAAAAACGCTAAAATTGAAAACTTGCCATTTAAAATTGAAAAATTTTACCCAGTTGAAAATACTGCTTGGAGGGAAAATTATGAATTAATTGAGGAAATTAAAAAAGAAAATACTATTGGTAAATTATTTTTATTTGCGTGTGGACCATTTGGTAATATGTTATCCCATCAATTATGGGAAACGAATAAAAATAACACTTATTTGGATATAGGGTCAACACTAAATCCATGGTTGCAAAGCGAAGGGTTTAAAAGAGATTACTACGTAAAAAATGAAAACTCAATATATTCTAATAGAATATGTGTTTGGGGTGATAAATAAATAAATAAATAAAATGGGAAACATTAATTTAGGGTATTATACGGTACCACATGAGACTACTGGTGGTGTGTGTGTAGATGTTGGGTGTAATTTAGGTGATTTCACTGACAAATATAAAAAACATTTTAAGAAAATATATTTTATTGAGCCTCAAAAACAATTATTTGATAATCTAATAACAAGGTTTGAGTTAGATGAAAACATTTACGGTTTTAATTTAGCTGCGTGGTCAATTTCAGATATTGAGTTAGAATTAGTTGGTCATAGTAACAATGACCATGGGTCTGTTGGTGTTAAAAGCGAATTATTAAATAGTGATTGGGGTGATAATGTTGTGAATAAAGTTAAATCTGTAGATATCAACACATTATTCGGTAAAATAAATGAAAAATATATTGACTACATGAAAATTGATTGTGAAAATTCAGAATATGAGTTTTTATTAAATAAAGATTTGTCTAATATAGGTTATATTGGGATAGAATTACACAATCAAATGGGTATAGGTAAATATACAAGTTTAATTGATTGGATTCAAGTTACGCACGAATTAGTTAATGGTGATTTAACCTACAAGGTTAATTGGAATAATGAAGTATTTTTTAAAAATAAAATAAAATGATTTTATTAACTTACGGTACTCGACCAGAATTCATCAAAATTAAACCTTTGATTGACGAAATGGAAAAAGAAAATATTCCATTTAAAATATTATTTACTGGTCAACATAAAACAATCTCAAACGGTATATTTGATTATTATTTGACTGGTCTAGACTATGGTAAAAATAGATTGGATAATATTATAATAAATTGTATGAACATTCCAGATGAGTTTTTAAATGACATCACACACATTTTGGTGCAAGGGGATACAACATCCGTTACTGGTTTGGCGTTATCGGCATTACACAGACAAATACCTGTTATCCATTTAGAGGCTGGTTTAAGGACTTATGATACCGAAAACCCATATCCAGAAGAGAACAACAGAAGAATCGTTTCTACGATAGCTAAAGTGCATCTATGTCCTACTGAATTAAACCGTAAAAACCTAGAGAGCGAGCATACGTTAGGTGATATCTATGTTGTTGGAAATACTGTGTTGGATAATTTAATCCATTACAAAGACAAATGTGAATACACAGATAAAGTTTTAGTTACGCTTCACAGACGTGAAAACCATGACCAAATCGATTTATGGTTTAATGAAATCAATAAATTGGCAAAAGAAAACCCAGAACTTGAGTTTATTTTGCCAATTCACCCAAACCCTAATGTTTTAAAACACAAAGATATTTTAACGAACGTCACAGTTATCGAACCAATGACACATTCTAATTTATTAGAGTTGTTGGTTAAAACAAAAATAGTAATCACAGATAGTGGGGGTCTTCAAGAAGAATGTTCTTTCTTTAATAAAAAATGTTTGGTATGTAGAAAAATTACTGAAAGACCAGAATCTATTGGTTTAAGTAGTTATATGGTAATTGAACCTAGTGATTTAAAACCAAGTTTCGATTCTCAAATAAAGGAATATATTATCGATGTTGAATCACCATACGGTAATGGTAGTTCATCGAAAAAAATAATTGAAATTTTTAAAAAAATATTATAATGGGTATTAAAAAATGGATGGGTATTTTATCGTTAGCGTTAAGCAACGTTGAAAAAAATGCTCTTGGACAAATAGGTGGAGGGTTAAGTAATGATGTTTCACAATCTTGGCGGTTAACCCAAGGACAATTAGCTGATTCATTAATCAACGGTGAAATAACGCAAGAAGTTTTAAATTTAAAATGGCGAACATATAAAATACTTAAAGCAAGTGAAGGTGTTACAGCTAAAATTATTGGTTACGATAATGATGGTATACCAATTACTAAAGTAATAAAACGAGATAATAAAAAAGCTCTTAAAAAAGTTAAAGTTGATGAAGTAGATAATTTTATTGTTGAAATGGTTATTGATAATAGTGAAATTGCTTCTGGAAGTAATGAAGTTATGGATAATGAATATGTGAGTGTTTACGACCAAGTTGATATCAACTATGGTGATAATGGTGAAATAATTAGTGCCAGTCATGGTGAAATAGATAGTTTAGAATACTTTGCAACAAACAAATCGGAAAAACCTATTAAAATAATTAGAAATGAGGCTTCTAGTTTTTCGATAGAAAACTTTACAAAAAAATTAGTTGTTAGGAAAATAAGTAAAACAAAAAAAATGTTGGAGTTTTATGTTAGTATTTATCCAGATGAATATAATAGGACTAGTCGTTTATTTATTAATGCTATAAAAAAAGCTATTGAAAACCCACGACATTCTAACATGTTAAATTTTAAATCTGTTGAGTTTGTAACGTATAAATCTTTAGGTGTTTCTGATTTTTTAGAATTTGAATACGAAATCGAATCTTTTGATAAAATTATAGAGTTTAATGGGTCATATGTTATTAAGTTCATCGCCAACACTATAGTAAACGGTAAAGACATAATGGAGGGACACAGAGTGGAAGAACTCGATAAAAAATATGCTGATAAAACTAAAAAATAAAATAATTGATAATATGAGCTATATTTATTAATAAAACAAATTTATGTCAAGAAAAGTTTCAACACCATTAAAAACAACTGCTGCTAAATCAGCTAGAACCACTAGAACCACTAGAACTAAAAAAACAGAAACTAAAGAAATTGTTTCTTCGGCACACATAAAACAAGATTTACTTAGTCAGATAAAAATAGATTTAAAACATAAGAATGAAGTTCAGAAAAAACTCACCCAATCAATCAAAAATGGTGATGTAACTATTTGTACTGGCCCAGCTGGTACTGGTAAAGCCCAACCACTTGATTCATTAATTTTAACCCCAAAAGGGTATGTTAAAATGTGTGATATTAATGTAGGTGATGAGGTTATTGGGGTTAATGGTACCCCTATATTAGTAGATGGTGTTTACCCACAAGGTGAAAAAGAAATTTATTTAATTTCTTTTTCAGATGGAACACAAACTGAGTGTTGTGGTGAACATTTATGGTTTACTCAAACCTATGAAGAGAGGAATAAACGTAAAAGAGTAACTGATGATAATGGGAAACGTATTTATATCGGTAAAAATCCAAATAAAGGTTCAGTTAGAAATACGATTGATATTATGAATTCGTTAGTTGTTGGTAAAAAATCACAAAAAGTCAATCACTCAATTCCAATTGTTAAACAAATTGAATTTAAAACCAAAGAAGTTACTATTGACCCTTATTTATTAGGTTGTTTATTAGGTGATGGTGGTTTTACCACACCAGCAATATCCTTAACAACAAATGATGTACAAATTGTTGAAACGATTTCTAATATTTTACCAAAAAATCATATTCTAAAAGAAAAATATGGTCAAAATTATATTATAAAGTCGGTTGGGGTTAAAAAAAATGATATAACAGAGTATTTACGTGAAGTTAATTTATTTGGATTAACTTCTTCATACAAATTCATTCCAGAAGAATATCTAATTAACGATACTAACACTAGATTAGAAATTTTAAGGGGGTTATTAGACACTGATGGTTCCGTGGATACAAAAACTGGTACACCGTTATTCTATTCTACTTCTGAGAAGTTAATAGATGGAGTAACCTTTATAGTACAATCACTTGGTGGTATAGTTAAAAAAACACAAAAAATAGGTAAATATAGAAAACTAAATGGTGAGGTAAAAGAATGTAAGGTTATTTATTCGCTACATATTAACTTACCACTAGGGGTAATACCATTTAAATTAGATAGGAAAATAAATCTAATGAAACAAAGAGTTAAATATTTTCCTATTCGGTATATTAAAAATGTTGAACTAATAGGTAAGAAAAAGGCTCAATGTATTTCTGTAAATGACGAAAACCATTTATATTTAACAAATGATTGTATTGTAACGCATAACACCTTATTAAGTGTTGCTGAGGCGTTAATCTTATTAAAAACTAACCCAGAAATTTATTATGAAATTAAACTAGTTAAATCAATCGTTCAACTTAAAGATGAGGATTTAGGTACTTTACCTGGTGATGAAAGAGATAAATTAAAATTTATTATGATGTCTTTCTTTGACGCTTTTTATAAACTAATTGGTGAAGAACTTACAAATAAATTATTAGAAGCTGGTTACATTAAAATGGAGGTTTTTGGTTCTATTCGTGGTAGGTCACTATCAAACTGCATAGTTTTATTTGATGAATTTCAAAACGTTACCGATAACAACGGAAAAACGCTTCTTACTCGTTTCTCTGAAAACACCAAAGTGATAGCTCTAGGTGATAGCAATCAAGTAGATTTAAAAAAACCAGAATCTAGTTGTTTAGGTGAGTTAGTCAGAATGGCTAAATTACACCCAGAAGAAGGTGTTAATGTAGTTGAATTTACTGAAAATGAAGTTGTTAGACATAGGTTAACAAAATATTTTATAAACATTTTTGAACATAAAGACTACAAAAAAATTACGGTACCAAAACCACCATCAAATAGAATCATTAAAGAATCTGGTTTATTTAGTTTTTTAAACTTTTTTAAAAAAAAATAGATAATTTATAAAATTTACTTTACTTATTGATAATTATTCCGTAAATTGGTATCATGAAAATAGGTATAAGTATAAATGAGGTTTTAAGAGATTTTATCGGGCAATTAGTTTACACATATGATAAGTATGTTGGTGAAACTGATTTAACTGAAGAAGACGTTACAAATTTTAATTTAATAGAACATTTTAAATTCGATAACGTTAACAAACTTAATTCGTTTCTATATTTAGAAGCACCTCTAGAAATTTTTGGTCATGCTGACCAAATGTCTGATGGTTTAATTAACCATTTTAATAATTTTATTATGGATATTGTCGATGACGGTGAACACCAAGTTGAATTGGTGAGTCGTGAAATCGATAAAAGTATTCCATCCACCTATTTCTTCTTATCTAAAACCAGTTGTCGAATTGGAAACATTAGATTCGTTAAACAAAACTCTGATGAATGGGGTGATTGTGATGTATTAATTACTGCTAACCCAGTAGCCTTAGAAAACAAACCTTCTGGTAAAATAAGTGTGAAAGTCAACGCCTCTTACAATAAAGAAGTGTCTTCTGATTATCAGATTAACTCAATTTTGGATTTTATTAACGATGAAGAACTTAGAAATAGTATTTTAACAACAATAACAACAACTTACGAAGAAATTTAAAAATATGATTGAATTTGGAGGAATAATCTATCAACTAGATTTAGATGCTTTAAACGAAGCAATTAAAATAAAAGGTCAAAAACCTAAAGATGTCATTATTGAAAGAGTTGTAAAAACTTATACTGACGAAAAAGGTGATGTCACTGGTAGTGAAATATTAGAAACATTTAGAGAACGAGGTATTGATTTAGACTCAACTAAATACGAAACGATAAGAATGTTAATTGATGTTCTTATGGATGACGTAGATGAAGAACCAGACGATTCGTTAGGTACTGAAAGAGCTTTAAACAAAAAACCAGTATCGTATAGAATAGCGTTTAACACGCTAAAAAATTATAACATATTAAAAGAAATATAACAACCAAAAAATAAAAAAAAATGGAAGAACAAACAAAAAAAATGGAAGAACAAATCGATAACGTTACCAAAGTAATCAAAAATTTAGAAGATAAAGATTTTAATATTTATTTCTTTACCCTAGATACTAAAGGTAACCCTACAGCTGGTATCGCAAACATCTATGAGCACGTTAAAATGCTTAATGAATTAGGTTATAAAGCCGCTATTCTACATGAAAAAAACGATTACAAATTAAAAGCCGATGAAAATGGTCAAGGTGTTAGTGAATGGTTAGGTGAAGAATATGCTTCATTGCCACACATCTCAATTGAAGGGCAGAACTTAAATATTAGCCCAGCTGACATTATTGTCATACCAGAAATTTTTTCAAACATTATGGACCAAGTAAAAGGGTTCCCATGTAAAAAAGTAGTTTTCTCGCAAAGTTATGATTACTTATTGGAGTTATTACCTATCGGTAAAAGATGGAATACTGATTATGGTTTTAATGATGTAATAACAACTTCAGAAAAACAAGCTGATTATTTAAAATCGTTATTCCCATCAATTAACACACAAGTTGTGCCAGTATCAATCCCGTCTTATTTTAAAGACAGTGATAAACCTAAAATTCCAGTTGTATCAATCCTTACTAGAAACCAAGGTGATGCGGCTAAAATTGCTAAATCATTTTATTTACAATTTCCAATTTATAAATGGATTACTTTTAAAGAATTAAGGGGTTTACCTAGACAACAATTCGCCACTGAATTAGCTAAATCTTGTCTAGCTGTATGGGTTGACGATACTTCTGGTTTTGGGACATTCCCTTTAGAGGCTATTGAATGTAACACAACAGTTATTGGTAAAATGCCTAATCTTATCCCAGAATGGATGGAAACTAGAGATGAAGAAGGTAACTTAGTTATCAATAACAATGGTGTTTGGACGAACACAACTATGAATATCCCAGAATTAATTGCAACTTATTTAAAAGTTTGGTTAGAAGACTCTGTACCGAATGATTTGATTGAAGGAATTAAAGGTTCTCAAGGGTTATACACGGAAGAAAAACAAAAAGATGCGTTATCTAAAGCATACGATACTTTAACTAATAACAGAATCTTAGAGATGCAAAATTCTTTAGCTAAATTAGAAGACGCTAAAACACAAACAACTAACGTTTAATTAAATTTATATACAAATGACAAAAACAAATATTTCAGTAATCCTTCCAGTTAATATTTAAATCAAGCTTTCAGTCTTTTTGCCAGTTATTAGATATTTATATAAAAAGAATTATATGATTATATATAAAACGACAAATTTATTAAACGGAAAAATTTATGTTGGTAAAGATGAAAAGAATAATCCAGAATATTTAGGTTCTGGTAAAATACTTAAGTTGGCTGTAAATAAAAATGGTCGGGAAAATTTTAAAAAAGAAATACTTGAAACATGTACTACTAGGAAAGAGTTAAATAACCGTGAGAAGTATTGGATAACCGAATTATTGGCAACAACATTCGGTTATAATATATCGGAGGGTGGTACTGGTGGTCAAACAAAATTCAACAAAATTTACCAATTTGATAAAAAAGGTAAATTCATAAAAGAATGGGAAACGGCAGCTGAAATAAATAGAATTTTAGGTTTTGATAATTCAGCAATATTAAAAGTTTGTAAGGGTGTTTTAAGTAGCTCTAAAGGATTTATTTGGTCATATGAAAAATATGTTAAAGTATATCATGACCCAAGAACTATCCAGATATTACAATATGATAGATTTGGTAATTTGATTAAAATATGGGACTCTGTGGTGGAAGTCAAAAATAATTTTAAAATAAGTGATAGACAAATACAACAAACGTTAGATAAAACAAATTTAACAGCAAAAGGTTTTGTTTGGGTTAGAAGAAATGGTGAAATAATGGTTAAAATAAATATTCCAAAATGTAGTTATTTTAATAATAAAAATGCTAGTAAAAATAATAAAAATAATAAAAATGAAAAAAATGAAAAATAAAGAATTAAATGGGATAAGTGTTATCTTACCCGTTCATGAGTTGAACGAAGTAACAAAACCTATGTTTCAAAACGCAATCCAAAGCGTTACAGACCAAACAGTGCAACCAGACGAATTAATTATTGTTGTACCTAAAGGAAGTGAAACAGCAAAATATATCAAATCTTTTGATTTTGGTGAAAATAAAAAATTAGTAATCATCGCTGAAAATGATGGTGCAACCGATTTTGCCTCGCAAGTTAATTATGGTGTTTCCGTTTCCAAAACAGAATGGTTCTCTATTTTAGAATTCGATGATGAATACGCTAAAATTTGGTTCAAAAATGTTGTCGAATACAGAGACGCACACACCAACGTTGATTTATTCTTACCAATTGTAATCGATGTAGATTCAGTAGGAAACTTTATTGGTTTTACCAACGAAGCAGTCTGGGCCAATAGTTTTTCAGACGAGTTAGGTATTTTAGATAATAACGCTTTATTAACTTATCAAAACTTTAATATTGATGGGATGGTTATAAAAAAATCTACTTATGAAGAATTCGGTGGGTTTAAACCTAGTATTAAATTAACGTTTATCTATGAGTTTTTATTACGAATGACATTCAAGGATGTTAGAGTAATGGTTGTACCTAGATTTGGTTACAAACACGTAAATCAAAGACCAGGTTCTTTATTCTCAGAGTACAAAGAAACCTTAGACCCAATTGAGGCTAAGTGGTGGTTATCAACGGCAAAAAAAGAATACTATTTCCCAAAAGATAGACAGATAACATACGATTCACAAAGTTAATAAATGATTACCAAAAGAGGGCGTAAAAGGAAAAATGATATGTATTTTGGTCCAGAGGAAGAAGAAGCGGTAGTTAAATTTTTAGAATCAGATAGTGAAGCAGAAAGAAATCTTATTTTCAATGAATGGTTAAAAGCACCATTAGATAAAATGGTTGAATCAATCATCAGAAGATATAAATTATATAGAAAGGGTGAAACTTTTGAAGAACTTCATGGTGACACCGTTTCTTTTCTGATGACTAAAGTACATAAATTTGAAACTGGAAGAGGAAAAAAAGCTTATTCATATTTTGGAACAATAGCCAAGAATTATATTCTTGGGTTATTAATAAAAGATGAAAAATATATGAAACAGACATCATCTTATGAAGATATGTCGTCAAGTATAGAGGAAAGGTCAGATATGACTTATGTTATTGATGGTGATGGGTTTATGATGGATAATTTTTTAAAAAAATTATCTAGCGGTATCCAAGAAGAAATGAATGATGAAAATCAACCACAAAAAAAGAAATTAAATGATAACGAAAGAAAAGTAGGGTTAGCTCTTATAGAAATTCTAGAAAACTGGGAAACAGCGTTTGAATCTATGGATGGTGGTTCTAAATATAATAAAAATTCTGTTTTAGAAACCATGAGAAATTACACCAACTTATCAACAAAAGATATTAGGTTGGCTATGAAAAGATACAAAGAGCTTTATGAGTTATTAAAACACCATGGTTTATAGAATTATTAAGATAAAACCAAACTAACAGGTATTTATAGTAAAACAAAAACCATGGGAAGAAAGAAAAAACAAGAAGTTAAAGTAAATAACAATGAATCGCTAGAGGGTCTAATGCAAGAAACTTATAATGATGCATGTTTACAAATAAATGACGCTCAAAAAACAATCAATGAATTGTCAGCTAGTGCTACCCCAGTAGATATTGATGATTTAACTAAAGTAGCTAAAGAAAAAGGTGGTTTATTAAAAATCAAAGATTCAGCTATTAGGATAAAATTAGAATTGGCTAAATTACAAAGCGATATCATTAAAAATAGAGGGGATGCTGAGGGCGCTATTTCTGAAAGAAGTAACGGTTCTGCGTCTCTTAGTGATTTTAAAACTATTCGTGAAATGTTAAAAAACAAAGATGTAAATGACGATAACGATAACTAATCAAAATGAGTGTACTAGATAAAAAAAGAAAAATTTTTGGTAAAATAGCTGCTGATAAGACTTTGACAGAATCGATGCCAAAATTAAAATCAAGCTCATCATTTCCTTCAGTTAATAACAATGGGGATACTATAACTTTCCTAACTGACCTAATCAAATCTTTGATTGGATATACTGCGTTAATAAAGGCATTTGTTGACACTCTAACCTACTCAATTGAAGAAATAGAAGTGGAGATTAAAAAAGCACTTAAAACAGAATTAAAAAGTATTGTTAGTTGTGGTATAGACCCTAGTTTACCAGCCTTTATTAAATCAAATACCACTACTGGTATAGTGATTGAAGTTAAAAAGATTGATTTTTTAAACTTAATGAAAGTTGACCCAACTAGTGTATCTGGTAAATTAATGTATGACGACCCAACAGCTGGTTTGACCTCAACAGACTTCAACACTTTTTTATATGCGGTTATACAAGATGACGGAAACACACATACATGGCAAAACATTATGGATTTTAAATTTGTTTCATTAGACCCTAATGGTGTTAACCCTAATAACTCTCTTATTATAAAAGCTAACCCAAGTTTTGATACAAAAACGCTTAATGATTTAAACAATAATTTTGTTGATAGTCTTAACTTATTTAATTCTCAAGGGTTAGTTAATAAAATAATTGACATTATTTTTGGTTCTATATCCTTTAGTTTAGGTAAAAGTAGAAAACAATTAGAATCCGAGGCAAAAATTAATAATGTAGTCGATAAAATAGTCAACACAGACGAAGGTCAATCTATTGGTGATAATTATTTTACTTTTGATAACCAAGAAATTTCTAAAATACAAAATGATGTTGATGATAGGAAGAAAGGTATTGTAAAAATTAAAACATCAACAACATTTGATGCGTCAATACCCGAAAATAATTTAACTGATTTTAATAATGATATGGGCGGTGCGATTACGCCTCAACAAAAAAAAGAAGTTTTAAATAGTCACTTGGATAAAATGGCTGACAAAACAACAATTAATTCGCTAAACCCACAAGATAAACAATCAGTTAAATTAAACTTTATTCAAGGAATTATTAGTACTTTGATTAAAGGAATTGTAAGCGTTATTTTATCACCAAAGGTTGTTCTTATTTTTTTAGTTAATTTTAAAATAGTATATGGTCCATCAGTAACTTATACCGATGGTGTTGATTTTATTAAAAAAAATAAAGCTTTAGTTAAAAAAATAATAAAAAGAATAACAACAATGATTATCAAAATGTTATTGAAAATTGCGTTGAAAAGAATAGCGGAGTTAGTTGTTGCGGCACAAATTGAAAAACAAACTGATAAAGCAAAAAATAAAACTACTCAACTGCTAAGTTTAGTGGGTGTTTCGCAAGAAGCAATTAGAACAATAAAAGGTTTAGGATAATGGCGTTTAATATAGATAAAAAAGAAGAAATAAAATCGATTAATTCTAGTTTTAACCTAGGTAGTATAAGTGGTGTTTTAAACATTATTTTATCTGCTTTTTCAATACCAGACGGACCTATCGCTCCTTTACCACCACCACTTATATTGGTTGGTGCTAAATTAAGACCTGGTGTTTCAGCAAGTGCCGTTGCTTCTAGAATAATTTCTAGACAATCAGAAGCTGGGAGACAAGTCGGTGATGTGTTTGCCGATGGCCCTAATAACGAAGAAGCCATGGAAGTTATTCGAATTGAAGAAATAATCAATGCCGTTTTAACCGAAGCTAAAATAGAGGTTGTAATCCCACCAGGCGTATCCGTTACTACTATTGGTGTTGGTAACTTAGGTGCGCCAGTTATTTCACAAGGTGCAACAACTACAATGGGTATAGGTGACGGTGTAATTAGATAAAACATAAAAATATGTATGAAGATTTAAAAGAAAAATCAAACAATGAGATTTTGTTTGAGATTAAAAAAATGGAGGCAGACCACGAAGCTATCAAATTAAAAATGTTACAAGACTACGATAAATTGGTTGAAATAGAAAAAAAATTTGATGTTGCAAATAAACTAATACTTAAGAGATTAAAAGGGGAATAATATGTATTTTATTGAAGGTACTAATAAATTAAATAGAGGTGAAAAAAGCGGATACGAAAATGTAAGTAGTTTTAAGTATCTAAAATACGCTGAAGTTATTTCTATCACCGATGAATTTGGTTTAGGTAGAATAAAAGTTAGGGTAAAAGGTTCCCAATCAGTTGGTGGTGATGATGGCGTGTTAAATGCTGATTTACCTTACGCTACACCTATGTTACCAAAATTTTTATCAACATATCCAAAAATAGGTGAAGCGGTTTGGGTTTTTGTTTTAGACAAAACCAAACAACAAGTTGATAGATTATATATTGGTCCAATAATCTCACAATTAGATAAATTAAATAGAGATAGCGGGTTAACAACAGCATTGGCTGGTTTCAGTTTTGGTCCTATTGGTCCAAAAGTAAATATCGATACAATACCACAACTTAAAGGTATATTTCCAGATTTAGAAGATATATCCATTCAAGGTAGGTTTAACACAGATATAACCCAGAAAAAAAATGAGATAGTTCTTAGGGCTGGTAAATTTGAAAACACACCAGTATCGGCAAAAAATCCATTTCCGTTTCAATTTAACACTAAAACACAAGCGTTTATTCAAATTAAAAACGATGTTGCGATAAATAAAGAAACACGTGAAAAGGGTACAATCACAAATATTGTCGCTAATAAAATTAATTTAATAACACATAAAGGTGGTAGTCCTAGATTTAACGTAACCGACCAAAATAATTTAATTAGTGAAACTGAAATGCTTAAAATTTTAGAAGAAGCACACCAGTTACCTTTTGGTGATGTATTAATTGAATATCTTAAATTATTAAAAGAAGCTTTATTTTCTCACGTTCATAACGGTAATGGAAATCCAGCAACCGATTTAACAGCGTCTGGTAATAAACAAGCATTAGCTACTTTTAAATCTAGGGCTGAAGATTTAGAAAAATCAATGTTATCTAAAAACATTCGCATTAATTAATCTTCTTAGATATTTATTAATAAAAGATAAAATGGTAATACGAACATACTTTGATAAGAGCAACACTATCGTCAGCAACGCTAATGTTAACACTGGGTTAAACCCAGTAACTGAACTATTCTATGGTGGCACTGGTAGTCAACAACAATATAGTAGATTTTTATTATATTTCGATGAAACTCGAATTAAAGAATTGTATACTGGTGATACATTTACGGATTTAACAAAATTAAAACATACCCTTAGAATGACCAACACTGGTTCATTTGATAAAGAATTATTAAACAAAAATATGGGTTCAAAAGATAGAACAGCATCTTTTGATTTAATCGCTTTCAAAATTAATCAACCATGGGATAATGGTGTTGGTTACGATTATGAGATACCCATATTAACTAACGGTGATACATCGTTTAACAATGGTGTTTCAAACTGGGTGAATGCACGAACAGGTGTTGAATGGGCTAATGGGGCTGGGGTTTATTCTGGTTCACCTTCTGGTATTACTGTTTCTACACAACATTTTGATAAAGGAAACGAAAATATTGAAATGGATGTAAGTGATTTTGTTAACGGAGTATTAACTGGCAACACTAATTATGGGTTAGGTATAGCATATTCTAGAGCTTACGAAATAATAAATACTACCGAATTACAATATGTTGGTTTCTTCACAAATAATACTCAAACGTTCTACGAACCATTTATCGAAACAACTTATTCTAATCATATTAAAGATGATAGGAATGATTTTTATTTGGATAAAAACAACAAACTATTTTTATATGTAAATTTAGCTGGTAACCCACATAACTTAGATTTCAATCCAACAGTAGATATATACGATAATGATGTTTTATTTTCTGGTTTTTCGGGTAATGAAGTAAATCATGTGACCAAAGGAGTTTACTCAATAGATTTATTGGTACCAACCACTACTGAAAATATAGAAACCATGTATACTGATATTTGGTCTAATATATATATTGATGGTGTCGCTAGACCAGATATCTCATTGGATTTTGTTGTAAAAGACTCTTTAGGATATTATAACATTGGTAACACTGATTATCTACCCAAAAAAGTTGGGTTGACTGTTTCTGGTATTAAACATAATGAAAAAATAAAACGTGGTGATATAAGAAAAATTTTGGTTTCTGCTAGAATACCTTATACTGTCGAACAAAATCAAAAAATAAGTGATTTAGAATATAGATTATACGTTAAAGAAGGTTCAGCTGAATTAACCGTAATAGATTTTCAACCAGTTGAAGCGACACCTAATAATTATTATTTTTTGATAGATACTAGTAGTCTTATACCTAATGTTTATTATTTAGATATGAAAGTTACATCCAACCTAGAAGTAACTACGATTAAAGAAAATATTAAATTTGAGATTGTCAATCAAGTTGACCTTAGAAATTCTCAATAAAAGCTTGACAAAAAAAATTATTTTAGTATATTTATATTTACGTTAACTCACGTTATCGGTTTCGAGTCAAATTTGACTTTAGAGTTGTTAAGGCAACAAAGAAATTGGTACGATAATAACAACTATTAAAAGTTAAAAAAATGAAAAAACAAATGATTAGTGGTCCGTCTCAAACGGTACCAACAGCAAACATTGCTGTAAACAAAAGTAGAATAAAAGTCTACAACACAAAAGGTGAAATGCCATCTTATTATCTTCAAAGCGGACAAGAGTTCCAAATTGAAATCTTTAACCCAACAAAAGAAGTTGTGTTGGCAAAAATCACATTAAATAACAAAGCCTTATCTCAAGGTGGGTTGGTGTTAAATCCTGGTGAAAGAATATTCTTAGACCGTTACTTAGACGTGGGTAAAAAATTCTTATTTGATACTTACGAAGTATCAAACACTAGCGAAGTAAAAAAAGCCATAGAAAACAATGGTGACGTTAAGGTAGAATTTTTTAAGGAAAGAGCACCACAATACTATGGTGGTATACTAACACTACAAGGAGGTAGCGCTACAAGCGGTTCATTCGGTGGGCCAACATGGATTACTAACACTGGTGGTTATATTCACGGCACTACAAGTACTAATGTTGGTTGTACAAATACTTTTACTTCATCAAGTAGTAATTCTATAGGGTCAACAGCTCTTTATAGTTCAAGTATTGCCACGATGGATTCGTTAGGTCTAGGTGATGTAACTTACACACAAAGAACTGAACCTGTCAAAAAAAGTAAGTTAAATACATTATCTAGTATTACTCGTTCAACAAAAACAATTGAAACGGGCAGAGTTGAACAAGGTTCTGGTTCTGACCAAAAATTTAAAACGGTAAACAAAGATTTTGAATACTTTGCTTTCCATGTGGTAGAATATAAACTTCTTCCAGTATCACAAAAAATAAACACAGTCGAAGATTTAAACGTAAAGGTTTACTGTACAAACTGTGGTGCCAAATTAGGTAAAGGACATAAATTCTGTAGTCAGTGTGCTAAAAAAGTTTAGTCTAAAGATTCAAGAAAATTAAAAGCTTCAATTTCATGTTTGAAGCTTTTTTCTTTTCTAATATTATTAAGATAATAAGTCGCTCTCCATCTTTTTCTTTTTTCTCTATAACAAATATTTTTATATTTCGAACTTAATGAACAATCTTCATTGTTATTATTAATATTTGTAAAAAAAATATTTCTTTTACGAGATAAAAAATATTTTGAATTATTATACAATAAATCTTTAATGTTTTGAACATCAAGTTTTTTTGTTATTTCTAATTGAAAAGTATTTTTACCAATCGTTATTTGATTTATTTTTCTATCATTAATTGATAATACATCTGTTAAATATTTTTTTATATTAAATAACATATCATAAGTTCCAACTAAATGTATTCTAAGGTTAGAAGTTGTTTTGTTTTTAGTTAAAGAAACACAACCATCACCATCAAAATATCCTCGAATAAAATCTTTTAAATAAATTTTTTTTATGAACATTGGAAATTTAAGTGTTAATGATTTTCTAGGCTCCAACCCAAGATTTATTAATTGTTTTGTTATCATTTTATTTTGAAAACTAAATGAGACTGAATTAGTTACTTCAACTACTCTAATTGGTTTATTTGTCCCTAAAAATGTTTTAAATTTTTCTACAATATCAATATCTTTAATTGATTGGTTTAACGTAATACGACCTTTATCACTTAGATTACCATCAGCATATAGTAAACCTAAGAAATAGGCTGAATCTTCATTTATTTTTTCAAAAGCTGTTAAATTATATTGGTATTTCATATTTTGTTTTATTATAAATATCATGATATTTTAAAAAAGACTTATGTTCTGTTCTAGCTGTGGTACAAAAGCTTAAATAAAATATAAGAGTTAACGTAATAAAAAAAGCCTAGGTAATTCTAGGCTTTTTTTATTTAATATATTTTAAGTGTCATTTTATTTAATTTGAATATCTCATTTAATTCTTTTACGGTAGTTTTGATTATTAATCCATTTATATTAGAACCAAACCAACAGAATACTTTTTCATCAATATAAACGACTTTAAAGAATGATATAGGAATTGGTATTTTTGATTTACCCATGTACGTAGTCTTTTTACCGTCATATATGACTCCTGTGACGATAATTGCGTCTTTCTTATACTTGGCTATAGAATCTTCAACAGAACGTTCCATTTGGGCCCATTTGCCTCTATTAAAAGCCGCTAGTTGTGGCGCTGCATTAAATAAGCTAAAAGACCTATGGCTTAAGTCGTTATCATAAGAAGTAATATGTGACGGTGTTAAGTGTCCAATATCATAACCAGTTCTTAAATAAGAATCTTTTGTGTATTTTCCTTTGTAGGTATCTTGAAACCATCTATTGTCTCGTTCTTTATCTAATTTTAAAAACTCAGAATAAGTTATTACATGTTTAGAGGCTAAAGCACATGTGTCTTTTGTTAGATACAAAGTAATATCACCATGTGGGATGGTTAATTTATTGTCTGTTATAATTGTTTGTGCTACTAACATTAAAGGAATTAGTGTTGTGGCTAATAATAAAATTTTTTTCATGACTTTTTATTATAAATATTTGTTTTTCGATAAAAAAATTTGTACCTTTGTTCCATAACTAAAAATAAATTATGTCGTCTACAACACAAAAAGAAAGAGTTCTAACTGCGTTAAAAAACCCAAGAGGTGTAACACCTTGGTATGCTATAAACGAACTAGGTAACACTAGATTAGCTGCTACTATACATACGCTAAAAAAAGAAGGGTATGATATTACATCAGTATTAGAACATGGTGTTAATAGATTTGGTGATACTATAAAATATAGTAGATATTTTTTACGCAACACACCAAATAACGATTAATATATAAAGCAAAAAAGGCTCCATAGAAATATGGAGCCTTTTAAGTTTATATAAGATTATGATTATCTTAATTCGTTTACATCAAATGTTGGAACACCATCAACTCTTACGTGACCGTAAAAACGGTTGTTCACAACCTTCTTAGCGTAACGTGTCATGATACCTTTAACTGGCGCAAAGTTGAACGGGTTGTACATCGTTGGAGTTAATTGTAATGGTACGTATGGAGCGTAGATATAACCAGTATCAAGTAAAGATTTACCTTTGTGACCAATGATTACTGAGTAAGCTGGTGCATAAGGGTCTCTGTATACTTGGAAACGTCCAGATAATGAACCGATTCTTTCGATACCCATGTTATATTGGTCTTGCTCTGGGTTAGCATCACTTACGTGGAAGTATTCTAAATCATCAAAGATAGCAGAGATTTCAGAAGAAACTACGATAAAGTTAGCACCACCTCTAAGAGTAGATTTGTGGATTTGAGCAGAAACTTGGTTTAATCTAGTGATTAAAGTTTGGTTCCAGTCTTTTTGTGTGTATGGGCTAGCAGCTGAAGAAGCTCTTCTCCATCCGTTGTAGTCCCAACGTAATTGCCATGCAGCAGCTTTACGGATATCTCTAAGGATTTCACGGTCAATCTCAGCAGCAACTTGTTCTGATAACATAGCTGTTAATTCAGCTTCAGCATCAATGTTGTGGAATGCACTAACGTCTTGAGCAAGCTCTGGAGACCAAGTAGCACGTAATTTTCTTTCTTCAACAGCAACAACAACTTCGTCTAATCTGAAAGATACTTCTCCCATTTCAGTTTCAAGTTCTAATGTTGCGTATCTTGCCCATGCAGATGTGAAAGTAAATGCAGATACAGTAGATGCAGAAGCACCAACGTAACCATCATAAGTTGCAGTTCCAGCAGCAGCAGCAGTTCCAGCAGCAGTTGTTCCTACAGGGTGACGTAAGTCTAATTCTAAGTAACATACACCAGTTCCATCAGTTAATGCGTTAGAACCAGATACGATACCTTTACCATATTGTTGAGTAACAAGACGGAAAGGAACTTCTTTACCAGCAGCAATAATTGTGTTTGCGTCTCTATCTAAGATAGCGTTAGTAGACAATACGTGTAATGAAGCTAAGAAAGATTCAGTATCCATTTGGTTACCATCAGCACCTGTCATTACTTCTCTACCGTTAGTTGTTAAACCAGCTGAGAAACCAGAAATACCAACAATGATACCTCTTAATGAACCATCAGTTGCAGTTGGTAAAGTAGCACTAGGACCAGCCACAGCGAAAGCACCGTCAACACCCATAGTGTAAACTTGGTTAGCACCAGCAACAATTGTTAAAGTACCTTTTGAGTTATCAAATAAACCATCGTTATAGAATGCATCGTATAAGTTTTTTCCGATGAATTGAGTAACTGCACAGTTAGATTGGTCGATACAAGATGGAACACCACCGTTCATTGCTGTATGAGCAGAGAAAGCAGTACCATAAGCACCATTACTACCGTTAGCAGCATAATTATCACCAGCAACACCAGCAGCATCTACACGAGATGAAGTTTGTGGTACGAAGTAAAATAATTTACCGATTGGCATGTTCATAGCTTGTACAGACACGATGTCGTTAGCTAATAATTTAGAGAATACTCTACGTACAATTGGGAATACAACTGTTTCGAAAGAACCAGAAGATTGTGTAGTAGTACCTTCAGTTAATAATGTAGACGCTTGGTTTTCATATAACTGAGCAATATTTTCTTTAACGTGTCCTTTTAGACCGTCTAGGAATCCTAATGAATCCCATTTAGATTGTGTTTCTTTACGGATAGCCTTCATGTGGTTTAATCCGATGTTACCAACCTGTCCAGATGTTAATAAATGTGACATAATTTGTTTTTTGTTTTATTTTTTATTGTTAGGGTTATTATCTTTTTTCAACTCTGTTAATCAAATCCATGATTCTTTTCGTTGAAGGGTCAACATAAGCAGTACTTTCATTTAATTGTTTTGAAGTACTAGTAGTTGCCTCTTTAATAATTTTACTCTCAATCGATTCATTGATTGGTTTTCTTGTATCCAATTCGTTAGCGATTGTTCTGTAAAGTTTTTTTGATTCTTTAAGGTTAGAAACCTCTTCATCAAATCTTTTTATGATATTTTGTTTTTCACCTTTTGTAGTTGAATGTTCCATGAACAATTTAGTTACATATGTAAGGTTAGAATTAAATACCACAGTTTCTACTAACTTAGTTCTAAATTCTTTAAGAGCAGCTCTGAATTCTTCGTTCTCCCCTTTAAGTTTTGTAGCTTCAGTTAATAAACTATTATATTTTTTTGTTGTTTCAAAAACTAATTGTTTCGCTTTTGTAGATTCGTTTACAGATTTAGGGTTTTCTGGGGCTCCAATAGAACCAGCACCTGTTTTGTTACGGTGAGTACCTTGACTCATTCCAGTACCAATGCTAATTTTTTCTTCGATTGCCTCAATTTCTTCTTCTTCTTCTTCTTCTTCAGCTGGCACTAAGTCATCTGGCATTTCTGATTCTTCCTCATCATCCATTTCAATTTCGTACTCAACATCGTCAGTTCCTTCTAAATCTTCACCACCCATTTCAGCTGGTTCTAATTCTAATTCTTCTTCCTCTGCTTTTCCCCCATCAAGTTTAACTACGTATTCACCTGGTTCAACGATATTCATGTGGATTTCATCACCCACAATTTCGATTTCGTCTTCGCCACTTAATTTTTTGTAAATTGCGATTACTTCATCATCCGATGCTGCGGTCATGTCCATTTCTTCTCCACCTAACACGTCTGTGTCCATTCCTAATTCAGAACCCATTTCTGGTTCCTCTTCTGAGTCTTCAATGTCGCCTAAGCTATCTTCTGTCGATTCTTCTTCTTCACCACCCATTTCAGCTGGTTCCAATTCCAATTCTTCTTCTTCATAAACCTCATCTAGAGATTCTTTCACCACACCATTAATTTCTTCTTTAGCAACGCTACGAAGTATTTCTTTAGTGTTGGCATTAAGAGCGTTTTGAATATTTTTGATATCCAATAGTGCTTCTTCAATTATAGATTTTTTATCTGCCATTTTTTTTTATCTTTTTTAGTTTTATTTTATAGATAAACAATGAGATAGAACTCATTTGTTAATAAATATACGTTATTTTATTAAAAATCATTTTTTCAATAAAAATGATTAAAAAAAAACCCTTATTCAGATAAAAATTTATCTAAATCGTTTAATAAGTTTTCCTTTATTAATGGTTTTTTTATTTCTTTGTTTTCAACATAAGGCTTCATTTCTTCTCTACTTCTACCAATCCATGCGTCTGGCGTAGAAGGGGCTGTAACCACGTCCCAACAAATAATTTCGAAATCTTCTTGAACTATTTGTTCACCATTCTTTCCTTCAACTAACGAACCAACACCTCTAGAAGAAACACCAATCTTGATTCTATTTCTTAATAAGTTAGCGACTTCATCGCCTTTTGTTGATACGATACCGTAATTAATAAAACCAGGTGTCATCAAAATTTCCATTTTACCCATAAGCGTATGACCTTCCCACCATGTTTCAATAATATTATGTGAGATTCTATCACCAGCAATAATAGATGATTCTGGGTGGTCTAATTCACCAACCGCTCTTCTTTCCCTAATTGCTTCTTGATATAGTCTGTCTTGGGTTTTAAGTATTGCTTCTGGATAGATTCTACCGTTACGATTAAGAATACCAAATTTTTGTAAAACCACATAAACGATAAGTGGTTCCATTATAGCTAGTTTGCTACCTGTATCTAATTTTTTTATCTCATTGATAAAAAGTTGGTTTCTTGGTTCTTCTGGGGAGATATATCCAGCATCGTGCTCAATTAACCCACCCCAACCGCTTTCACCACGTTTAAGTATTCTAAAGTCTTTATAATTTACATCCATAGTTTATATGTTATGTATATAAATATGTTAGTAAAATAAAAAAACCCTTAGTAGAGCTACTAAGGGTTTAAGTTTATATTTTTTTTCTATAAAAATTAAATGTTTTGTTGTTGTCGAAAACATGTTTAATTATAATCGGTGTGATTTCATCTAGGTTTTTTTTCATTTGTTCTGAATTAGCTGGAACCTTTTCTTGTAAATATAGAGTTATTTCACAACTCATAAAACTACGTTTACCATACCTAACACCAGACTCCCTAATATCTAAATCAACAATTGTATTTTGTTTTACAAAATTATTGTTTGGGTGGTTCTGAAAATAATCATAAATAACTTGTTTTGTTTTTTTATGTATATCTCTTATTACTCTAGTGTAGTTTGTTTCCTCATCACTAAGTGGTTCGGCCCATGCTGAAATATTAATATAAATCGCTTTTGGGTTTTTATTGTTCACGCTACCAAAAACTACATTATAGTTTTTAAAGTTGTTCATTTTAATTTCTTTTCCTGTTTTCATATGTTGTTTTTTTATTTACAAATATAAACATTTTTTACCAGGAAGTCAAATTTTAAAATTAATGTAATTTACCCCAAATAACTATAGCAATACCAACAGCTATTTGAACAAAAGAAATGATTGCGATAGCTGATGTGAGTAACCCTTTTTGTTTATAGATTTCATCTTTAGCTTCTTTCATCTGTGAAGGCGACCAAACGTCATTTACTTTGTCAATCCATATTGAGTTAGTCTCAAGATTTTTTTCAATGTTTTTAACGTCATTGAGCTTTAGATTCATCTCGTTAAGTTTTGTATCAAAATCCGAACGCATTCTTTCATGGTTGTCATTTAAACGTTCTAATTCTTTTAGAACTAGTTTACTATAATCACCCCAATTATTTTTTTCTTCTGCCATTTTTTTAATTTATTTTAATATTGTCTAAAATGTTAGTGATGTTTACACACATATTTTCATAACATTTCATCTTAGTTTTAATTGTTTTTAAACTGATAATTTCTTTTTTACCACTATCTAAAATGTTTTTTAAATTTAAAACTATTTCTTTATATCCATCATTGTTTTGTCTGCTACAAATTTCATCAGATAAAATTCTTAATTTTAATATATTTTCACTTGGAACGGTTGTCATTTATTTATATTTTAAAACTATATTATTTTATTTTAAACTAACTCTTAGCTCAAGTAACTTAGAAATATTTTTAATAAAATCTTCATTTACTTCTTGTTTATCGTTTAATAATTTATCTTTTACACGTAATAATTTATCTTTAGCTTCTAAATTTGATTCAACTAATTTTTCATCGATTAAATCGATACATTCTCTAAGAGTTGTTGAATAAAGTTCTTTCTTTTTTTCGTCATCCGATTCAAATAAAACTTTAATAAATTGTTTTTCTGTCTCATCCAAGTCAACATATTTTTCGTTGTATTTATCAACCATTATTGTAGTTAGCATACTATTAGGTAAATCAATACTTTCCTTAAGTTCTTTTTCTTTATTGTTTTTCATAAAATCAATAATGTTAGAAGTCGCTTCAACAATCTCATTAATGTTTTTAGAATTTTTTTCGGTGAATATAAGTGTTGTGATATTTTCGTGTAGTATCTGGTTAGGATAACTAACTTCTTCCACATCTAATATCGGTTTAGCCAATAAAAAATTTGCTTCTAATAATTCGTTTTTTGGAAACTTATTTAAAAGAGCTATGTTTTCTTGTAAAAACAAATTAGCTTTAAATTCATTTGTTTCTACTTTATTTTCTATGTTGTTGTAAATCATGAACTGAGTCTTTAAAGACTCATTTTCTTTGATTGTTTTAATGTATTTTTTGAATGTTTGTTTATTTTTTGTATCGTTAGATAACAATCCTTCCACTAAAATTCCATTGAATGCATTTGTGATTTTACCAAAATTTTGCATATGTTTAGTTTTTAATAATAAATATTATAGTTTTAAGTAAAAAGTCTTATTCGTCCAACATTTTATTGATATCATTAATCATGCTATTAACTGTTTGATTAACCTTTACTGTTTTGTCGTATATTTTAACTTTTTCAGTTGATTTATTTTTTTCGCTAGGTTTAACTGACTCAACTAAAGCATCGACCCATTTGTTTTGATATTTTTGAGTTCTTTCATTAAGTTTTTTAGATAAAATAATTTTTTCTTCTTTTAATAATTTATCAACTCTTTTTAAAGATTCAGCAACGGTTTCTGGTTCGGTAGCCGCAGTTTCTTCAGCCCCAGCTAAAGCTTCTTCACCACCTTCTAATTCAGCCCCAGCTTCTTCTTCAGCTCCAGTTTCTTCAGCATCACCAAAATCTAAATCTTCACCACCAGCTCCCCCACCACCGAATGAACCGCCTAGGCCACCACCGCCACCACCTTCGGTATCAGCATCACTTTCACCAGCACCGCCACCACCAGCCATTGCCGCTTTAAAATCACCATAGATTCTATCAACTGTGTCAAACATTCCTGTGTGTTTGATAACATTGGCCGTATTTTGTAGTTCAGCAGACGCTGCTTTTTCCATACGTTGTTCAAGTAAATCTGATTTTATTTCATCATCAGACCAACCCATAATATCTCTATGTGCACGAGTCCATGACATAGTACCAAAACCATTACCAATATCAGATACAGCATCTTTAAGTAACGTAACTTTTTGTTGCATGTGTTCGATTTTAAGCATTTCGGCTTGAGTAGAAGGGTTATTCAATGTAAGGGTGAAGTTATCTAAATCTTCTTCAAACCCTAGAATATATAAGTGAATAATGGCAATCTTGTTAAGTTCTTGTAACATTGATTGTTGTATACGGTTAATTGTTCTAGAAAAACGAATATCTTGTATCGCTAAATTGTTACCCTCACCAGTTGCTTCCTCAAACCCTAAAAAAGGTTTTGGGACACGTAACGCTGTAAATAAGTTTCTTTGCAAGTACTCAATATCTGCAATTTGGTCCAAGTTTTGTGCCCCAGGCAAAGTATCAATAGGGTTAGGTGCGTCTTCAGTTCTTACTGGAATAAAGAAATCTTGGTCGTTAGCTAATTGATTATAACGTAAATCTATTTGTCCTGTTTGTGGGTCAGTAATAGGCATACGTTTAAATCTATCAGCAATTGTATTTACATACGCCTCAACATCAGCATCGTCAATATTACCAACATAAATCTTATATACACGTCTTTCTGGCGCTCTTGTCACACGATAAACGAGCATTGAGTCTTCTGAAAGGATAAGTTGTTTCCATATACGTCTAGCCTTCTCTAACACAGAAGTACCATAAGGTAAACGTCTATCATCACCTAATAAACGGAAATGGGCAATTTGCCAAGAATTAAATTCAACATCATTACTTCTCCAATAAAACTTAACTTTATCGTTAGTTTCTTCACCATCAGCTATTTCTCTACTAGATATCATGTCAAATAACCCAGCCTCTCTACGTTCCATCTCATAATTAGGCATTTGTTTAGCACCTAATATACCATGTGAATCGTTTATGTTCAAGAATACAAAATTATCACCGTATTTACATGTGTTTCTGGTCCACATTGGAAGCGAAGTGTGTAAATCTAAACGATTAAAAAATAAATCTTCAAGTATTCCTTTAACACGTTTACTATCAGAGTAAATGTTAAGAACTCTACCATGGTCATTAACTGTAGTTGATTCTTCCATCATCACATCTAAGGCAGCTGCAATTGTTGGGTAAAACTCCATAGCTTCAAAATCAGAATATGAACCAATACGTGTTGTTTCATAATTTATTGATTGTTGAAATAAACCACTTTCTACTTTTTTCCAAAGACCGCCTAGGTATTTGTTTTGCTGGGCTTGTAATTTAGCTTTTTCAAATTCAGCTTTGTTATTCGTTTTAAGTAACTCTCCGTTACCCAAGTTATATCGTTGAGTCGGTTGTTTTTGTGTTAGCGTGTTAGAATCTGGACTAAGTACTTGACCTAATCTTTGAAATAACGTTAAATTTTTATTTGCCATAAGTTTTTTATTAAATTATAATGAATTTTTTTAAAAATTAAATAGTTCATTAATGTTTTATCTCATACCACCAAACAACCAAGAGTATTGCCCTCTAGGGTCTTGTACGTTTCTATAAGCTGTGTGTTGTTGGTTTATTTTAGTGACAGTCTTACCTGTTTCTTTATCTACTGTTGTTATGGTTGGTTTTGTTGGGTTGGATGCATTATTAGCACCACTTATCCAACTATTTAAAATAGCTTTGTTTTGTTTTTCAAGTCTCTCCAAGTTTTTAAACGAGTGTTCAATAACCCACAAAGCCATACCCATAGACATAAGTAAATCATCGTGATAACCTTCCATATGGTCTGGTCTACCATTTTTATAGATAAATGTTTGCATTTCAGAAACCATTCTAGATGAACGAATTTTAACACCGTTAGTTCTAATTTTATATTCTAAATTAGAAATCATAGGTAAACGAACACTAGTTGCGTGAAAACCTGGTATTTTATTTTGTTTATCGTATTGAGATAACTCTCTCTGTCTAGCTGAAAGTATTTTACCGTTTGCGTTGTCGTAGTGTAATAATTTGTAATCAAATTCCATGAGTTTTAACACTGTTGATACACCCATACCACCAGTCACATCGACAACGGTGTATGCTTTATACCTTTCACCGTATTCTTCCACAATTTGAGCCAATAAATCTGGTTGTATTTTACCTTGATACTCCATGACTTGTTCCATTGTTGTAAAATCAAGAATAACTATTGTTGAACTGTCTTCTCCATCACCTCTTGATACATCGACACCCATCACATATTGATGACCTTCTTGTGGTTCTTCCCAAACCCATATTTCGTTTTCACCACCAAAAGTGATTGCTGGTTCTTTAACGTTATTTTTTTCTTGGAATTCGATATATTCTTCACTAATAACGTTACCACCAGAACCAATAAATGACACATCAAGCTCTTGGGCTATCATTTTAACATCATTGTTCATACCCATACACATTTGTTCGTACCACGATGAAGTAGGCTTCCACGAATCATCTAAACGTTTTTGGTATGAATCAAAAGTGAATCCATACTCAACTTCCATCAAATCATCTTTTAACCATCTCAAGTCTTTATTATAACGCAAATCCTCGTACCATTTCATTTCAATGATATTGAAGTTATTCTTTTTGGTTTTTGCTTGGTCGTATGTTTTATAGTATAATGAATCCATACCATTAGGTGTTTGATGACCTAATATACCATTATAAATAACGGAATGACACCAAAAATCATTAGTTTCAGGTAATGAAACATCATATGTTTTATTTTTAAGTTTTTCTAATTTAGTTATTGGAACCCATTTTGAATCTTTGAAATTAATTTTATCAATTGAATATCTGGATAAGTCAAGATTTAAAACATTAATAAAATAATCTATAAATTCATTAAAAATATTTACCGATAAATTAGCTGTTTTGTTTTTATTAGAAATTCTAATTTTATTAACTAGTAAACCAGTGTTAGATAATTTTTTAACTAATTTATGTTCGTTTATAATATTTCTAATTATATTTTTGCCGTTTGGTATTATTCTATACCTATTATTATATGATACTAATTTATTTTGGTCTCTTTTTATTTGTTTCCTATTGAATCTAAAACCAATGGTATCGTAATATTTATCCGCATCAATAGATGTTGATGAAAGTCTATAATATTGGCTACTAACTTTAACTTTTTTAGTTGGTGGTGTTATTCCTTCTGAATAATCAGTTAATATACCAAGATTTAAAAATAAAAACCTTATTTGTTGAATTAATTTTTTAGAGGACAAATTTATACCTATCCTACCTCTAATATTATCAGAATAACCATCACCATCCATAATACCTTGTAACATAGCAATAATATTTTCACACCCCATTTCAAGTAAACGTTTAGGTATTAATTTATTTGGGGCTTTTAAGGTTAAATCAAAACCCAAATACTCTAATAAACCACCTAAATATTTAGATGAAATTTTATAGTGTAAATTATCGTGTGATGAATAATTAAACCCAGCATTAGATATGTATGTACCAACATCATCACCACATGTTATCGTAATATCACAACCAATAATAATCCCATCAGTATTTTTTGGTTTATAACAAGACCCTTCTGATAAATATAAACCAATTAGATAAGCTAAATCAGTATTTATTTTATCATAAATTATTTTTGGTTTATGTTCTCTATTTGAAAACTCATAGGTAAAATCAATAGTATCGTTATTACCAAAAATATTAAACGAATGTTGTACATTAACATAATCACCAATTTCTAATTCACTAACCGTAAACCAATCATATTTGTTTTTTTTATTTGAATAAGACCATAATTTATGTGTTTCAGTTGACTCAAGTTCTGAATTAGTAGTTGTTAATTTTATAGTTTCTTGAAAACCATTATTAACAATTAAATTTGATTTCCTAGATATATTATTTCCTCTAATATTATATTCTTTAACATAATAACCTAAATTAGGTATATCTGGTTCATTATAATTAATAATGTCTTTCATTTGTTGTAAACCAGTGTCAGTAAAGATAAAAGTATCTTCAGTAACACAGGATATAAGTGTCGCCCTACCACCAGTATTATGACTTATAATACCGTTTGAAATAAATGAATTTGTTTCTGGTACGTGTAAATCATAAGTATAATCTTCTGACTCAGTTATAAAAATAATTTCATCAATATAAAATAATTCTTGTCTTTTTAATTGTTCAGTTAATGATAATAAAAAAGTGTTATTTGGTAATAAGGTTAATAAACGGTTTAATGATTCGACACTTAATCTATTTAAATCTGATTTCCAAAATCTTTCTAAAAACCTAACTTTACTTTTAACTATATTATTTACTTTTAAAACTTCTAAAATTTCTTCATTACTTACATTAACAAATCTTGAGTTTTGTTTCTTATTTAATAAAAATTCTTTATTATTTTGTTTTCTATCTAATCTGAAACCAATTTCGTTATAAAATTTAATTGCATAATTTGAATAAATTTTTAAGTTGTAAATTTTACAAATATGTTTTTCATTTTTTAGTATTGATGATTTAGATGTTTTTTGTTCTTCATATTTAATATGTGATATAATACCAAAATTAAATAATAAAGTTTGTAAAGTTTGAATTAATTTTTTGGATGTGCTTGAATATTTAATATCTTTTATTGTACTCATACCATCACCATCGAACATACCTTGTAAAAACGCTTTAATAACATCTTTAGGCATCTTTAATAGCGCTAAAGGTATTTCTTTATCCCTAGCGTTATGTTTATCCAACCCAAACATTTTAAACCATTCAATTAATTCAGTTGAGTGAAATTGATAATGACGGTCATCAACTTTTTTAAATGCGTTACCTAAACAAGCTTTATCTGTTAATAGAAAATTTGTTATGTAATCGTCAATATTTGTGATGGTAAT